AGGTTCCCGCTTGCCATTAAGTCACTCAAACGCTGTGACTGCTCTTCGGTTATCAAGCCCCTTGACTTCATCATATTTAAAGTCACAGCTTGGGCATTTAATGAAATACCTCCGGACTGAGCGTCTACTGCGGCCATTTGTGCATTGGTTTTATTTGCTTCAGCCCCAGCATTATATTCTTTGCCCTTTCCTTGCATTTCTTTAGCCACAGAGAAAGCAGCTGCTGTAGATTGACGTGCATAGGCGGCAGCTGTTGTTGCATCATAACCTGCAGCCATCATTGTTTGGATTTGACCATTAGCATGAGTTATAGCTGATTGAATTTCAGCCATGTCTAATCCTTCTGCAACTAATTGAGAAATATAATCTTTAAAACGAGATGCAGCCTCTTCAAATTGTTTTCCTTTACCACCACCTAATACTGACACTTGATTTAAAATAGCATAAACATCGTCTCCCATGCCTAAAATATTTTTTCCTATGGACAACATTTCCATGGCAGACGACATAAGCTTTTCCGACTCGCCGCCCATGCCTTTAGCATCCGTAATTTGCGCTTGTCCAATGGCGCCGGATTGGTTTAGCCAATTGGCCGCCAAAAACGCATGTGATTGATTCATACCTTTTTTAAAAGGAGAATTGCTATCTGCAAATCCTTGCCAAAAGTCCTGTATATTAGCGCCAGCTATTAAGGCATTTACTTCCCTCATGGGAGAGTTAAGCATCCCGAAATTACGCCTGCCTATTGCCCCCGCTACTTCCTGTGCAATACGTACATCTGAAGATCCAGTTAATCTTGCAAGCAACGGATTCATAGACATTAAATTGCCAATTGAAGATAACGTCGGTGAATTTGATAACCCTGATATTCTTCCCAACATCCCAGGCATACCTCTTGATGAATTATCAGCAACTGCACCATTAATCGCATTGCGTATGGCGTCGGAAGCTACTTTACTAACACCCGTGGTAATAGATGGATCGCTAAAATAATTGGAAAAAAGACCAAATAAATTACGCACTAACCCATCAAAATCAAAGCTTTCCAAAGCCGATGTAGCGGATGTGCTGGAATTGTCTGAAGAAGAGCTGGACATTTTAATCTGTTGGTTTTCTCATTTTTACAAGGCCTGCTTTGTCTAAAGCATCATATAGTTTAAGCATTTCATCGATTTCTGCAATGCCAGTCAATCCTAAACGCTTAGCCACTGCATCTATACGCTTATTTTGTTTTAATGCTTCAGTATTATGTGTTTTCAAATTAAATAATGTATCAAGTTTTTTATTAATATTAAGCAAATTCTGCTTCGCTTGCAACTCTCCTGTGCTGTTAACCAAATGGTGTACATCAATATCAATACCCACTTGAGTAGACTGCGTGTTAAATTGCCTTGTAAGGGCTTTAAAAATTATTGCATCTCTAACGTTTGAATGCCTACATATTGTTTCCGGTTTAAAATAACCCCCTAAATAAAGCGTAAGCCAAATTCGATATTTAGGGGTTTTTAAAAATCCTCATTAACAAAAAATTCCGCTAGAATTTGTTCCTTTTTCTCAAAAACACAAGCGGCATTTACTATTAATGACCAAAATTGTTGCCCTAACTTACTTAATTGATCAATTCTGGCAGAAATTATGTCAGTAAATTCTTCATAAGATATTATATCTATTAAATTTATGGGAAGTTTTTTCTTAAAAAAATCAACATTATTTACCTGATGTAAAATTATTGCTACATTAGTTTTAAAAATAAAAATGCACATTTCATCAGGAGTCATAGATTTGCCTTTTTCTGATAAAAGCGTCTCTTTTATAAATTTAGCGATATATTCTTGCTCATAAACAAACTTCGACCTAAATGTAAAAGAAATATCTTGAAGCTTGGCATAAGTTACGTCTAAAAAGATAGGTTGTTCACTTAAAATGGAAGTTATATACTTATCTTTTTCTGCATCAGTTATAATAACCTTATCTAATTGCTTCTTAAGTTTTTCAGAATACAAAGCACTAAAATTAAATGCAGCATCCTGCTCAACTTTCACTCTGTTAATAGTCTGAGATTCCGCGTCTTGTTCATCTTTTAAGATTGCGGCTATATCGCCTTTATTAAATTTTACAGTATCAATAAAGTCTTTCGCAACTTCTTTATCCAACTGAATACTCTTTGTATTTTCATCAATTTCAGTAACTTTATATTTCTCTTTAGAAGCTTCTTTTTGCTGAGTGATATAATTTATAACATCCTCATCAGTTATTGTTGGAGTTTCCGTCTTATTTGTTTCGTTAATGTTTTCCATTTTTATATAAAATTTTCAGGGTTATATTGTTTTAAAGAATAGCTTGTTTTCTCAATTTCATTGTTATTTGTCAATAGAGATTCTCCTTTATCTGCGCACGGTTCATTTAAATCTGTATTGCTTGGGGAATAAGTATTTACATTGACGTTGTTCCCAGGATACGGGGTCTTGCGCGTCGCAACAGTAATATCATCAGTAAGATCTGACATATTAAAAGATTGATAATTATTTGAACTGTCATTATTAATTTTTTGATAGGTCAAAGGCTCAAATAACTTATCATTTTTATCATCAATTTGAGTATTATAATACATTGTATCCCTATATTCAAACTGCGCATTATAAGTGTTAAACCAACCGTTTGTTGGATTGAAATATACGTATTCGTTCATTTGGTTTATATCTGCAGCATCTGACTCCCCTGTGGTTTCAAACCCTGTACCGCTTGGATAATTGGCATCGTTTTGATCGTAATTAACCAGCGTTTCTTGTTCAGAACCCATCACAATTGCAGGTTTACGCTGTTGCGTATAAATGGACTTAGCATAAAATACATTAGCCATAGTTTTAAACGCATTTAACTTTAATGTGCTATTTATTACACTTAAAGCATTACCTATCACAAACTGTCCTATGCCTGCCATCAGATTAAACAAAACATACTTACACCTATTAGCATAATAATATGCATCTTCAAATAACGTACCATTAGTCCTTAAACTAATACCAGCACCATCTTCTTTATTACTTCCGCCATGTGATGTTGTCAAAATAATCCCATTACCGTTAGCATTTTTTAACCTCTTTAAATATTCTTCATCATCGCTATCTTGCGCTTGCTGATCTTGGTCTTTGGTCATGGTGGATTCGATAATTACCGCTCCTTTTGAGCATAACATTTCAAGCCAAGTTCTCGCCTTTAATAAAATACCCTTAAACATAGCGGACAATTCAATATTATTTCCGGCATTTACAATAACATCTCGCCCTGCAGTTATATTTACATTTTCCGCAGCAGTTAAATTAATTGAACGCGCGGCGCTAATATTAACATGACCTGCAGTCATATGCACTGCACTGCCATAAGCATCATATAACACAATCGAACCGTCTTTAAAGATACGTATTGTTGCATAGGCCTGCAACATCTTCGTAAATTGAGTATGATAATTGCCGCCTCCATTTTGCTCTTGGAAATTTCTATCCTTACAATAAGGATCAGGTTCGGGAGATTCCGCCTCGCTTGGGATATTAAAAACATTAGCTGCATAAAAACCTGCTAATGCATAATAATTGCTTAACCATTTAGTATAATCGGCGAGCTTATAAGAAGTTTCATATAATTCTTCTCCTTCCAAAGGCGTCCAAACTTCATAAGCATTTAGTTGCTCATTTGTAGCCGCCTGTATTGCTTCCAGTCTATCATTTGCAACCGGAACAGGTATACGCACAGTCTTTTCAAAGACAATATCGCTGATAGACTGCATAACCACTGATCCGTCTTGGTTGACATGGAAATTATAGCGACCGGCTTTAAATTGATTAGCTTCATTTTCCGAAACTAAATTTTTACCGGGATCAGTTATATAAGTATGTATAAAATTACCTATTTTACCTATATACTTGGTAAATCTCCATTTAGCGTCCCAAAGAAAATTGCTTTCATCATCAGGATCTACATTTAAATTATCTTTTTCCCCTATTTCAAATCCATCAAGGGGTTCGCCTTCCGCATCTGATCCTAATGCTTCATATTCGTTAGAAGTTCCCTGCCATAAAACATTTAAACCTCCTCCTGAATTAATAATTTTAAAATCACCAAAAGAAGTTAAATGTTCAAAATTTCGACTTAAAATCCTAACCAAATCATCCAGAATATAAGCTTCAATCATAGCTAATTCCGAACCTTTAAGTCTGCAAAGATTGTATAAAAATTCCACCCCTGCGCCTGTTTTGGTGACATATGCAGATTCTCCATCAACTAAATTCGTTGGGTATGTTCCTGTAGTACGCAAGACTCCTTCTTTATTATTTTCATCACGCTGCTCAAATGCTATACCTGAATAAGAAGATTTATCTGAACCGATGTAATTTGTACCAGACAAAGTTGGATCAATTTTCTGCGTTGCAGAAGGTAAAAATCCAATAACAAAATTATTTTGCACGTTATTTTTATCCGGACATGACAGAACAACAACTTCCGTATTTTTTTCAGGAAATGCCATACCGGAAAGCCCCATCATTTGGGTAAACATATTCACAATAATGGTAGCCTTCGTAGTGTTTCCTTGATCATCTATAACATAAACTGTATTTTGTTCGGGTGTCACACCCTGTACTTTGGCATTAAACAAATGTACATTTGGATAAAGTTTGGAAAAAATGCTTCTATTTTCTGGTGTACTCATGAAATTAGCGGATATTTATATATACAAAACAACCTTTGAGAAAAATCTCAAAGGTTGCAAACCTTTTTATAGGTTTTATTTAAACATAGGGTAAAACAACGGGAAGAAAGGAGGAAACACCCAAAAAACCCCTATGTTTTTAAATAACATCCAAGCTACCTGCTATAAAATCTGCTGTCTGTGTTATTTGTAACTGTCCGGCTTGTAAAGAGAAAGAAAGACTTTGTAGTATAGCTCCTGTAAACTTAGCCGTAGCTCTGCTCGTAATCTTCGGATCACACTCAAGTTCGCTGCCAAGATTAACATTGATATTGCGAAGTGTACCACAAGCGGCGCCAGCTGCAATGTCAGCAAAGGGCGAGAAAAATCCTTCTTTGCTTACCAGAGCTGTGCAACTAAATTGAGCTGAGGGATTACCCATAACCAAATATACTGCAGATGAACCTACTTCGTATACCGGCTGCACTTGGTGTTGGGTTGAACCTTGGAAACTTTGCACCAGCGCAATGTGACCGTTGCCTAAATCTATCGCAGCATTCCTTGAAGCAATGATTTCTCCGGTCTTAACATTGGTATTATAACCTAAAACGTTTGTAACTGCCATTATAAAACTCCTAAATTAAAGTCCCAAATATGTATTAAGAGAAATCTTTAACACATTTAAGGAAGTTGCAACATAATAATCTCCGGAAAGATTTACTCTATCGGCAAACTGGCTATCTCGCACCGCAGTTATTGAATCCAAATCTACATCAACAATCATTGGACCAATGCGGCGTTCCTCCACCGAAGAACCTTCCTGGGTTAATGAAAGCAAATAATCGCCTAAACGGTTTTCCAGTTCCTGCAGTAAACTGCGGGTTATGTTTCGTCTTCCTGGGTAATCTCTGAATAAATCTTTTACACCATAATTAACATTATAGACAATATCTCGAATATTATCTTCATAGTATAACACACCATGAGACGAATCCGTAGTTAACTGATGGCGGACATAGGGTACTGTTCTATCGTCATCTTGAGCGATAATCCAAACGCCGTTTGCAGCGACATTGTTTAATTGCGTATCCGTCCAAGAAGCATACGCTGCAGGCACCGAAGAAATCCATGATATTTCCATCCTTGACATGCCTTGCTGTGGAAGCAGATTAGCTCGCATACATGCTATACCGGCGGCAATATATTTATTTGCCAAAGGTACTTCTTTAGTAGTACCGTCATCTGCGGTCATAAGATAATAAGCGCCGGGAGACCAAACGTTTACTACACCATTATAAGCCCAGTTGGTGCTTCGACTAATAGCTTCTGCTCCTTGGTCATCTGTAGTATCTGTTGAAGCGTAAAGGCCGCGCCATCTTTGCACATCAGGCTGTGAAGCTTGAATTACATAAGACTTAGCTGAATTTAACACGCTTAAAGTATCCGTATCACACCATAGATTCATGAATAAATCCGTACGGGATAATTTATTAAACGAGGCGTTATAAGCCGCTAATTCAGCCGCTGCTTGATCGGAATCTAAAGTTTGGAATGTCCAATCAATAGCGTCTACATAAAATCCGTTTCCTTCCCCTGCAGTGTACCCCAAAGTTGCTGCAAATGCTAAACTATTAAAGTCATCAGCCGAAGGATCACTATCTACTAACCCGAGATAAGTCGTAATATCCGAGGGTGAATTGATTTCTTGAATGGAAATGGGGTTGCTTGCATTATTAAAATTAACCTTAAAAGCAAGTTTAGGCAGACTAATATAAACATCAGGACGAGTTTCTTCTTCGCCAAGTTTTGTTATAGTTAAACTAATAACACCATTTGTACCTTTGCTTGCTGTAATCCAAGTGTGTGCAACGGGACTCTCATTGGCATCTACATATTGAATTTGATTTGTATCTACAAACTGCTGTAAGAAATCCGAGACTGGCGTAAAATTAGATAACGGAAGCGTAATAGATTCCTCCTCTTCACCTAATTCTGCAACAGTTAACTCGGTAACGGGAACCATCTGCGCTAAGAAATTTTTAGTCGTAAATGACGGTCTGCACACGCCAACTAAGCAGGCAGAATTACGATCCGCTGTCCCATCCGAAACTACCTCTCTGTTGTTGTAAATCAACATCTGAGGTTTATGTTCTGAATAATTCTGAATCATAGCGTAAATAAACGTTTATTTATTTTTTAATATTTAAATTCAACAGCAATTTTCTTAAAAAATCAATAGTTAAATAATTAGTGAGCATTAAGCTCAATAGCAAGCTTTCTAAGTCTTGCAGATTCAATTCTTGTTCTCCAAGCGGCCTCCCAATTTAATTGCAAAGTAAAATCCGAGCGAAACATCTTTTTATTTTGTTCAGAATTAATAGCCCTGGGAGTGGATATTTTTAAAGGCAAATATTTTTTAAGCCTTAATAAATTATATAAAACTTCCGTTAATCCGGTAAAATGCGCAGCGCATAATTGGGACATAACTGCACAATCTCCCAAGGTCGTTGCATAAGAAGAAAATGATACAGTTGTTGTGGCGTTTAACCCCATCATATAACCGGAGTTATCCTCAAACATTCTTGTTCTGTTTGCAAGGGTGCCAATGTCTGACAAACTAATGTCGCCTACAGATACAATAATTTTAGGATTCTGAGTGCTGCCTAAATATTCAAGTTTAGCTGCATCATCTAAATAATTATAATCCGAAGTAATATCAATAATGGTTTTATTTTTGCCATCCGGATCAAGCACATAGTCACTATAAGTATAGTCAAACTTATTGGCAGTATCTTCTAGGTATGTTTTAAAATTCTCTTTATCTGAAAAAAATATTTTGGTTAACATTAAAAATATTCGTCTTAAATTTAAAATATCCAAATTAGGAAAACATCCTAATTCTTTATTTAAGACTTCTAATTCAAATGTTGAAGTTGTTTTAGCTTTAGGCGTACCCATAATATTTTAAATATTTAAATTTCCCGTTCGATATTTATTGATCTAAACAAGGTTTAATATTGGAAATATCAAATTTATATTCCGGTTGATTTCTGGGAACAAGTCGCATTACTCCATTAAATTTATAAGGCACTTTTCCCATAAAATAAAATTCTTCAGTATATCCTTCAAATAAATATCTATCGTCGGTTGTTTTATTTACAATTAAATCTCCAACGATTAATTTCGGATAATAAATTCCCGTTATACTCACAGTTACAGGATCCAATGTCCCTTGGCCATTCTGGTCATCAATGTGCTCATGCTTTACACTGTTAATAACCAATTTGGTTTTAATGGGATTGCTATATCCGCCTTCATATAATTTTCCCAAAGACACATCATCCGTTATTAATCCTAATTGATCCCCTCCTAAAATATCAATATTTAAGGATATGTCTTCCTCATTTGGATTTATCACTCTTCCTCTATTACCTTTAGGCCTGCATATATAAAAGTCATTATAATCCGTAGATAATAAATCTGATTTTATCATCTGTCTTAAAGATGCAAATTGTTCAGATGTCAAAGTATTGTAAATCCCGACAGGCGGAGATGTGTCAATCTCTCGGCCCTTAGATTTATCATATAAAGCGCATTTATAATGCCAATTAAAAGTCTGATTTCGATTTTTAAAATTTATATCAACAGATGTACGGGAATTATTTATATTTACTACAGCACTTCCCTTATCTCTATTTAAATATACAGGCTGACCCGAAGATATATCGGTAATCATACCTGTTTCCGGATCAACTGCAACCTCCGTTAATTTAAACCAATCGGTATATCCGTCCCTTGACTTATAAACATTAATTCCAAATTTTGTAAAGTCATAGTATTCTGAGCATAAAGCCCAAACAATACGACAAATATTTTTACCGTAAGCTGGCAAAACTTGCACAGATTTAAATGCGCACTTGCATGACATAGATCAGCCTATAGCTCCCCAAGCTCTTGAAACATTAGCTGCACGTTTATAATTTTTTACCATTTCAATAAATTCAATTTTAAATTCATTTGCAGCATTCTTAGAAAATTCAATTAAAGGTTGATATATATCAGTCTGCACTCCGCCTGCACTTGACTTAATATATTTGCGTTCAAGCCAAAGGCGTTTGCTTAATAATGCTTGCCAACAAGCGCCTACCTTAAACATATAAGATGTGCCCATAGTTCTATAATCAACCGTTATAGTCTGTGGAGGATAAGCATTAAAAGCTTCTACAGCACGACGCATTGCATCCATTAAATCAAAATCCGAAAACCAAAAATCATCTGTTGTAATTGCAGTATCCGTAGGTTCTGCGTCAGCCAGCATCAGTCGTATATCTTCCAGCTGAACTTCATTTGTAGATGGAATAGGAGGAGTTGTTATCCCGTCAGTTTTACTGCAGGGAGAACATGGGCAATCGGGTGAATTATTTTCAGTAGAGTTAGACATTATTTCTAATAATGCATAAAACTTAAATCCCCGCAAGAATTATCTTGCAGGGATTTAAGTTTAAAGAACGTTGTAACGGTATCGATTAGCCACCAGCCTGAGTACCTGCAGCAACCGAGAGATAAGGCCTGATCTGCGGGTAGGCATTCATTGTGGCTTGGGCGCTGTAAAGCACAATCTTTGCAACACCGGAAGTATTGGCAATAAGCATACCTATAACTTCCTCAGCGCAGCAGGATATGCGATCCTTTTCACGCTTTACGTACATCACCGGCTTGTACAGCTCTGCGCACTTACCAAGATAGTCTTCTTCAGTGTAAGCCATTATAACGTTGTCAGGAACAATGTCGGTCTTGAAGGTGGAGATCCACTTCATACCGTAAACATTCTTACCGTCGAACGCTTTAGCGCCTTCTTCGAAAACCTTGCTGGTAAGATCAACGCCGAACTGTTGGAAGTTGTTCTTCTGACCGTTGACAAGAGCGCTGAAGGTAACCTTGTTGATAAGGTTGACACCATGATTCAGGCTGTGCTTGGTGAAGATATTAGTGATTTCATTCATCACTAACGGCTCCATACCGCCAGCAAACGTATACGTGCCATTGTTCTGAGCGGCAACGCTGTCGGAGAGGTTGTACCAAACGAGGTCTTCGGTCTTAACCATGTTCTTCAGACCAGTATCCATTATGACCTTACGAAGATCAAACGGATAAGTATCAAGCGTTACACGATTCTTTTGGAACTCAGGTGTAGCAATCTTGAAGAAGGTCATCGGAGCCTTGTCTGCCCTATAGTACTGAGTGTGCGTGCCTTGGTCAAAGGGAAGCACAGCAGCAGGATAGTTTGTAGGCTCTATGTAGAACATTGCAACCGGATAGTCGGTATTGACCATTGGGACAAGACGTTTGTCACCAGAACCATTAAGAACTTCAAAATGGCAAATCTGACGAGTCCATCCCTTTTCAAAAACCTGTTTACGGATGAACGAAGTACCGGCTGAAGAAGCCATCTTTATAGTGCCTTCCGAGCAGCTGCCAAGCTCTTGAGCAAGCCTGTCATTTAAAGCGTCTCCGGATACTCCATTTAAACTTAACTCTATATTCTTATAGTCGTCCATATAATCTAAATCCTTTTATCTTATTGTTTAACTATGCCGTTGGCTTATGATTCCACGCAGTCTCAAACTGAAGAACAGTCTTAGTGTCCGACGATTCCGTCCAAACCACAGGTCCGCCAATGATCGCTTCAAAGCCACGACCATCCGAAACCTGTACAGGGTTTTGCCAGCTGTCGCCAGAAACATTAACAACACCAGCAGTTACATAGCCTATGATGTCATCATTTGCAGCAGCAGGAGCAACAACATAAGTGCCTCCATTTCTTGGGGCATTACCAACAGGCTGTGTACCTGCATCTGCTTTAACTGTTAAAGGCATACCAGAAGTATAAACCTTTGTAACATCATAGAACGGAGTTTGTAGCTCAAATTTATCCAGTATGGAAACCGCCATATTCTTTCCAGAGCCATCCCATTCGTCTGAATCCTGGAATGCGAAATACACAGGAGTTCCTGGGATGGGAGTCGTGGTCCAACGCCATTCCGCGTCAACCAGGGTTCCTCCGTCAGCGGGAACAAGTGTGGTTTTCGGGGTTTCATTTAATGTTGGAGGTGTTGCCGAATATGTAATAGGGGTATCCTTAGCAGGATCTCCAATTGCCATATGAGCAGCCGAAGTCACCCAAAGAGGCTGTCCACTATAATATGAAACACCCTCTGCATTTGGTAAAGCACGGGTCAGCTTACTTACGTCTGTAAGACGGCTGCCGGTGTTTACATTTAACTTGCGCGTAGTGCGCTTATAGAAGCCGATATTACCAGCCATATTTTATATTCCTTGTTGTTAGTATTAACTAAAATTTTGTCTTTCAAATTCCGCTATTTCCTCTAGCACTGCAGCGGGAATATTGGAATGCTTTGTTGTATCAATGGACGCAGTTTTGGTAGAAGCAACGAAAGAACCGTTCGTTAAAACATCCTCCGTTGGCAGCATATCCGCTACTTGATTTAAAACAGTAAACGCAAGCTTAGGATTTGCGCGTAAAGCAGCAATGTTAGAATCAACATCGTCCACGTCAACTACGTTAGCTTTTGCTAACTTATTAACAATTTCCGCTAATAAAGTTTCATCGACATCAAGACTTGCTTGCTTCCTTAAATTATTAAGCTCATTAATTTGAGATTTTAAATTTAAGTTTTCCGCACTAGCTTTTTTAATTGTTTCTTCTAGTTCCAGAATTTTAGCCTTTTGTGTCGCTACAAGTTTCATAGCATCAACAACAGCAGACTGAGCTTCACTGGCAAGCTTGGTTAATTCAGAAATGTTGCTATTTTGGATAATGTCGTCCATTGAATTTTTAATTATGTATTTATATTAACCTAATTTTTTAAAAATGTGCAAGATAAATATTAAATATCTTGCACATTTTTTTTATAAACTTACTTTACAATTTCCGAAGCTTCTTTGATAGACTCTTCAATGATTTCTTTTTCATCAAAATCATCTTCATCGTCGTCATCATCGTCTTCGTCATCATCTTCCTTGTCGTCGTCCTTATTTTCAATTACTTGAACTTCTTTTTCTTGACAAGGAACATCAGCACTGTTTTCTGCAGCAGCCGTTTCAATTACAGCCTTGATCTTTTCAGCAAGATCCGGATCCAGTTCACCTGCAGTAACAGCTAAATCAATTTCAGCAGCTACATCTGCGGGAGAAAGCATGACCTCAGCAGAACCTTCCTCAGCTACTTTGGTAGCATAAGCAAGCTTAATATATTTTTCCGCTATTGAACGCACCTTCTCAGAAGCCTGTTTTTCAACGGGCTCAGCAACTGTCTGATCTGCAACTGCTGTGTCTGCAGGTGTAGCTGCGGCAGCTGGAACTTCGGGAGCGGGTGCTGCACCTTCGCCACCCATTATGCTAAGCATAATAGCTTCTGCAACTTTGGGATCAACCAGTCCTTGCTGAATAGCCTGTTCAAGGAACATTTGCGCTTCTTCAGGTGAAAGCTCCTCGTTATTGTCAGTTTGAGCAGCTTGAACAGCCATTTGTGCTAACATCTGTGCTTGTTCGGGAGTTATTTCATTACTGGCAATCATTTCATCAAGTGCCGTACCAAAGGCATCAAGACCTTCCACGGTAGGATCAGCACCTTCAACTGCAGCTGTATCATTAATGGCTTGAGCATCCGCAGCACCTTGAGCATAAGCGTATTTCAGAGCTTCATTATCCCCAAACTGTTCCATATTTTGACGATGGATTTCTTGCGCACGCAGGTACTTTGATGCAATCTTAAATTGTTTCTTCTGTTCCTTTTCGGGAAGCTTGCGTATTGCGGAAAGGATGCCTAAACTTGCATGCTTAACCATTTCAGCTTCACGCTGTGCGGCGAATTTCAGTTCTTCTAAAGCCTGCACTTGTTCGGAAGCATATTTTATTTCATTCAGCGTAGCCAGCTGCATTTGCTTGCCCTTTTCTGAATCAATGGCGTGCTGCAAAGCAATACGTCCTTCCTCGGTTTCAGTAAGCACATGAGCAACCTTGGACATAATGTCATAGCTCATAACTATATTCTTAACTAAATCGTCTTCGGAAGAAGCCGCAGTTTTTTCAGCAGGCTGCGCCTGTTTAGGTTGAACCTTCGCAAAGTCTAAAAGTTTCTTAGTCACATTAGCCGCCTTTGCAACTACGTTCTTTTCTTCCTCCTCTAAACCTGTGCCGCCGTTTTCCGGCTTCACTTCAGCGGGCTGAGCAGCGTTGGTTTCCTTTGGCTCCAGTTGTTCCTTTGGATTAACTCCGCCGGTAGGCTCAACTGTAGATTTCGGACAAGGTTCTTGAGGCTGAGTTTCATCCGGATCTTTTGGTTCATTAGATTCGGAAGCAAATTTAGAAGCCTGGTTAAGCTTATCCATTAGTGCTTTGAGATTTTCTCTCTTAATAGAATTTTGTCTCATGAGTTTATTCTAATTTGATTGTTAATCTTTAAGTTTAATTAAAAAGAAAAATAAAACTTGTTTAATTGTTTATATTTAATCGCTAAATCGCAAGACAATTCTGCGATATTGCGTCTACATAAACGATCTCCGGTAAATTATTTTTAAAATGATATGTAGCCATATCATGCAAAGCCGCAACTTTGTAAAATGCATACGTAAATGCTAATTGCTTGGCAACTGTTAAATCATCTTTTGAAAGCTCTATATTCGGATTAAACGATGCCGTTTTAATTTTAAAAAACTTTCCGCAATCTTCTTTTTGAATATTTTCATCAGGAACATGTTGAGTTATTGTGATTTGAATTATTCTCGGTTGCTTTTTCTCCTCTTTATAAGAAAGCTGATCTTCAATTCCGTCCATGATTTTTTGCACAGGATCAGTATTATTTAGATCATACATCGCTTCTATGGGATCACCTGCTTCAAATAATTCATCCACGCCATCTCCGCAAGGTAAGACATCTCCGCTCTCAATAAGATTTTTCACTTCTGAAAATACTGTAGGAACAATTGCTATTTCCGCATATTTAACAATTTTATTCTTATGATCTTCCGAAGCAAACTTAGGATTGCCTTCAAAAATTAAATCTACAAAAGGTTTAAATGAAAGCACGCTGGCACGCTTTTGCAGTTCAAAAAATAAAGTTTCAGGACGTAAATTCCTCAATTCCGATATATCATTTTTAGATAAAGTATAACTTTTGTCAAAGTTTACATATTTAGCGTTTTTAATGTATGCAACCCTGGGATCGTTCGCTTTATCACTTGAAGAATTAATATCTATAAATTCTTTTTCGATTGAGGCTAATTTCTCTAATATTTTAGCTTTATCTTCGCTTGCAAAATATGAAGTTAAATCGCCCTTCGTGCGTATAATATCCGAACCAAATTTTAATAAGTCATAGCCCATCATTTCCGGCAATAATGCGGAAGGTACACAAGCATCATTTTCGCATGCCGATTTTAAAATGCCGTCTTTAACTGCGTCATTAAATCTGTATTCCAAATAGTCGGCAATGCGGTCCGCAGGTTTTGCCACTATGGATAAATCAAAGAAAGTTGGCGTATCATTATGAACATAAGCCCATTTATTTATCGGTTTGCCATTCCATTCTTCTACATACTTACCAGGAAATCTTTTCATCCATGGTTCATATTCGGACGGGTTCTTGGAAAGCTTTCCAGAGATATTGTCCCTGTCACAAGGGACGCTTGCGCCCATGCTTGAACTCAAAGGTTTACCAGCTAAAGCAGCTTCATATTCAGCTGCAGCTTTCTTAATATTCGCCCATGCTACAACCTCAATGCGATGCATATCTTTATTATATGCAGCCGCCTTGATTATACCTATGCGATTTTTAGGCGAAGAAGAATTATGTTCTCTAAATAAATTCGCATTGGTTTCAAAAGTTTTATAATATTTTTCATTAGCTTTTTTTGGAAAACCATCTGCGTTTTTATTAAAACCATAAGTCTCATCATCGCCAATAGCCGTTATATGAATTAAAAAATGATCTTTATCCGGCTTGCAATCTTCTAAAAGCTGCCTTGATATGGCACTTGAGGAAGCCTTTTTAATATTCGTATAGAAGTTAGTGTCTCGAATTACCGAGACCATCACTCCATCCAACGAGGAAAATAACTCGGAATTAGAATCTGGATAAATTAGTTTTTTCATTTTTTTAATCTCCAAATAGATCAGAAACCCAATCCACTGCTTTGTAACCTGCAGCTCCTCCGATACCCAATGCGGCCAAAGATGGAGCCCTTTTTACTGCAGAACTAAGTGTCTTGCCTGCTCTTCCAAGAATACTATTTACAATTTTTTCTGTAGCTGGAGATTTTGATATAGAAATCTTAGGTACATTCTCTAAAGATTTGATACCTGATTCAAAAGGGTACTCATACCTAAAGTTTTTCACGAGCGCATCTTCTAGCTTATCTTTAGCTTTCAATCCAAGCATACCTCCTAATGTAGTACCTGTACCTTTAAAAAAATTTCCCCAATTGAAAATTTTATCAGATAAAGACGGAGTACTTAAACTCTTTACTAAAGATTCAACTTTTTCTTCAGTTATATCTTGTCCTTTGCCTAATAACTTGCCTGTTGCGACATAAGACTCAGGAGATGTTTTGCCAATTATTGAGGATCCAATTAATCCAGCAGAGCCTAATGCAGCTGTAAGTGTGGGAAGCAAAGTTGCACGAATAATTCGGCGCCTTCTTGCGGCAGGACTTTCTCCTACTCGTTTTTTGCTACCTGCTATATATGCTGCTGCTCCGCCTGTGCCTAAAGTTGCTACTAAGGCAGGAATTAAATATCTTCCCAAAGCCTGCTTAACATTGGTTGTTAACTCAGGATTTTGCGTAATAGTGTCAATAAAATTAGCCATAATTTACTTATTATTGTTATTACCGTCTACTTTCATCTTATTTAAGATGCTTACAGTATTTAAATCCATACCTCCGGTTTCGACTCCCTGTCGTAAGAACGTTTTTAAAACAGTCTTATTTCTTACCAAATCAGGGTAATAGTCTTTAGCTGCTTGATAAATGTCAGCCAGTTCCCTGCGTTGATGATGATTTAATTTAGACAACACAGGATCAGTAGTCATTAAATCATTAAAAAATTCTTCTGATTTAACTTTATTAATTTCATCTACCAAAGCTCCTTCAGTCTTATTCACAACAGGTTTACTATTTTTCAAAGACTGATAAAGAAATTTATAAGGGGCCATACCTATATCCTTAGCTACTGTAGCAGCTTCAGCCAGCTCTATTGGAGGAACATTAATACCTCCTGAAGAACCTGTGGGGAATAAATTTGACCAATTAAATTTAGATGAACCTTTTGTGGTATCTTGAGGTATGGAAGTTTTTGCCTTAACCAGGTCATTTGGCTTAAATACTGCAGGATATTTTATTTTAAAAGCATCTTTTTTTTCCTTAGAATCGTCATAAGATTTAATAGGCTTGCCATTTAAAATAAAATTAGGCGTATACTCGGCATCTTTACCTGCAGAATCGTTGTCACCGTCATTTGTTTCTTGATTTAAAATTTTTTCTTTCGCAGCTAAAATTTCACTCACATAACCATCTGGTACCACAGCACTTTTTGATAATTCTTCTAATACATCATATGGAACTGTACGTACAAATTCTTCCCAATCAGGATCACCAGTCTCCGGAGTTGCAAGGTATATCTGCCCTGTATCTTGATCGATGTCTATATATCCATTATCATTCAGCCATTTCTCATAAAGAGTTTTGGGTTTAGGTTTAGATTTTGGACCAGGACCAGGGTCAGTTGTGGCAGCAGACTTATAAAAATCTCTCGAGATGGCTTCATTTACCACTTCGAGATTTAAGCAATTAGTATAATAATCATATAAATCGTCTGAGATATCATAATTATGATCCGGCGCCAAATGGCTGGCTCTTTTAAAGCGTACACCCCAGACTGGTTTTGTTTCATCATCGTTTTGTAATACATACTCACCTAAACCATAAACTGTATGTAAAACGTTTGCTAACTTGACAGCTGCTTTATCAAAATCTTCGGAATATATATTGTATAAATCTTTAGTATCTTGAACAATTTCATAAAATTCTTTATCCCTTTTGGTATTTGAGGGGTTAAAGAATTTGGCAAACTTATGTTCAATGCCGGATAAATTAAAATTTAATTCCTCAGCAAGATCTAAATAATCCTGCTCAGTATAAGATTGTCCCTCTTTGTTATTGGCAAACTTATTTGCCACCTCTGCATCAAAAAATATTTCAGCTTGATCTGTAAAAGCCTTATCTGCATCACTTGGGATATGCTGAAATTCCGATTCAAATAACTCGGAAATATTTCCTTCCTGAATATTATTGGAATGATCGGCAGCAACCTTTTTAATATCCTGCACTTCAACGGTAAAGTAATAATCATTATCTTTGGAGATATCCGACATGTTGACAATATTCGGCATAGATTGCTTGGCGTATTTATCAAGCAAAGCTTCTGTATCTATCGTACTAAAAGAACGACCCCGTTCCGAAGCTTCTTTGGCGGTCGCATAAACACTTTGTGTCTTTAATGTATTTATAGCTTTGGCAATAGCGCCAAGCATTTCAGGCGCCATTTTTCTTTCGCTTGCAAATCGTAACAGTTCTCCCTCGGGATCCGATGACTGTTGCATAGCAGGAATTAATTGTTTAACGCTTTCAATGACGCTATTCCTATCAAGTATCTTGTCCATGTACTAAAAAATATTTTTTAAAATCGTAACTTATATTCAATGCAGAAACTTTATCAAAGGCAACTGAAAAATCAACTATTCTTTAGCATTTTCGTATTTAGCTATCTCCATTTCCGTTATAGCATCCAATTTTTGTTGAATTTCTGGGCCTTTTATATCCTTTATGGCATCCCATATTGATTCTCCAAGCGAACTTAATCCTTCAGCATCAGATTCCATAGTCTCCGCTCCGCCCTGTTTAGCGGCAATAAGCAGGCCTTTAGCCGAAGAAATACCATTATGACGCTGGTTGATATAGCCATTCTTCACTAAGAAATGCGCATTAGCCATTATTGCAGATTCCAACTGTGTGGCTGAAACCGCTGAAGATTTTTCATTTAATACGCTATTGGCCATTTTTAATCCTGCAAAATATGCTGCATCCTCAATTCCATTATTATATGCTGAGCGTAGAATTAATTGCCCGAAGGATTCCGTCTTTACATAATCATCTTGTAATTCTACCATACGGGTTTGAGGATACACATGGTTTGCTATAAACAAAGCTTCATGCTTACGGTCTTTAATATTATAAAATAATTGTTCATAGCATCTTAAAGCATCTTCGCTAATTCCTGTTATGCCTGCAATCTTGCTAAAAGATTCATCTGTTATCAAAAATGCTTTAATAGTTTCTTCCATATTTCTGCTGGAAGGATGATGCAATCCAAGCGCAAATATTACAGAATCATTATTAACATCTCCAAACTTTTCAAAAAAATATAAATCCCGTAAATAAGGTTCATTTACCGTAGCAGGTAATCGAATATTATCTTTAATTAAAGCTTTAATAAATTTATACCCAAAGGACAAATCCTTATATGCGCACATAAATTTATTTACCGCTGTAACTTGCTGCGTATAATTTAATACTTCTCTAAAATAAGAAGAAGTGTCCGGCAAATAACTTATTAAATCTCTAATCCTTTCAAATGTCATTGTTTCTATTAAGACAAAAGCTTGCCAAACAAAATGGCAAGCTTTTAAAACTTAAATATGTATATTTTTAAACTTTATTGGTAGTATTTGTAGATACACCGGAAGTCTTTTGTATTAAATCTAATGTTAATTCTGATAGCTGTTTAAAGCATGCTGAAACAGAATTTTCCAATCCTTTAATATCATCACTGCCGTAGTATTTCACAAAGTTTTGCGGGCTTATTACTATTAAGAACAACAGCCTCGCAAGCTTATCCATGCCATCCCTTAACGAAGGTAAAAAGTCATTGATGTACATTTGTGCATCTGAAACCTGGGATAACACGCTAACAATGCCATGCTCAAATACGCTGCGTTGTCCGCTGCGTTCCGCAAACTCTGCCAACATGTTCGGAGTGGCTGTTTGTAAGAAATCATTGGGGTCTTCCCTTGATACTCCTTCGGTTGATTTTGCTACCCCCATCATGGTTGGTGTCATCATATCACCATATCGTGGAGCAGGCGGAGCATAAGAAGTTTCATCCGTCATCAAAGCGCGAGTTTCCGGAATCTCATACGGAATATTTAAATCGGAATCAAACCCTTCAAAAAAGTCCGGATCAGGATTTAAAATTATCCTGTCTGCAAACTTCTTGAATAGGAATTTATAATCCTCACCGCGTTTTTGGTTATCATTTGCATGCTTAATTATATAATCAGCAGTTTCTTCGGAAATATTTACATTCCCCATAAGCAACGCCATAGCACCCATTACATTTACGTTTGCAAATTTAAATCCTGCTATGTTTAAGTTATAACTGCCGTCGCCATTGTAATTGACATACCCATGTCCTACGCTGGAATGTTTAACCAAAGTATTGGCATATAGATTTGCCCAGTTCCCCGGAACCCATTCGGCTTGAATTATATCAATGCGATAATCCTTTTTCTTAAATGAAAAAGCATCATCAATTTTAAATTCAGCCTTCATCTTTTTAGCCAAATCAATTGTTTCAGTAGGCAACTCTATCCAACGTATACTTGGCTGAAACACCTTTAAATCATACATTGGATATTGAGCTGAAGGATTTACTTGAATAATTTCATCCGTTCCTTGAACCAAAGCTTCCCAAGGCTTAAACTTATCATAACCTTGAATTGGATAAACTTTTACGGTGTATCCCTTAGGATCATCAGCATTATCTTTTACTTCTCCAACATAAAAAGCCTCATCTGATATATAGCAATATTCAGGATCCCAAATGCCGTAAATTTTTCCAACTTCGGGTTTTTCTTTTAACACCTTGGTTAAATCTTCCTCTCGTTTATCCGAATCCTTTTCCTCTATCGCTAAAATATTTCTAAAGTTACCTACTACAGGATCGTGTACGCCTGGAGCTTTAACATTTTCATCCTCTTGATTATATAATTCTTCGGGACTATTAATGTCATAATACTGAATTATTCCTTTGCGTTCCGGATCTATCGAAACTAAAAGGGCCGGAGTTTTACCATAATCTGAGTTACCAACGATGGCAACGCACCTAACCGTAGACCCATCGGTAGTTAAAATGTCATAAACAGACGGCGCATTAGTAGAAATACCTGCCCAATTCTGATCCGGATCTGCGTCATAGATGATATTAAGCTGATCTTCATCTCGGTTATCCTCAAATGAATAACCATTGGCGATTTGTTCAGCAGCAGTCTTAACGGTATTTTTATTAAATATGCCTTTATGCAGAATTAATAAATCTTTCTTTGGGTTCTCAGCAGCATGTTTAACATTTTGTTTTGCCTCGGATAAAACATCCATAGGAATATAATCCTGCTCATCGCAAAGACCTACCACATTATTGGCAAATTCTCTATCCGTTTTTAAAGCATCGGATAATTTATTCCAAGCAGTTATACCCGCAGATTTTAAAAACACATGCAGCGGGCTATAATCTGAATCAGGGGAATTAACAAATGTTTCAAAAACATCATCGTACATGTCCGAAAAAGAACCATATTCTTTTTCGTCTACGGATAGATTTAAATCCGAAGCAAACTTCTTTAATGAAGATGTCTTATACAACGGTGTGGCAATGCGCATCATCTCAATATCTTGCCTGCCTTGATTGGCCTCCGCCATATCAACTGGCAGCCCGTCCGCATCCTCTTCATAAAGACCTATAAAATAATCACACCATTTAGGGCTGAGATAAACAAACTTTTTCTCCTCTACATTATATAAGAACTCCGTGCCTTTTATCTGGCCATTAACGTAGAATACAGGCGCATAAAATATATGTTTGTTAACTCTAAACACATATATGCCTACCATTTTTGTAAACGAGTCATTCGTTTTTACAATCTCGAAACCTAAATAGTAGTCATTCGTAAAAAAAGGCGAGGCTTTGTCTTCCATTACCGTAGAAGACGCCCTATAAAAAGCTATTTCAGCATCTGTTTCTTTTAAAGCCGATGAAGCAGCCTTTTTAAAATCATAGTTCTTTAGTGAAAGCATGGTGTATAATAAATTTTGATTGAAACAATTTTACGTTATTTTCAAAGATTAAATCAATCTTAAATTATAACTGGTTTACAATATCTTTTGAAAATCTGTCTATATCTTCTGTAAATTTCGGGTCACTGGATCTTCCTATGGCTGTTCTTAAGGCTTTAGCTTTGCCCTTTTGACCTTGAGATTCTAATATGGATACCTTTTTATTTAGATCTTCCAACACATTATTTTTCTTTCCATAGTCACTTAATATGTTTTTCAAGAAATCTTTATTGTTATTCATTAAAGAATCATACTCTCCAGATTCCCTATCTTCCGAAGTTATGTTAGCATCGTAGTTGCTTGAATTAACCGTGGTATCCTTTTCATCAATATTTGTTTGATCTGCTTGATTCGTTATTGATTCAGTTAATTGGTTTTTAATCCAATCAGGACTTGCAGCAAATTTTTTAAAATTAGATATATTAAACATATTAAACCGCTTGGACATTAGAGTTTACAGGGTTGAGTTTTGCTTGTTGTTGTGCTATGTAAGCTGATACTTCGGGATTTACTTGAACATTTTTATAACGATTATTTAGTTGATCCAACCGTTGAGAGTTTATTTGATAAAATTCAGCACGTTGACGAGGATCATTTAAGTCATATTGTGAAGCAGCAGCATATTCTCCCAACATTTGATTACCAAGATTACTTTTATTTCTTATGTAATCTTGCGCCTCATTTCTTTGACGATTCATAAAATTGTTATATGCCCAATCTTTAGGGATTTTTACTCCCATGCCTGATAAAAATTTTTGGAATATAACTTTAACCTTATCCCATCCACTAAGATTTTGAAAATCATTACGTGCTTTATCTTCTAAAGTTTGAGATACACGCGCCTGTGTGTTTCGAGAGTTATACATATTTTCTTCTACATCACTTTGATACCTTTCTAATTCGTTACGCATATTCTTCTCTAAATCTTGTGAAGTGCGAGATGTAGATTTCATCACTTGACCTGCAGCAGAATCATAAGCACGAGCCTTAGCCATGCGATCCGCAACATCTTTGGGAATCGGTTTTCCTTGTGCTATATAACTTCTTGAGATTTGTTGAGCTTTAACTGCATCGGCTCCGGCTCGATCTGACAAACCTCGAGAAACTTGATCCAAGGAACCCAAATCACTATCAACTACGGCTTTGGTATAGTTACCCGCTTCTTGCATGCCGCTTTCATGCACACCTTTAACAAAATTCTTACCTTTATCCCAAAGTTTTCCAAACCAACCTTTTTCCTCTTGTTTATTATTGTTGGTATTATTATTTGTAGTGTTGTTTTGAGGCTTCGACTGCTGCTGTTGTGCTTGGGTGTTATTTGATCCTGTAAGTTTATCCCAAATTTTTTTAGCTCCCCCTGTAATTGCTCCTCTCGCGTAAGCTCCCAATCTCCTTGCCTGGGCCATTGTTCCCCTATTCATATCCAGCCTGAAATCTGTCCACTGATTATTATCATTAAAAGATTTTCCATATTCGTCACGAACACCTTGACGAACTTCTGAAGCAACTTGAGGATTCGAAGCAAACTTCTTGAAGTTAGCAAACTTAAAAGAACTGTTTTTTGCTGCAATATTTGAAGCAAACTTTTGAAAATTTTTTGTATTTAACATAACTAAAATCTTCCTGTAATATCAGTGTTTTCAGCAAAGTCAGGCATAGACATTCTAACAAATGGATCTAAGTTGCTTTTAATATTAGTTTTATAACCTCTAACTGCAGATTCAACATAATTCTTTGCCTGGTATGGAGCCGTTGCTCTTTCTAAGAAATTTCTATTACCTTTATTTGGAGCTTCCTTTAAACGAACATAAATTGGCGTAAATCCCGGCTCATTATCAGACACCAATAAGGTATCTGTAATGCCTGTTTTACGAATATGATCAATCATTTTATTAGTAAGCTTGGTGCCTATTGTGTAATGCAACACAGGTTTTTGCAGATATTTGCCTTTTAAATTTTGATTTTTAGAATTTATATTTACTTCTTTTGAATCCTTATCAGGTTTATAGGAAGCTTCCAATGTATTATAAGATACTATATCTCCGGGCAAATAATCTCCCACACCATCAGGATCTGTAATTTCTATTTTATCGACAATACCTCTCGCTAAAACTTCCAAATTACGTTTGTGTGCAGGTGCATTACTATCGTCCAATAGCTGTTTCCCTATATTTACAAATGCCTTTCTACCTTCCCCAAGACCTCGCAAACGCACAACATCCCCTAAATCTACAAGTCCGTCCGCCAACTGATCCCCTTGTTCGACTTCTTGGCCTTCTTTTACATCAATGTTAGAGTCAGGATCTACGTAGTGCTCCATACCGTTTACAACAATATAATGCCCCCCTTGCGGAGCTTCATAAATTTTTTCTACCCTGCCATCTGATTCTGCAAGTGGCGCTTTCGATTTATACTGCTCAGGAGATTCAAAAAATTGATTGATATAATCAAATCCTGAGAATGTGCGCTTCTTTCCTTTAAATCCCCCTGCTTCATGTTTGGATGAATTATGGGATATAAGACCATTCGCTAAAACGAATAAATGTGTAGGGCTGTCAACTTCTATATCAAAACATAGTTGCTTACCAAGACTCCTTACATCAACAATACGCGCAGGTTCTCCACAAACATCCAAGCATAAAGATTTTTCATGAATTTCTTTTACAGGCAGATCTATCATCTCACCATAAATTTTAAACTTATGGTTACAAGTGCAGATTACAGAATGAACTATATCATTATGCTCAAATATAACTTCATAAACAGACTTGCGACCTTGCTTAAATTTGTTAATCACCTTAGATGCAACAATATTTCCATCTATATCTATGCTTTTAACTGTATCATTCTGCGGAACAATATCACGAATTTGTTTTTTCGTATCATCCCACATCAGCACTTCAGTTTTATAATACAAACACAACCCTCCCTGGATTGCGGGTTCACTGGTTGCTGTGGCCGCTGTTATACCGGCATGAAATTCTCCAATTTTTGGCAACCGTTTATTATAGTCTAAACCAAAAGCTTCAGCAGATATACCGTCTGATGATACAGTGGCAATAGGGGAATGTACAATAACGGTTTTTACCCCTTTACGTTTTAAAGAATTTAATACATCCCTGTCAACAATTGTGCCTTCAGCATATCCGGCAACCGGACGCGCCAATACTCTGCCATATAAAGATGCGTCATCAATATCTAAATCAATACCGTTGTTTGACGTATCTTTTTTTGAGGTTATCATCATATTGGATACCGGGCGAAATAAACTTTTACCCCAGCCGCCAAACTTTGCTGTACTCTTTTTTATGGCAATTGTTGCTGCGCGTGTTCCGTATGTACTCGCCAAATATTCAGGAATAGATAAACCTTCTCCAAAACTATGCTTAACAAAATAAGGAATTGTTCTGCCCTTATAATCCGTATACAAAGCCGGAGTTGTAATCAAAGCTTTTAACTGAAACGGAGACCCTCTGGCACCTGAAGATACGGAATTGTATAAATTATTGCGATTTGTTTTAGCCGCATTTAAGGTATCCTTTTCCAATTTTGTAGCATACCTTTCATATACGTCCATTATAGCTTTGTTCTTTTTTTCTTCGTCTTTAATATTGTCACGAAGATACTGCACCTCATTGTGCATTTCTTCTAATGCCGCATCTTTATCAAACGGAGGTTTAAAATCGGAAAGCCGCAAAGTCTGTCCCGAGTAATAAACAGACTTACGCGCAATATCCATAATTTTATCCATTAATTCCCTATAACGTTCCGGATATTTTTCAGCTATAGCAGACTGCAACTCGTTCATAGACTTGGCGTCATATGTACGAGTGTAGTCCCTAATATCCTCAGGTAATACGGAGTTAATAAGATATTGAATTGCCTTCACAGTAAAGCGTTGCTGTTAAACGTTCGGTGCAAAATCTACTGAATTTCCAGATACACTGTCAACAGCTGTTGTATTAAAATTTCCAATATTGTTTATTGAGTTGGATTGTATTGTATAATTAGGTTCTGCGTAATACCTTTGAGGATTGGTGTACTTGACCTCATTAAGCATAACAGCCTTCATTGGCTCATACTGATACGACACATTGACAGCATAATTTTCCGCTGTGCCTGTGACGACTAATTTATAAATTGCGGCAAATAAATGTTCAAACTTAAATGGAGTACCTGCAGTAACATCTATTTCTTCACCCACAGGCATCCAAGTATTAATTGAAGCCACGTTCCCATCTTCATCTAATTGCTGTATTGTAGTATAACGATAAAGCGAAGCTTTTAACCCTGTGGCATCTGAAGTTCCGTCATAAACCTCATTAACCGTAGTAATTGGATGTGTAACTAATCCATAAATAGTATTATCATCCCCTGAAACATTAAAGGATAAATCCAGATACTTTTCATCTTCCAATCCTGCTTGTGGAGAAGCGTAAACGGGAGAATAATAAGCAAACTCAGTGAATAATTTGGCAGTTACCCTGCAATATGTATTTGAGCCAGGCATATTGAAATAAAATTTTAAATGTTAATGCTTTATTTTCAGCTAATCCTAAAGAAATGTAAAGATAAAAACCTGCGGATAACCACAGGTTTTTATCTAAGTTTAGGATTTTGTTCTATGTCTGCTCTAACTTACTTTAGGTTTCCAGCTTGAGCAGCTAAAAGTTTACGAGACAGAATCTGGGATATTTGGGTAAGTTTTCCAAATGCCTCATCATTCGTTTTTACACCCAGAATTACAAGCGTGCCTTGGAGTTCTGCACAATCAGAAATTGCTTTGCTTATATCTGAAGCGGTAGATAGAGACATCCACTTGATTATTAATGCATTAATATATGCGGTGCGTGTAAATCTATCATATTTTAAAGCAGCTTGTCCAGCATCGGTGTTAAGCAGAGACTTAAAAGTGTCCCAATCCTTAAAACGTATTGTAGCGTTAACTATTTGGTTATCATTTAGTTTAACACCATTAATTTTATAATCATTGGATTTTAACTCTTGATAAAATGTAGGATTTTCTACCTCGGTTACTTCCTTTAAGTTCCAAACGCTTAATTTCGTGAAAATCTCCGGAGAAGCAGAGACAGGACAATTCCTACCGTTGTCAATAGTAATTAAATAGCTAAAAAGGTTCGTAGTTGCTTCAGGATATGATGCACCCTTTGCCTCTTCTGAAACTTTCCACGCATCAAAGGCAGATATGCAATCTTTTAAATTAGCTTTAATATAAGCATAATTATTTGCCTGAACTCCTTTGGCATGTATGGCTCCAAACTCGGAAGACAGCTCGGATAGATTCTTGGCATTTACAACGCCAGGAATAATTAAAGCAGCGCATACCACAATACAAGAAATAAGAATTTTATTTATCATAATTATTTAGTGAGGTTACTAATTTCTTTTAAAATATTAAATTTTTCAATCTTATTTTCAGCAGTATAATATTCTTTCCATTTATACCATACCGGTGTAAATGGATAAGCTGAAACTGCAGTATTTAAGGAAAACAAAGACATTTCTTGTTGCAACTGAAATGTCTTTGTTTCTGCCATAAGATTTAAAGTATCCAAGTAATCTTGGCAAAGATTTAAATCATTGTCATCATCTGCCATTGCACTGGAAGCAAAGATCATTCCAGTTATAGCTAAAAATAAATTTAGTTTTCGCATTTTAATTTAAAGGTTTAAAAAATTGTACTACAGCGGGGCGCCATATCTTGCCCCCATTTGTATCTGTATCTGCCGTGCTTCTACCTATTCTCCAAATTACAACTGTATTATTGGGATTGTTAAACACAGATAAAAACGCAGCAGACGGCTGCACGATAATTCCTCCAATGCGCAAATTTGAAGATACTTGGTTTGCAATGGAAGAATCCAAATTAGAAAATTGAGTTTTAACATGCGCACAAGTCATGCCTGGGCCCGACTGAAAATAATAACACACTGCAGAAGTATCACAAATTGCAGGATTATTGTTTTTTACCCAAGAACTATTAAAATTTACCGTAGTAAAAAAATATAATTCCGTACCATTAGGGGCCAGAACTTTTATTTCCATATCAGTAAAATCATCCATTGGGCCGGAATATATTTGCACATTTGAGAATGTAGGCAAGTTATTAGCCGCGGAAAAATTTGTAGGTGTATTAACCACCCCTGTATTAGAATTATATGTTACAGGCTTGGTAGCGGCACATAATGCCAAAGCTGTAAATCCGGAAAACAATCCAAGAAAAAATTTATGCATTGTATTCGTTCCATTCTTCTTGAGTTAAATAAGATGGTGTAATCACTCCATCTGTTTGTTCAAAAATTAAATACACAAAGGTATTGGCAACTATTTGTTTATTTGAATTAAACACATTCATTTTTATAACCTTTACGGGCCCATTTAAACTAATTGAATTAGTTGCTGACAGCTCAATGTTGGTTAACGCGTTGCCATTACCGTCCGTGGATAACGTCATTTGACCATCTGCAGACGCAGAGGATTTGATATATCCCGAAGGATAAACTATCCTATTATTTTGACAGGACGCTAAAGTTGTTGTAGATCCACTTGAAGACATATCAATTTTTGATCAAACTAAAAAATTCTGAAGCAATTGTTATTGTGCCTCCAATACCACCTAAAATACCAATTAAAAATATAGCTGTATTTTTAAAAAAGGATTTTAAGGCCTCTTCTTTAGCTATATCAGCTTTATGTTTTTTGGAAAATTTAATAGTTTCATCTATATCATTTTCCACACTGTGCTTCCAAGTTTTTAACTGAATACATGCGCCATTTGTTTTCCTAACTTCTCGAGATATGTTTTTTAATCTGGGAATCATCCAATCCATCTTTTGACGCATTAGATCCAGGGTGGTTAAAACATATCTATCTCTAGGGGTTAAATCGCCCATTTGTTCCATCATTGTCTCAGCCTCCGAACTGACTTCAAATGAAGGTATAGTTAATTCTTCGATTGAAGAAAGTTTTAAAGCAATTTGATCCTCGGTTTCAAATACATCTTCGTGATTAAGCAATGATTCCGTAGGAGATGTTGATATTTCTACAGAGCGATTCATTATTATTTAAAATTAGCACACTTTATGTGTGCTTGTCGATATCTAACTTTTAGATAGTCTTACATTAAACAAAAATTTACGTTTAGGATTATCCGTATTATTCACAGTTCTTTCTTCCGCTACTTTATTTTCTTCTTCGGATTTTGCATTTGAAGGATTTACAAAATTGTGAAATAAAGTTCCTATTCCACTCATTTGCATCCATTCTTCCGTGCTTGGTCCAAATGCAGACATTCCAGCGGGAATTGTGATTCCTTTAGAAGCATAAAGTTTATCTTTTTGTTCTTCCGTCATTTATAAATTATCCTTTCTGTTGATTTCCATACGGTAGGCATCCGCCATATCCATAAAATATTTCATGTATTTTGGCGAAATTTTATAATTATTTCCATTTTCACATTTTGTGATGCCTTCGTTTTTCTTTAAAGGCGGCACAATTTTGTCACCGTATTTATCTATTAAAGCGTTATATAAATCAACTGTTTTTTTAGTAATTATAAAATATTTTCCTTCTTCAATATCTATTAAACCCCCTGTTTGACCACCATATTCATCATAAGATATTACATCTCGGTCTATAATGTCAGGAGTCTTGTTAGTTGTAGACATACATCCTGCTACAACTATACATATATTAAATAGAAATATTCTTGCGTATCTCATCGAGAGCTTTTTTATCCCCTTTTAAAGATTTGTTTATTAATTCATTATGCTTATCTGACTCTTGGTTGATCTTCTTAGCCAACTCATTGTCTGTCAAAGCACTGTCTTTTGATCTATTGGCAAAAATAGAAGCAATATATTCAATAATTTTTAAAATGGATGCTATAATTATTTGCATTTAGAAATAACTTTTATCAAATGTCCACAAGTCCATTACATAATTTTTATCCGACAAGAAGGAAGCAGGGAAATAACCATATCCAAAATCACCTGTAGAAGTACCCCAACTATTCAAAAATTCAAAATAGGTTTGCCCGTTCTTTTGTTTAAACCCTGTAATACACACTGCATGCCCTCCAATTAATTCGGCACATTTAATATCCTTACAAGGTTCCAAGTATCCATAATAATCCAAGTAATCCATTTGTTCCTTATACAAATACAGCCCTGCAATAATTGGCAAATGTTCTGCTACTAATACATTTTTACAAATTTCTTCCGGATTCGCTTCCATTGATATCCTTAAATACTCTTTTATTTTAAAGTTTTTATCAGGATCAATAGCGGCAGGCGGATTACTGTCAGGCGTGAATTTATAAAATGGCATAACAATTTCAGGAATTACACCATATTTTTTTAATGCTTTCATCAAGCTTCTAAGCGTAACTCCACAATCCGGCAGAGGAGAACTGACATTGCCGTAAAATTTATCGTCAAATAAGAAATCTACAAACCTTGCATTATAATAAATATATAAAGGTGAAAGTAAAAAATTCCCGGATACTTCTTTATATGAATTATCGGGGCGAACCATATTTAACATTTTATTTCGCAAAATAAAAACAGCTGCGGAAGCCGCGAAACCCCCGCATGCAGAAGTATCCTTTTGATTTTGTACGGGAGGGGCATATTTTTTTAAAGAAAAATCTTTTATACTATCAACTGTATCTTGGTAGATTGCCGAACCAAGTTTTATATGGTCACGGGTATCAGGCAGGTCGGGCTTACAACCCAGTAATTTGGAAGAACCGGCATTTGCTTTAAACAAAGCAGTTAATTTTTCAGAAGAAGTAGCTTCGTCTCTACGATTCTTTTTAAATTTATTTTTTACCCAAGAAAATAGAGATTTTATACCTACCATAATGTTTAGTCTCCGTCTTTATTTTTTACAAGGTTCCTTGCTTGATTAACATAGAATATTTGGTCTTGTTCAGAAAAAAACTTAAAATATAAATTTCCTAATTCTTTATCAGATTTTTTTAACAGATCAGGATTGTTTATCGCGTCAAAATATAAATTTTGAATGCAATCATCCCTGTATAAAGCTATTTGTTGTTCCTGTATTTCCTCAATATCATCCTTAAATGATAGCTTTACTTGATAAGAGCAGGCTGTAAGAAGAAACAATAAAAATATGGAAAATACTTTTTTAAACATTATTATTTAACCTCAAGTTTTGGAGTTAACACACCATTTATAGTGTCTACTACGAGATACATTTGTCTATCTATTCCGGTATTGTCCTTTAATGTATAAGATTCCTGTGCTCCAGTTGAATCGGTAGTTTCGTTAAAATTAAACTTGGCTAATATATTATTTCTCGACAGATTTTCAGAGTTAACCGTCATATCATAATATTTATCTTCGTTATTTAACGTAACCTTAAATCTTAAATTATATATTGAATCCCCCTCCGGTGATGTGCTGCTCATATTTATTTCCTTTCTTCAGAATATTTTTCAGGATCTAAGACTCGTACATCTTTTAAAAATTCAACTTTAAAAAAATTCTCGTAACGCTTCGCTGTGTCAACGTCACGAAAATCAAACATGTCCAAAGTGCCTGTTAGTTTATTTTGAACCAACACAGACATTACTTTTCCTTCATCATTACATAACTCCACAAAAGAAATGTCTTTTGGCACTTCTACAACTTGTCTGTCTAAAGCTGATCTTAATCTGATGATCATACAGAGAGTTTCGGAGCCTCGGGAAGTTTCCCGCCTTGCATGATGCTTATAATCGTAGAATACTGTCCTGCAATTTGCGAATACTTATTCTGCAAATCAATAAAAGATTGCTTAAGATCAGCAAATTCTTGACGCATAGCATTAATGTCTTGTTCCTGTTTTTGAACTGTAGATCCAAATTCCTCCAACATAGGAATTATTTCAGCTACAGGATCTCCGCCTTGGGGAGCAGCTCCACCCATGCCAGGATCCATAGGTGGCATAGCCCCACCCATCATTGAAGGATCCGGAGGCATAGCTACCGGAGGAGGCATTGCGGATGGGTCCATGGGCGGCATTCCTCCTTGCGGGGGCATGGCTTCAGGAGGCGGTGGAGCTCCGGCGCCAGCCATTTTTTCAGCAGGCACAAAAGCCGTTTTAGCAAATTCTAAAAATTCTTCAACCGTGGTAGGTGCATTCGTATCTTTTGACATATCCTTAAAATTATTAAATTTATCTTTGATTATTAATCTAATGCCTAAATTCTTCAAGTATTCATTTCCTGATATTAATGATTTAAATAACGCTTGCGATTTTTTATTATCTTCATGAACTGTCCAGACTGGATTTTTTAATTTACCATAGCCGCTTTTAGACTCAAAATCGCTAATAGCCTCGGCAACCATTTTTTTAGCTATACCTTTACCTCTATATTTATTTAATAAAGCTACGCTAATATATTCTCCAGGTATGCTTTCATATGGCAATAATTCCGTTATTTCTGATCTTGGTGTTATGCCTACATAACCGATTAATGTGCCTTTGTAAAATAAAGCGTAAATTTTGTCATAATTGCCATTAAAGTTTTCTAAGCGTAACCCATTCCACCAATATTCAGGATTTTCATCCTCTACCTCTTTAAAAAATTTTCTTACTGATTCAATTAAATTATGGTTTTCCTGTGTAGATGAAAAACAATCATCATCTAAATTAAAACCATAATTTTCTATGTTTAATGGAATGATTTTTTTAATCATATCTTAATTTCAGGTATTGGAGTTATCGGAGGCAAATATCTCAATTTTATACCATTAACATAAACTTCCCTAGCAGTATTGGAATTGCTTTTAGGACGAGAAACATTTGGGCTTTTATTGATTGCTTTTGCATTAGGTGTCGGTGAACCTAATCCAAATTCCTTTTCTAAAGCGTTAATTGTATTCGTCCATCTCGGCGTAAATTTTTCTCCCTTTTGAAACCTTTCCTGCTCATTTCTCCAGACATTGGAGTCTCTTAAATGCTTAATTATTTCCGCCTTATTGCCTGCTGCAAGAGCTTCTCTAAAATTGGGCCAATTGGGAAGATTAGCATTAAAGCCTAACTGCAATAAATGATTTTTAGCATTTTCAGACAGTTTATTAAAACCTTCCAGATTACGAACGCCAACATGATTCTGTAAATACCATTCTTGTAGCTGCTTTGAAATCTTTCTTGGAATTTTAGAACCTACTTTTAAATCTCCGGTATATTTTAAATTCTTCCTAAGATACTGTTCTACAAAGGGATAAAGTTTAACGCCCCCAGGCATTGTTGGAATATGTTTGTCCTTGGTGTCCTTTGTATCCATATAGATCTCATCGTTATTACGTGTACCCCATCCTTCATAAGACTGCAAATCCTTAACCATATCTGCATAGGTATAAGGTTGGGAAGCAACAGATGCAAATTTTCTAAAGTTATTTATCCGAATCATTGTTTTTAATTTTTATTGTTCCTAAAGAATCTTTATCAAATAAAACTCCTTCGTCATAGTCAAAATAAACTGAAGTTTCAGATTCTTTTTTAATATCAAAATATACCGATACTTTTTTTGCTATAGTTCCGTAATTTTCCCTAACTACTTGTATAGATTCTGCAACAACATTGCTTATTTTAGATTTAATCAAATATTTTATGGCAACATCGTCTTTATAAACCTTCTGCAAATCTTGGATGAATCTTTTATCTTCCAATACAGATTTTATGGAAGAATCCAAAGATTCTTTAGCCAAGGATTGTTTATCATCCAAGGCAGGTGTATAAGGTTTTAACCCCGGAACAATTTTGCAAAATACACTGTTCCATATGAAAGTTAAAATATATTTAATAAGTTTATAAATAGGCGTATCTTTTGAAACACAAGGCAAACTGATATAAATTATGCCTATGATAAAAACAATTAAAGTAGCAACACTGACTGCGATGGAAGAATCAGTAAATAAAGAAAAATCTGCAAGATTTTGATCCATAATGGATACAGTCTTGCAGATTTTTTAAATTACACAAGTTTAAAGATGGAAAACTATTGTGCCTTTTTGTTAATTTTGTTAATATCCACGTGTTCCCATGGGGAATCCTGGTATGGTAGCTGGAGCGACAGAAGCAGGGGGTTGATTGTTTTTATCAGCACGATTTTTGTACTCTTCCCCTTTACTTTCAGAAAACTCTTTAATTTTATTCCCTACAACTTTTGCTGCATTTGCCATTGGATTAAGAAATTTTCTTTCCACTCGTTCTATAGGTGTTTCAATTTTAAAATCAACCGGAACACTACGCCTATTCGTAGACAATCTTACATCTTTATCAATTATATTTTTACTATTTTCCGCAAATCTGTCTGGCTCTCTCTCTGCAAAAGCTGTATTTGCCGCTTGTTGAGCTACCGTAGCTTTTCTATTGTCATTTCCGCTCAATCCTGTTTCTTCCTTGATACGATTAATTATCTGAGGAGCATTTCGTCTTGTTTCATCTTTATAGTGGTTTAAAGCCAAACGCTGAGCAGCAGCTTGCAATCTAGCTTCTTCCCTTTCTTTTGCAGACAAAGACGGATCTTTAGCTAAGCTGTCATAGTGCTTTATCTTTTCATTATAACTATTAACCGCATTATTCCACTTATCAGCTTCAGCTTTCATGGCCTCGTCATATCTTGATTGCGTACGATCTAATGTACGTTGACTTTGGGCATCTAAAACTGTTTCTTCAGGCAGTCCTACAACTTTTGTTAAGAAATTACGCTTTTTCTCATAATCCTCTGGAGAAGATAAGCCCGAGGTGTTAGTTCTGGCAATGTTTAGTTGTTCCGGAGTGGCTTCTCTATAAAGCTTTCGAGTTGAATTAATATCATTTTCAACAGAAGCCAAATTTCGTGCCATTGCATCATTATATGCCTGCAATCTTTGTTCTTCTTTAGTTAAGGGAACTTTGGTTGTATTCTTAAACAACATATATGGAGTTCCGAAAACCCCAGGTTTTATATTGCCCCTATCATCATAAGATAGCAGATTACGAGCAAGCATATCACCAAAAGAATTATAGCTATTGCCTAAACCAAATAACCATGTGTCCTCCGGAGATACCGCTGCAGTGGGTCTGATAAAATCTTCATAAGGACCGAAACGTTCCATCATATACTCAGGAAACATTTCGTATAAGTCTTCAATAGACAAATTTCGAGCAGGATTAGACATTTTTATTAAATTTATTTAAAACATCAGGATTCTCCCGTAGATACTGTAAACCATAGCCCCCTAAGGCTCCGAGAGCAAGACCTGCTAAAGCTCCATTACTTCCTCCCATTAAACCTCCAACTCCACCTAATGCAGCCGCAGGAGCCGCATAGTATGCCCAAGGATTCTCATCAGCAAATTGCATTATTTTATTAAAGGCGTCTGATGAATTATCGGAGTCTATTTGAGTTTTCTTTTTCTGTTGATCCCATAAATACGCAGCACCCCCAACAGGTGTAATTGCTGCTCCTATTGCCAAAGGTTTACGCCATCTGTTAAAAATTCCTTTAAAAGGCAATCTTGGTACTATACGTGTTTCAAGTACGCCTGGAAGCAACTTTAATCCTGTAGCGGAAAATTTCTGAAAATTGTCTATGTTCATAATAAATAAATTTCTATTATTTAAAGAAGGTTTGATAAAAAATTCAATCACAAAACACTATTTATCTAAAATAACAATTTCATCCGACAATTTAATTTTGCCGGAATTTAATCCTTCCATTAATTCCTTAGCACTATTTAAGATCCATTTATTTTCTGCAGGCGCCGTAATCTGAGAATTGGGGCCTAAGATGTAATCCTGCTTTAGTTTGTTCACGACCCTATAGTCCCTGGGAGAAAAAATCTGTTTTGATGGAAGTAATTTTTCCTTTATTTCTGCTTGAGCTTCAGGAAGCGCAGGCACATGCACATTCATCGTATTTGAAAGTACAACCCCGCTATAATTAATAAAGGTTTCGTACCCAGGAACTGTAAGATCATAGCCGTCTAAATAGACACCCGTATCTTCAATTGTGTCAATGGTCGCAAACTCTAACCCTGGTTTATTAACCCAGTTATCAAAGTTATAATTATCATCAGTTTCTAACACAAATTGTTTTAATTCTTTATCATATGAAACTAATGTAATAATTCCTACTCGATAAAATTCCTTTTGCACATCCCTTATTTCATTAAAATCATCAAAAAATAAAGGAAATATAAATTCATCTTTACTGTATTTATTCTCCGCAAGAACTGAACACACCGGAATATTTATGTCAAATTCTTTAGCTTCTTCGGGTGTATGTCTTTCGTATTTTCCGGTATTTTTATTTAATCCGTATATTGCCCTAGGATCATCATCCGTAAAAATCTGCAAACCGTTAGATAATGTCACAATAACTAGTCGTCGTCTTGGATGTATTGAAAAGCAACTTACATCAGCCCACTTCCAATCGCTTTTATCTTCATTAAAAGCTAATACTTTTAAATCCTTAGTATCATAAAAGTAAATAGGCCCGTTTTTACCTTCAGGATTTACGTTAGTCAATTTTCCGTGAGGTATTTCAGACAAATCAGCCAAAAATACCGAATAACCATCCGGAATATCTGGTAAATTTAAAAGCTCTGGATTTTTAATTGGTTGCATTATTAGGTTTTAATAATGCAAAAACAAAATCATATGTCAAAAATAAAACCAAGGTTCTAATGATTCCTTGGTTTTAAACTTAAGTGAATAAATTTATTCCCATCGAAATTTAGATTTCATGCCATTGTCATACATTTTATTAACAATGGATTTTACTCCGGTTCCTACAATATTATCCCCGTAAGTTTTCTCTACTTCCTTAGCTAAATGCTTTTTATCCAAATAACTTTTTAATTTGCTGGATCCGTAGCCTATTGTTCCTCCAATTAAAGCATTTCGTATTACCCTGTCAGCTATGCTAGTCCTTGGACCTGCAAACATGGCGTCAAAAGCTGTAGCCGGTAGGGAAACTAATAATCCCAGCTTTAATCCAGGATCCATTTCGTTCCACAGTGATTTTAAATTATCAGTTATATCTGACATAATAATTAAACTGTGATTCCCTTAAATCAGCGCGATAGTTTTTTTAATACATCTAAATTCTCCAACACTTTTACTTGTCCTTTAGGTGAAAATAAATTTTCAATTATATAATTGTCTACCTTGTCTTTAAATACATTAGGCTTCAAAGTAGAGGTTACGGATTCCACTTGTTCTCCAGAAGGGGATTTTATTAGTTTTCGAACAACATTATAATCCGTGGGGCTTGCCCCTATAGTATCCATATACTTATTGAAGTTCTTATCTCGTGCAAGAAGAGAAACAAGTTTATTAAGTCCTGAGCGCGCAAGGCTGCCTAATCCGGCATACTTTATAAGAGAATTATAGTTAGAAGGTGTCATAAATTTTTAAATAATATATTTTATTGCAAATAGTTTAAACATTGTCAAAAAAAAAACGGAAGACCCCGAAATACTCCGAAATCTTCCGCCGACCGAGATTCCCCAGTCCCTTGGCTTCATTAAAACCTGCCACATTTGGGCATTGTTAAGAGGCGTAGGAGGCATTCTTAAATATAATATCGTATACTTTTAAATACGATGCAAGTTTTAATTAAGGGTTTAAGTGTTAACCAATTTTAAAAAATCTTTTTCATCCAATATAGCAATACCCAATTCAGCAGCTTTTTTATTTTTGCTAGATCCGGAATTTTTATCGTTTGTTACAAGATAAGTTAATCCTTTACTGACTGACGATTTCACTTCTCCTCCCAAACTTTCCACCATATCCATTACTTCTTTTCTACTGATAGACATGGCTCCTGTAAAACAAAATGATTTGCCTGTTAAAGGCAATTTAGATTCTTCACATCCAAAATTTAATTCCTTTTCTCTAGAATTTTCATAAACAATCCAACTGTCACAGGTGATAATGTTATGCCAAATAGACATTAAATTGTTTTCTATTATAGCTTTTCTTAATCTTGCAATAGTATCTTGGGTAGTACCGGAAGGCGTAATAAGGGAAATGCTATGATCAATAAACAAAGCTCTATTCATTTTATCCACGCCGTTAGCCTTTATCAGCTTCTTAACAATCTTTTCTCCTATACCTTTATAATCAAAAGAACACATTAGTTTCGTATAAGAAATAGCCCAAAACTTTTCAAGCAAACTTTTATAAAAATCCACCTGTTTCTTATATCTTGGATCGGGATAAAAATTTATTACATCATTAATTGTCTTAAGATTCCAGGATTTAAGCGTTTTTGCAGACACATTTGGAATATCAAGATTGTTTAAAAAGAATGCCAAAGACTTATATAAAGACTCATCGCAATTAGAATTAATGCAATATAATTTCTTGCCTTCTATTTTTAATTGGCCTCCGCAATAAGGACATTTATTCGGAATATCATCATTATCTGAGGTTTCAATGACCTGAGAAATAACGGGAATTATCTCACCGCTTTTCATAACTACAACCTTTGCGCCAATACCTATTTTATGATTTTTAACCCACTCATAGTTAAAAGCAGAAGCTTGCGTAACCTTAGATCCATTTAACATGACGGGTTCTATCTGCGCTATAGGGCTTAAAGATCCGTCCTTAGTCATCCTCCAGTCAATGCCTGTGATTATTGATTCTGCAGCCAGTTCATTTGCTTTAAATGCTCTTGCGTTCGAGGTATAATATTCATTCTCATACTTGCAATTTTCATTGGATTGGATAACCAAACCGTCAATTTCCCAAGGCGCTTTAGCAAGAAACTCCTGATATATGCCCATTAAAGTTTCACTATTTAGCCCGCCTTGTTTAATTATAGTATAAAAAGGCACGTTAAATCCTTCTTGTTTTAAAATGCCTAATTCATTCTCGTAGTTTTCCGTATCGTATTCTGACAATATTCTGTATGCATAAAAAGAAGCGTAAGACGCAATATGACAAGTGTCATTTTTATCTCCCAAAAGTCCTACGACAGCATTTCTCGGATGCTTTTTATATTTGTCATTAGTATCAGCATTAAGTTTATCAAATGCCTGATGGGTTAAAAGTATTTCCCCTCTTATAGCAACTGTACCTTTTGCAAATTTTAAAGTCTTGGGAATATTTAAATCAAACAAACGTTTAAATTGCGATTTGCCCTTATAGCCATCCCCTCGGGTAGCAATGTCTGTAAGCTGACCATTTATGTAATACAACGTCAAAGACGCACCGTCAAGTTTGGGCGTAATTACCCAATTTTTTGTTAAGTTATTATTATCAAAAGACTTTATTGTATCATCTTCTCCATTTTTAAGCTTTTCCAATGATCCTATCACATAGGAATGCTGAAAATCTGAACCATCGGCGCCTTCGTTAAGCAAGTATTTTATTTCATCGTATTCTTTTGTATCTTTTATTTCACTGATGATTAAATCATATTCTTGGTCTGTAATAATAGGGTTGCCTAATCTATAAGCTGTGTTGGCTTTGATTAATAAATCCAGTTTTTCTTTTATTGTCATGTTTTGTTTGGTTAGAGTTTCCATTTAATTATAAACTTTTATAGTAAGCTTCAAGTAAACTTAGTCCTGTAAGCTCATCTGGATAAGATCTGACAGCATTAACGTTTATAATATATTGTTCCGGAGATATATCATGAAACTCTTTAGCCATCCTTATTACACCTGTCGGGCACAAAAATGCAGGAGTGCATTTGCCTTTAACACCTATTGAAGGAATAGACTCATCAAACATAGGTGTTTCTATTTCCACATTAAATAATGTTTTAATGACCTTATTGGTTAACTGTATAAAATATGGTATTCTAATTACCTTATAACCGGCTTTCGTAAAAAGATCTGTTTTAAATTTGTCCGCTAAAATCTTTTCGGGATTTTGATAATGCTGTATACCGTCAAATTCAACAATCATTTTTAAGGTTTCACTTCTATAATCAGGACGAAAAAGACTTTGCTTTCCATCAACTAAAAGTCCTTTTACACATTTATCGTGAATCCAATCAGTAACTTCAGGATAGATTGCTGATAGATAGGTATCTAAGCCTGTTCTATGTAGACCTGTATCGGCATCCAATCCCAGTTGTTTTGCTTTAGCTTCAGTTTCTCGAAGAAATCCCCATTTAATTTGTGATGTTTCCATAAATATTTAAAAATAAAGTTATAAGTTAAGATTAAAATGTTTTAGAAAAAATTAAATTTCCGCAGTCATAAACTTTCCAATAGTGTGCCTTAATCATATTTTTTGATGCAGATAATGTTGAATCAAATTGGTCTCCCAATAAATTCTTTAGATTGTGTTTTTGACTTTTATACCAACATAAAACTTCTTGATTGTTATTTTTTACATAAACATATCCTGGTTTAGTTTCACCTTCTAATTTAAATCCTAATGCTCTATATAGCTTACCATTACTCCAAGTCCTGTCTGCATAACTTATTAAGTTATCAGGTTTAACTTCTTTTACAAAAAATGACAATAATTTTGATGCTGCTCCAGGAATATGAAGACCTTGCTTAACACAAAATCTTAATAATTCCCAAGAATATTTCTTATTAAACCTTGGAGAACCAAAAGTCATTACACCTACAATGTCATCATTATAAAATAGACCATAGTTACGCGAAGAAACTACTTCTCCTTGCAAATGATTCATAATTAAAAATTCTTTTGCTTTGTTATACTCTATTTTTCTAACCTCACATTTTCTGGCGTATATTGTTTGATCATAAATACCCAATAAGTCTTTAATTCTGGATTTTACTCCTTCAGGATTATTAACCCATGTATATTCCATAATATGCACTAAATGTATACCCTTTTCCTCACACAACTTAGTTTTATATGTATTATAACTTGGTTTTTTATCCATTAAACTACATTGGTAAGAACCATTAATTTCAAAAGCCAGTTTTCTTTCTGGCAAATAAATGTCTAATTCAAGATTTTTTCTTTTATTCAAAGAATCTATAACAATAGATTTATCTTCAAAACATATTTCTCCAGAATATATTGTTTTAACAAAACTTAAGATCTCTTTTTTTAAATTTAAAACATCATTAGTTATATCACAATTTAAAACATAATTCTGTATTAGGGATTTTTTCTGTAGCTCTCTTATTTCAGGCACTAACGCTGTAGAAACTACTCCGTACTTATCCAGACAGGTAGCCTTAGCTTTTTCTTTAATAGAATCAAGTATAGCTGGATTTTCTACGCCATAACGTTGAAGATTCGTCTGTTTAATTTTCGACTTAATTATTTCAGAATGAAACGAATAAGGCGTACCATATTTTTTTACGTTACTTTCTTTAATTTTATCCCAATATTTCGGATCAGACATTCTACACTTAACTGAGCAATAGGTGGGAAAGTCCCAACAACCCCATTTGTTAGCATGCACAGGTTTTCCACATACAGGACACTCGTGTTTATAGAAATCTAATTTTCTCGTAAGATGCCAATTTAAATCTTCTACAGTTAAATTATATTTTTCTCTTAACTGTAGAACTTCCGGATTGGTATTTAAGAAATCTATAAACTTTTGTTTCTTGTTATTAAATTCTTTGCTGTGTTTTAAAGAAATTAATTCTGATAATTTATTTTCCATACCCTACATCATTAGAATATGGAAAACTTTGTCAAGATTTAATTAACAGGAACACGTGCCCCCATTGGCAGTCGCCGTCAAAGTCAGCCCCTAATCCAGAGCTCACCACAGGTGGAAGCAATATATTCTTGCCTTCATGAAACACAGGTTTAAAACCAAGTACACCCATCTTAAACCACGCTGGTGCCCTGCTTGCAGTAATCCATCTGCCTCCATCCACCACAGCCTGTAACGCATCCTTAGCCATTTTTGTCTGGTCTTTAATATTCTGCAACGCATCTTTCGGGGAAAGGCCTCGTTTTACCAGCTCTCGCTGAATATACGGTGAATAAATCTCAAAACCCATTTCATAAGGAATGCCAAGCTCATCCATAGAAATCTCGGGATTTGCATCAATTACGCCTCTTGCAGAAAAATCCACTGGTTTGCTTATGACATTCCTATTCCATTGCGAAAACTTAGAAGTTCCTCCAATAAGTTTTTGTAAAAATCCTGATACTCCTCTTTGCTTTAGTTTACGGCTTGCAGGCTCCCCGTAACCATACAAAGCTTTTAAGGATTTATAAACATTAGGTACATTTTTATTCGCTTCATCAGGGCCTAATTCTTGCAGTATCTCTCCTTGGGTATGCGCCATGTTAATTACGTCTTGATATAACTCGTTTGCATCCCCCGGCAAGAAGGTATCTTTGCCCATAATAGAATACGGCCTGAATTTAGGTGGTATAACAGGCACCTTCGTAATCATAAATTCTTCAGGCTTCATACGGTTATTTTTTAATCCGTCTAAAGCCATTATACGATTTAGTGCCTGTTGCTTTTTAGATTTTGGTCCGTATTTAAAATCTTGTTTTGCCTGTTCTAAATCTTTATCTATGTCAATATCTGATAATGCGTTATATATAGCCTGTGTTCCGGTGCCATATTTAAGCAATGATTCTTTTCCGGCTAATATATCATTAAACGTAGACCTTTTAAGTCCTAATAAAGATATTATCGTATCTTCAAATGCCGGATTCGGATAAGGCCTATCTAATGTAATTTTTCCCCATCTGTTGCCGACAGTTAAAGCAGGGTCAAATAATCCGCCGGAAATCGGTTTCATATTTTTAAAGTCTACAATGCCGTCATTTTTTATTTCAACAGGGTTAAACAAATCAAAGTCCTTGTCTGTAAAAGGCGTGGCTTGAATCGAATCGCCGTTATCAGCGCGTTTTGCATTTATTCCTGCACCCTGCATTAAAGCTATATATTTATCCCAAATAAAAGGCGATTTTTTGGCTAATGATGGCGTCTGTCCCATGCGAACCTTACGCCAATAATCGTCATTGCGTTGTCCTCTTAAATGTATTGCGTCTTTAATTACGTTATATGCACCGGAAGATAAAATCGCATTACTCTCCAAGTTGCTGTGTCTTTTGCTCTTCATGCCTTCTTCCCCGCCCTTTACAGGCATTTCATTTTGGTCATAAATGCCCTGACCTCTCGAAGAAAGTTTTGAATCAGACGTATGATGCAGTTTAAGAAAATAAGCATTACCTACAGCAATAGGTTGGTCTAAATCCCTATCAATTACTGGATCATAAACGTATTCGACATCAGACAAGTTATTTTTCTTTAATTCGTTTTCGACAAAATCATACCATTTTTCGCTATCTTTGTTAAAGGTCGGCAACTTATATTTTTTGCCAGTTTTCTCGGCAACCTTCCCAAGCATAGCTTCATACATCATATTGGCATTAACTCGAGATACCAAACCCAACTGATTAAATAATACATCTAACTGTTTGCCGTCTTTTGTTCTCGGCATTTCATTTTGTGGTAAAATATGGGATACAGTTAACTTATTCCCGGAGCGAGTTGAGTTGCCCGAGAATATAGGTTTATTATGATATCTCGTTAAAATAATATGCGAAAAAGCGTTAACTCCTATGCCTATTACCTCTCCGCAATAATCATATGCTTTATATACATTGTTTTTATTTATAAACGTATACTTTAAATCATTCCCATTATTTAAATCAAAATCAGGACTTACAGAAATAAACTGTTCATCTTTTGAGGAATAAGATAAAAGATTTGCAGTTTCATAGGTCAACTTGTCTAAACAATTAATAGCGCAATTATGATTTCCAGTAACTAACTGAGCAACATGCTCATCTTCATAACCATATAAAGTATCATTATTTAATTTATATTTATGTATTTCTATTACATCTGAAAGCTTATATCCACTCGGTTTTCCTGATAAATCTGTGGTTAAAGCAACAACTTTGTCGCCCAATTTAATATCAGTTATATTCTTCCATCCGTCTTCCGTGAATACTTCAGTATCGGGGTGATAACACATCTTATCCCCCTCTTGCATAGGCGCAAAAGTTTCGACGTTAACCTTATATCCATCATTTGTCTTTACTACGTCTGTTACTACACCTGGGGTATCATGATCCCATACTTGGGAAGAATCCAATCGCGTTGTTTTTAAATACTTGGATAACCTTCCCAAATTAGCGTCATTAGAAGAAACAACCCTGGAACGTGTTGATACAATTAACGGATCACCGGGATTCACCACAGTACCTGCTTTAATAAGGCCATTATCGTCTATTTTATCCATTTGTTCCTTGTTAAACTTATCCGGATAAAAAGCTTTAAAATGGTCTTTGCCTGTTTTTATATCCTTACTGTCATTAGCTTCGCTATATTGATACATATGTTGCGAAGTCATTTTTTTAGCAAAATCTTCCGATATTACCACGGCATCGTCCATTGACCATCCCTTATACGGCACAAATCCCACTCTGGCATTTAGGCCCATATTTAAAGTGCCATTATTATCAGTAAAATTTGTTTTAGCCAAAATAGGCGGATTTTTGGATTTATCCCTGCTTATTTTATCTCCCGCTTTTACCAAAGGATAATTGGTAAGCATGGTTTTACGATTAAAGGCAAAATTGTTATATAAATTCTTAGTCTTAGTTTCGCCTTTATCGTTTTTATATTTAATATAATCCGGCGTCACTTCCAAAATATCCGCAGAATTATCATCTTCATCCAACGAAATAACACCGGTTTTTTTGCCTAAATAATCCTCATATGACTCATTATTATCTGCATTTTTTAAAGATTGCACATTAGGGGATTCGCCGTCTTTAATAGGCAAAGCTTGAGTAATAAACTTATGCTCATAAAACGCCCTTGCAGCAGTAACGGAATTTTGCATAGGCAAAAGATTAAGCGTATTTCCAAAGAATTGATTCGGAGACACGAACTCATATCTAACCTTTTCAATATCATCCGGTTCTTCTGTTATTACTCCGCGTTTTAATACCGGAATAAGCTTATTTTTTTTAGCCATAAGTTCTTTAGGATTATTTGATGCGCTTAAGTCGTTTATATTCGAAGATGACATGTACTGTATATTCGCTTATTTAAGAGTTTAATTCAAGAATTTATTTTTTTTAGGTGAGCAAGGTGTTATAGCTAAAAAATAAATAAACGCCCAAAAAGGCATAAACCTAAATGGGCGTTTATTATATAGATATAAAAATATAGTTTTACTTAATAACCTTTAACAGGACACGTATTTAATGTAGCATCAGGAATCGCATAAGGAAACTTTGATTCGTTATCACATGCACTTACAGGTTTATTTATTACTACACTATCACTGTTATTTTCTACGGGAGGAGATGATTCTTCATCTGCAATACCAGGTTCTGTTAAATCTACTCCCTCTGCAGCATCAGGTTCAAAAAATACATTTTTATCTTCGTTAATAGCTTCTTTTAACTCATCATTAATTTCTTTTATTTCACTGTCACTTACTTTAACGTTAGAATTATCTTTTACGACTTCAACTTCGGAAAATTCTTGAGAAAAATCCGTAACTTCATTTATATCAGAATCTTGTGTATTTGATGTTTTGTTTGGCATATATAAAATCTATTTTTCTTAAATGATTAATTTACTTATATGTAATGTTTTAAGTGAAAATATTTTATAAATATACGGTCATAAATAAGTCATACTAAAATATTAAAATTTTATTAACCTATAAATCTCGTATAAAAAATAAAATATTTTTCACTTTATAAAGTGCACTAAGAAAAATAAATCGTCAAGGATTATTTGATTATTTCGTGAGCTGCATTATTAGATCACGTGCATCGTCATGGATTCTGACTATTTGAATTGTAGACGCATTTCGACAGAAATGTATATAATCTAAAACGTCTGTGTAATCCTTTGCAATACGCTGTATTAGTTTGTCTAATTCCAATTTTAACTCGGGATTATCTTCCGCATATGGTGTAATTTTTGAAAGGCTATTAAGAATGCCCTTTGGAAGATATTGCGGAATGTCAGATTCACAATTATTTGATGATTTAGAACAATTTATATGTATGTCGCCCATCCGTAACTCCTCCAGCCCTCTTTAGTATCATCTTGATCTATAACTACTTGATTTTCCGGTTTAAATACTTTATTAGAAAGCATACTAACAATTTTCTCTTCCAGTTCTCTGGGAGAAAGTTTGCCTGCGCATTCATGAATACATACCCTTGACATGTATTCATTGTTAAATGGAAAAACCACATGTACTTGATCTGATTCCGTAAAGTCAGTTATATAAAACCGATCCGGAGAAGAACGACTAAATGTAAACCCACTACCAATGTATTTAGGAAGCTTATAAAAGTCTCCCTCCATAGCATCTATATAAACAAATAAATAGTTGTTTATATCGGTAAATTTAAGGGCAAGACGTAGTTTAGATGTAGGAAGGTCTAGAAGGTCTTTATTAGTATCTTTACCACATCTTTCCTTATCGGAAACTTTATCCCTCCAATGGTAAGTACGAGTACGTTCGTTTCGACTTGAACGAAAATCTGCTATTTGAACATGCTTTTCACCGTTAAACAGTCCACTTATTTGATCCAAACATTTTTGTATAATTATCTCCCTACTATCAGAATCCCAACATTGAATAGTTGAAAATCTTTTTTCCTCCACACTAGTCGGTAAAATAATGGATACATCATTTAAAACATTTGCGCCGATAGCAAATGTATCCTTGGAAATAAAAACTGAACTTGGAAGCTGATGTTGCATGGCAGGACTAATACTGCATTCATGCAATGTAACTTCAAGCTTGTTAAGAGATTTTGTTGTAAACGATAACGCAAGATAATTTAACATAATTTTCCTTTCTGGTTTTTATATTTAATCAACTAATACCCAATCTTCGGCGAATATATCCGATTGGCTGGCAAGCCATCCGGTCAAAACCGCCTTGCGTCCGGTCGAATCATGCGTGTACATGCATATTGTCGGCAGCCCGAGGAGCCTTCCGCCATTGTCAATAACAGCCTGTTTAAGCTTCGGGTCGGAGCATATTTCGGGGGTGATAAGAAAGGCATATTATTCCTACACATCATATTTGAGAAGGAGGTTGAGGATGTGCAATGCTCCAATGACAATGTACTCGGTATAGATCGAGGCATAGTCAATATAGCTACACTATCTGATGGTACTATCTTCTCTGGAGAACATGTTCTACAAGTAAAGAAACGCTATGCTATTTTAAGATCCAAACTACAATCCAAGGGTTCTAAATCCGCTAAAAGACACCTCCGTACATTAAGTATGAAGGAGAACCGTTTCGTTACGGATGCAAACCATTGTATTAGTAAGGATATTGTTTCTATGTGTGCTCCCGGTACTACTATAGTTCTTGAAAAACTAGATGGTATTAGAGATCGTAGTAGCAAACTGCGAAAGTCCGAAAGGGCTAAAGTACATTCGTGGAGTTTCTACCAGCTAGAGCAATTCCTAACATACAAAGCACTAGCTAAGGGCTGTAGTGTTCAACACGTTGATGCTCGTTATACATCGCAAAAATGCAGTAGATGTGGGCATACCGTTAAAGGCAATCGAACTACACAATCCCATTTCAAGTGTAAGAAATGTGGATTTGAATGCAATGCAGACGTGAATGCAGCTATCAACATAGCAAATAACTTTAGGGCTTCCGTCAACAAGCCTATTGTAGCGGGTAGTAATACATAGTTACAAGCTAATCAGCTTGTCTGATTAGTAGTTGACGAGATTTTTTGATTCTATATTTTCAGTGGTATTTTCCATAATTTTCCTTTCTGGTTTAAAATAAAATTTTTGATGGGTTAAAATTAATATGATGGTTGGCATGCACATAGCCAACAGGATTTTTTACAAACCTAGTAATGGTATTTCCACCTTTATTCTTTACAGTAAAATCATAGAGTTCTTTATACTTAGGTTCATAATGATTATGACCGTAAATCCAAAATTGCGGAGCTATTTGTCTGCCATCTATGGTTTTGTTAAAAAATCCGTATTTATCTAAAGCACTTGCATAACAAGACTTAAGAACGCTTTTATTACTTTTATTAAACTTAACGCATTTTAAAAGCGGCGCATGATGAGTCACAACAATGTTAATGCAATCGGACTTTACATCCCAAGAAGATTCCTGGATTAATTTATGAGCTATAAATGACTGATTAACCCAAAATACGGAATTTACAACTTCCGGCGTGAATTTTAGGTTCTCGTCATATCTACACTCCCAGTCGTTCATGTAATATTTTGATGCATTAATAGTTGGAATATCAATGTTTGACCAAAGGGTTGAACAAATAATATTTACCTTACTAAAAGAAGAATTTTTATTAAAGAACTCGCAAGATTTTTTCGTATATTCTGCAATAGCATTATCAAGAAACCTAATATTATAAATGCCATTGGCGGCAAATATGCTTTCAGTAACAGACAAGGAATTTGCCCAGCCCATTGTATCCGCAACCATAGAGAATCTTAACCTTGGATAACTTGACTTGGCTTTCTGATGAAGCAAATTCATTGTAAGCTCTTCTTCATCCTCATAACTTAAATAATACTCGTGATTTCCGGGAACTATAATGACTTCTTTAAATTGCTTGGAAAGGGTTTTAAACCAATCCAGCATAAACTCGCTTGTATAGTTGGACAAATAATTTATATCTCCCGCCAATATTAAAATATCAGCTGAAGGTATTATGGGATTTTGTTTTAAATAATCTTTGTTATCATCAAATTCCAAGTGTAAATCTGATGCATACTGGATAGAAAATGGGTAAGTTATTTCCATAATTTTTAATTTGCTATTTAACAACAATTTGTCCGCTATATTTATATCTGACTTTTTCTACTGTGCTTATGCCTAAAGATAACAAATGCCTGGGTAAACCTATTTCAAATATAGGGCAGCTAAACGGTAAATTTATTGAAATTTCCAAAAGATCAACAGGGTTATTCATAATCTGAATCTTCCATAACGGCGAAAACCGATTAGTTTGTCTTGCAGATGCTTTAGATCCAAACGATGGAAATTGTCTTAACAATTTCTTACCCTCTTCATTATAGGCGCATTTAACAAATATTTTATTATTTACGGCAAATATGTCAGTAACATAACCAACTAATTCCTTCTGCAATTCTTTATGCTTACTTTCAGGATATATATGTGCTCCATTAAACTTTAAATCCGGATGTCCGTCTTTCCATATGGGAGGAAAATAATTTCTTAAACCAAACCAAGGGCGCAAACTTTTTCTTAAATACTCCAAAGATTTTGGAGTAACAATTTGTATTTGATTCGGGTAATCAGTGGTATAAACTGCATTTAATTCCCATAAATACTGTATAGTTTGATACTTAAATGTATTTTTAAAATCAGGTTGAGTGCCTAAGTGCATCAGTAATTGCCTATGGTAAATGTTATAAACTCTGCAAATTTTTGATGATTAAATGTTAAAGTCATATCATCCGAAACTATCGATGCATTATAAAATGACTGCATTACGCCGGAATTGGCATTTTTCTCTTCGTACACTCTATCACCAGTAAAACCTTTATGACAATGCCCGAAAACAAAAACCGGTGTTTCATTAAATTCAAAATCTATTGCATACCTTAATGCCTTTGAACCAATATCAGTACTAAAATCACCCAATGGCGTGTAAACTTTAGAAGAAATGATATTATACGGTGGCATATGTGTTAAAACAATATCCGGCATTATATCTTTATTTTTACGGCAAGTTTTTTGCAAAGCCTTTAAAAAGTTATCATCCGTTGTCATGCGATTTTTAACTTTTTCATTTTGCTGCACATTTAAAAAGGTTTTATCGGCGCTAACAATTTCGCTATAAAAGATGTCAAGAGAATCACCTTGATTTAACTTTGTCATAGGTAAAGTTATAAAACCCGTACCTTCCAACAATTTCACCTTATCTGCGGTTTTAGCATAATTTTTACTTTGACACTTAACATCTTTCCAAGAATAACGGTCATGATTACCTCGTATCGCACATACAAACTGGGCATTTGGAAACATTTTAAATACATGGTCATAAAGAAGCTTAGCTACATGATGCGCGGAACGCTTTACGCAATATTTGTCAAATTTAGCTTTCAGTTGCTCAATTTTTATCGCGCATTCCTCTATAGATAATGAATCATCAAGATATACTTGATTCATGCTCATTTTTGTATCTATAAGAAATTTATCATGAGAGGAGACATAGCTGTCGGCTATGTCTCCAGCAATAAGCACAAGATCTATATTAGGATCCACATAAGAAGAAAATTTACCACAAAATATATCTAAAAAATGTATATCTGATATCGCACAGACATTATATTTTGCTCTATTATTCATATTGCCATTCCCTATCACCACCAAAAATGTGTCCAAAATTCGCCAAATAATTTTTTAGCTTTATTCATGCGTTTTTCATATTTTTTCCATTCATCCCATTCACCCAAAGAACTTGGACGTTTAACCGACGGAATTAAATAGTACTGATTAAACAGATCCGTTTCCTCTTTTTCGGTTACTCGTTCTTCTAACATCCAAAGAATTTCGTCAATAATTTTGTTCCACTTTTCAAACCCGTCTTTATATTTCTCAAATATACCAGGATATCCTCCATTTAACTTCTTAAACCTTTTTAGCCTTGGGATTAGCCATCTTGCCATAGCTGATCCCAAGTCCCAAGTTTCGGAGTCGTCAAACCCTCGTTTTAGCAATTGTCTGGCATATTTGTTAAAGCGTTTATCTTTTGGAGTAAGTATGTCTTTTTTATTAAAGCTTAAACTTCCCTGATAAACCTTTGACTCAATAATATGCCTAACTTTCTTTAATTGGGATTTACGCAGTTTCTTCGACATAGCTTAAAGGTGTAATGCTTTCAATGACAAAATCGCTTCCTATAACTTCTGGATCATCAATTATATCATCAAATTCGTCGTTATAATCTTTCTCATTCGCAATTCTTTCAGCTTCTTCTTTAGACTTAGCGCGTATAACAACCTGTCCCGTTCTGATAACTTCCTGGGAATAATAAAATTCAACCAAATAATCCTTTTCCATTTTTTATTTTTCCTTCCTTCTGTTTTAAAATTTGAGCATTAATCTGTTGTTTTGGGGGTATAGACCAAATATCAACGGCCACTTTTTTTGTATACCTAAATTAACATTTACTTGCACCCCCATAATGTTTTATACCCTTTGTTTGGGTTTTATTAAATTATTGGTTATCTTCTTCTGGATTCACTTCCTCAATGTAATCAACATTAAAAGTATCATCACAGGTTTCTCCATAACAATCATACGCACATTGGACATCCTCAGAATCACTACCTCCTGCAAATAATACTTTTTCTAGCTTTCCTTTAGCTTCTTCCAAGCTTTTAGCCTTTACTGTAGCATCCCCGGAATATAATTCCGTAGCCGTACAACTAAAACGTAATTGATATGTATTCATATTTTTTCCTTAATTAAAATTTAAACTCTACGCCGCCTTCCAAAAGCTCTTTCTTATTTCGCTTTAAAAAGCTTATGAAATCGTCACATATCATCTTTAAAACTTCAATATCATCGTAAATGTAAGAGTCGTCGTTCGGGTCTAAAATGCTCATATAATCAAGGAGTACTTCCTCATCTCCGCTAAAATTAGCCATATCATTTTGAAATTGTGATATGGCTAAAATGTAGTCTTGTTTTTTCATCTCTATCTTTTCCTTATTTATTAAGTTAGCATTAAATAACTATATAAAAGGATTCTGTATCAGAATCATAGATAAATCCCAACTCCTCAAGCCTTTCTTTATCTCCATCAGGTATCGTTTCGGGATCTACTCCAACATGAAACTCTTCGATGTTGCACCAGCAAGGATAAGGAGTCTTTGTGTACGTTCTAAAAATCTTTAAAGCCTCGATGAATTTATCTAGAAAGTTATCCATTGTTATTTACCTCCTTTTTATTACGTTATTTGTCTCCTTTTTATTATGGTATTTGGCTAAGTCAAAGCTAATGTCAGAATCTATTTCGTCTCCCCAACTATCCCAACCATCAGCTTTATTTCTAGCAAATAATTCTATTCTAGGTAAATCACCTACTAATTCTATAATTTTATCTCTTACACAATTAGGTTTTTGTGAATGATTGCGTAGTGGACTAAACACAAGCTGTGATACATTAGGGCTAATCCTCTTAGGTTTTCCTTTAGTCGCTAATAAACAAGGTTCACTGTTGCCTCTAGTCCACCTTCCTAATCCAAAGAATAATCCGTCTCCAGATTTATTCTGTTTTATCCACTGAAAAGCTATGGTTTTATATTTAAATCCCCAAGCGTCAATAACGTCTAAGGCTTATTTTAGTTTGAGATACGTAGCCCACATAAACAATATACAGTCATCCGCAGCTATATCCTTAATTGGGAGTGACTGTAATTCAGAATCCGTCATTGTTTTATAATGACGAGCACAAGCACCTTGACAGTTCTTATCTTGATATGTCCAGGGAGGATCAGCGTAAATAATGTTATACTTTTTCATAAATTTTCCGCAAAGATACCGGATAGTTTATTTATCCGAAGGAATTGCGGAGCTTCCTTGTTAATTGTTTTTCTTGACAAATTTTTCAAATTTTGCATAAATAATTATAACAGTGGTTAAAGCTTATAAATATAGATTGTATCCAACCAAAGATCAAGAAGAATTACTCTTGAAGCATTTTGGTTGTGTTCGCTATATTTATAACTGGGGATTAGATTACAAAACCAAACATTACAAAGAAACCAATAAGAATATTGGATATATGCAGATTACTGGTAAAGACGGTGCATTATCTAAACTCAAAAAAGAAAATGAATGGCTAAAAGAAGTTAATTCACAATCTTTAATTTCTGCTTTAGGTAATTTAGATAGAGCATATACCAATTTCTTTGCCCACCGTTCAGGTTTTCCCAAATTTAAAAAGAAGGCAGATAAGCAATCATTTCAAGTTCCTCAACACGGTTGGTTTGATATCAAGAATAATAGATTACATATTCCTAAGTTTAAAGAAGGTATATATTGCAAGATTCATAGAAAATTGCCAATCGGTAGGCAAGGAACTATAACTGTGTCTAAAAATCCTTCAGGAAGATATTTTGTTTCTGTATTAGTAGAAATAAATGAAAACATTCCTGAAAGACAAATACCAGTAAAAGAAACAACTATTGGAATTGATTTTGGATTAAAAACTTTCTTAACAACTTCAAAAGGAGAAAAGATCTATTCTCCTGAATACTTAAAACAAAGTCTCGATAAACTTCAAAAACTTTCTAGAAAACATTCAAAGAAACAAAAAGGTTCTAAGAATAAAGAAAAGGAAAGAATCAGATTAGCAAGACTTCATGAAAAGATTTCAAATCAAAGATTAGATTTTCTACATAAATTATCTTCAAGACTAATTAGCGAAAACCAAGCTATTTGCATTGAAGATTTAAATATACAAGGAATGTCTAAACTTTGGGGAAGAAAAATAAATGACCTATCTTATTATACTTTCACCCAAATGCTTCTTTATAAAAGTGTCTGGAATGGAAAGACTCTAATTAAAATAGGTCGTTTTGATCCGAGTTCTCAAATATGTCATAAATGTGGTTATAGAAACCATAATTTAAAAATAACTGATAGAACTTGGGTTTGTCCAGAATGTAATTCTAAATTAGATAGAGACATAAATGCGGCTATCAATATTAGAGACTTTGGATTAAATGAATTTAATCTACGGCAGGAACTGTCGGAAGTTAAGCCTTTGGAGAGAAAAGCTCTGGCTAAAAGAAATCGAAAGAAATCTTTTAGTGAAACTGGTCTCGATGAATTAGGAAAAAAGATAGATCATAATGATCTTGAAGCGAGAGAAGCTTTAGCTTCCTTGTAGTTCATCTTGTTCTTTTGGGTTCGTAAATATAACTGGATACTTCTCTTTAAGTATATCCTCCATACTTTTAGCTATTACTTGAATATCAGGGTGAGCTCTTGGTGAAGTTCTAAGATCAAGAAAGTTTAGCAATGACCTTATATTCATAGTAGATATGATTTCAGTTTTTAGACACCCTGGCAAAGACACACGAGCTTGCTGGGGTTTCCAACCTAAGTCTAACTTCATATTATATGAAAACTCAGCACGTTTTATGTCTTCAAGCCAATTACAAACACACTTTATATCCTTATCGATATCTGGATTATTTAATTCATACAATACCGAAGATTCGTCCCTGGATTGTAACAAATTGTTTGCCTTTTCTATTTGTTCCCAGGTAATCCATTGAGGTTTCACAAAGGTTAGTCCCTTCTTAGAATCCCCGTAATTACAATACCTAGTACTTTCCACAGACAGACTTTGTATTCTATGTCTTGCATATTCCTGCAATACATCTCTTGAGGTTATTATTCTAAATGTAAATGATACATGTTCAAGAGTTGAAGTGTGTCCATTATCTAATACAAGCTTTATTATAGACTTCCATGAGTCATCAGTAATCTTGTCTTCAGACTTGTAACAATTCCTAATCGCCAGTTCCAACAATTTCATTGGCGATTCTTCGGAATTATCAGCAATTAATTTTGAATAACCTAAAAGTTCAACACTGGGTGCTATGATTTTCATAATTTTTTATTTTTTAACAAGGGCCACTGTTTTCCAATAGCCGTAAGGGTACATTTCTTGGATTTCAGCGCCGCAAATCTCGCACGCGCCTCTCCAAATAACCATTTGGTTATCAACATCTATTTCAGCAGGTTGGATATAATTGATATTCTCTTCATGACAAAATGGGCATTGCCCAGAATGTGTGCCTTCTATTTCTTGTGTCTCCATAAGTTAAAATCTCCGTTAAAAATATGTTTATCAACAAAGAAAAAAATACATCCTCCGATCAAATTACCAACTATAGCAGACCACACAGGATCTGCTATAGTTGCAATAACTGGAATTAAAATAATCGAAGAAAGTTGCCATCTAATAAGATAAAGCAAAAACCTCATTTGGTTTGATTCAGTTTATCCAAATCCGTTTGACTTGAAGTGGCAATTTGAAAAATCGCATCTTTTCTTTTAAACTTAAAATGTTTCTTAAGATTAAATTTCAACGACTTCACGACTTTAGTTAATTCTTTAATAGAAAAATCCAAAGATTCCAATCTTTCTAAAATTTGATACTTAAAAGGATCTTCTCGTTCTCTAATAATCAATTCAGGTTTATTGTTTTTGTCCATAACTAAAAATTACAATAGGATCCTAATAAAGGATCATTTTTTATGGCTCTTAATACTTTATTTGGAAGTCCTCTGTCAAGTAAATCTTGTTTACTGCTACATAAAGAAATATCTTCAAGCTCTTCTGCTGTAGAATACATTATGTGACCGGATAGTTGTGTAGGCTCTTGCCATAAACTAAACCCTTTAGGAGACTTAATAAAATATTTAAAATCTTCGTCATCCATCAGTATTGGAAATAGCCTATCTACATTGTAAGGCAAAATGGCACAAGTTGAGTAGTTAGCCCTTACGTCTCCATGCAAGTGCATAGCAAACAAAGTGAATGGATATCTATTAGAACCTTCATATTCTTCCTGAGTATAGTCATAATATGTTAATCTTACAGGCTTAACTACCCATGTCAAAGGTAAGTCATCATTGTAAGAATTATATGCTTTGTCCTCCGAAACTTTTATAGTGTCACCATGGTCATCACATGACCATAAACCAAAATCTTCTTTATCCATTATGGATACATGTATTTCTCCATACTTTTTTAAAGCATTTATAAACTGTATCTTATATTTATTTAAAGCTTTATTAGGAAAAGTCTTTTGAGATTCCTTAATGTCTTTTATTATTTTATCTAATTGAGTCTTCATAAGTTTTTAGGTTGATGAGATTAACACAAAAAATATCAAGGGGATATTGTCCCCTTGATATATCTTTTTTTTTAGATATGACTTAAAACTTATTATGTTTATTTAACTGGTTTAGCACCTGCTGGTTTTCCAATTCCTCCTACAAGAACCCCTGATTTCAATAAATCTATTAGAGTATCTTCCAAACCGTCTGGATCGAAGTCAGCCTTCTTTTCCCCCAGTTTAATAGATTTGATTTTAGATTTGAGTTCTTCAGAATCCCCGTCAATGATCATAACTCCATGTACGCATTCGCATTCACAATCTTCTTCCTCGTTGTCCTCATTGACTTCATTGACTTCATTGTCTTCGTCCTTAATGTTATTCTCGTCAGGATCTACAAAATATTCTAGAAGAAATGATAGCATAGCTTCAATATTTGCAAGACGCCTACAAATGATATCCAAATCGTTAGAAGATTTTGATTCGTTTGATTTTTTAGCAGGTTTTTTAGTTTTTGTTACTTTTATATTCATAAATATTTCCGCAAGGATACCGGATAGTTTATTTATCCGGAGGAATTGCGGAGCTTCCTTGTTAATTTTGTGTTTGAAAATTATGCAAATTAGTCCCAAGAATCAAAATCTACATCATCACTTAGTTGATGATTAACACCTCTATAATGACCTTCTCCGATTTCTTGATAGTTGTCTCTTTCTATATTCGTATCATCATAATAAATATCATTATGATTTGCAGGAACATAGTTACTGGCTCTATCCTTAAAACGACGCCTATAAACACCGTCTTCCTCTAAAACAAAATCGTTAACTTTTTTATGCGATATTTTTAACTTATAATCGTCTAAATCGTAATCATCAGCATATTCTTCGTTGGAAACCTTTTCCTGATCATCTGACTCCTCTAATTCATGAGACTCTGCAAGCAATGTCGAAACAGTATGTGGCACTGCTGTTGATTCAACATTTGTAGGAACCATGTCATCTATTTCCAAACTTACTAAAGTTTTCGCATGTGCTTTTGAACCAATTTCAACTACCAATCCATCAAAAAACACTTCAAACTGATCATTATTAAATGAAGGAGTTGAAGCGTAAAAACCCACAGGCGTAAACCTTAGATCCGAAATCAAAGCTTTAGATTCAGAAGATAAAGTTTTTAAATGTTTTGATGGAAATATTCCCCAAATTCCTGACAACGATGTGGCTTTTGAATTAGCTATCTGATTCTGTACAATGCCGCCAATTTTAATATTATAAGAACCGTCTTGATGACAAACTACAGGACATAAAATAAAGAAAGGTATGCCCCCTTTTAAAACTAAAGTAAACAACCTTTTAGCTGAAGATCCATTTGCGGAAGAAGTAATGCTTACATTATTTCGCTTAAAATACCCTTCAATTTCTAACCAATCATAAAAATTGGAATACTCTTCTTCGGTTAAACTATTATAAGGATCATCTAAATAAAATTCTATAGGAGTTTCAGAATTATACTTCTGAGCAAATAGCTTAAATACGGAATCATTATGAATAAAACCTTCGTCAGATATTCCTTTATCTTTTAAACTTATATCTACAACGATATTTACAAACGAAAACACATTTGAAGAATGATCTTTTGAAGATTTTAAATCTGCAGCTGTAGGTGATGCGGTTGAATCTGCTTCTATTAATAAGTCTGAGTTTGAATTTTTTGACTTAGACTTTTTACCACGCTTATTAACAGACACATTCGTTTTTGTATGCATCATTTCGGGTGCTTTCTTTACCCAAGAACCATCAGGCATTTTTCTATATCCTGAGGGGCGCCCTCGTTTTTTAGGTGTAGATGCATATTCCGACTGTGCGGGCTTTGGTTTAGATGATTGTGATTGTTTGGGTTCGGGCGTTATAACCCTAACCCAAGTACCGTCTGCTTGCTTTCTATAGCCAGCGGGACGCCCTCTCTTTTTGATTGTTTGCTGTTCCATTAAATTTATGAGTTTATAAGTCTAAGCCAGAAAACTCACCAGTTTATCTGGTGAGTAGTTAATAAAGTTCTTAAGCAAAGTTTTGTCCTATTAAAAGGACTTGGCAGGGATTAATAGTAGCATAAAAATATCTCTTATTATCAGGACCTAAAGCTTCATATCTGTCCACAGGCATAAAGCTTAATAAGACATGATCTCCAACTTTTAAAATATTTTTACGTTTTTTATTATTACAATTTATATCTTTAAATTCACCATTATCCATATCTCCTATGGAAATCACTAAAGCCTCTTTATTATAAAAAGTTTTACCTGCTGGGATAATAATCCCTTCACGTTCCATCTCCGCAGCTTGCAGCTGCCTAACAATAATTTTTCCTTTCGGAGCTTTTAGTTCGAGTTCTTTAATCATAGTATTAAAAAATTAAGCGCAGATTCTAAAAAATCTGCGCTTACGTCAAGAGAATTTTTTTTTAAAGTTTAAAAGAAATAATTTCCAAAATTCGGATAACTTAAACTATGTGTGAAATAGGGGTTGCCTGCTTTTGCCATACGATTACGCGCATATTCATATAATCTACCCACAGCACTAGGATCCGAATACATAGAACTTGCGGTTAAAGAAGGAGCAGCGCGGGAACGCCCATTTTGATCAATAAAACTTACAGCTTGTCTAATTTGTGCAGAAGGTGTAATTAATCCAAAATATTCCAATGCAAATGGACCATATTTATTTAATGTATTGGCCACAAATCCTCCCCATGTTTTATTAGAAGGATGCTTCTCGATTACCTGACCTATAGTTTCTGCTTTTGCTTCTGGAACTCTAATGTCTTCAGCTAAATTATTAACATTATTTACCAATTGTCTTGTATCTTTAGTAAGATTTGCTGCTCGCTTTATATTTAAAACCGAAGCAATCTTCTCCACAGCTTCATTATATTCCGGTAATGTATAATCCTCTATATCATTTTGTTTGATATACTTCCTCTTTATAATTCTACCGTTCTCATCACGATCCTTAAATAAAATTTCTCTACCTAATCTACTATAAAACTGAGGCGATAATTTTTCTTCAGGAATTTGAAACGCTACATTTCCATTGCCCTTATTTTTCTTAAAGGAATTATATGCATATAAAGCTGTAATTAGAGCTGCTAAACCTCCAATGTATGGCAAGCCTTTATTTGCTAAATCCAACCATTTTTTTGATGTTTCATTAGACATTGACGCAATTTCTTTATTTTGCAGTGCGGCCTCTAATTGATTTTTTGTAATTTCAACATTTTTATCCGCCAATTCATTCTGAATATCCGTGTAGTCCTCTACCGCATTAATACCTTGGGTAAATTTATCAATTCCGTATAAACCAAGTTGTTTTGGACCCATTAAACTTCCCAAAAGCTTTAAACCAGTAGCGCGATGGGCAGGGCTAAACAATGCAGCCGTACCTAACGCGCCAACTCCTGTACCGGTTAAATCAGCTAAGGATTTAGTGGTATCATTAGAGTATAAATGCGCATTTTCCCATTGAGCCATATTATGGCCCGCATAACCACCTAAACCAAATCCTAATAAAGACGGTAATTTACGAAAAATCTTTGATAATACTGCACTACTCATTGAAATTAACTTTCCACTTAAATACTATATTTTGATTAGCAACTTTCATATTTGGCGACGTTTTAGGTGGCAACTGTGTACTTGGAGGTGTAGGTAACCCTGCATCTTGAGGAGAATTGGCCGGAGCTGGCTTTGTATTTGTGCCTAGGTTTTGTGGTGTATTGGCAAAATTTGATACGTTTTGTTTCCATTGATCTGCAGGTGTTTGAGGACCTGGATCTTGTGAAGGTGGCGCACTATTTTCCATTTTAGATTTTTGTTCCTCGAGCGCAGCCTGCTCTGCCTTTGCAGCTTCATCCGCCCGTTTTTGTTTCCATTCTGCCAACATAGAATTAAAACGATCAGATCTTAACCCTTGAGACTTAATTGAAGGGCTTTTTGAGTCTGCATACTTTTTATAACCGCACTTTAACAATGCGGAATACAGAAGATCTTTTGCTGTATCTTTAACAAAATTTTGGGACATAATTTTACTTGTCTAAAAATATAACATTAAATCTTCTGTATCCGCAAGTTTTAAATTTAAGCTGATTTTTTAGTTAAAAACTTAACAAATTCTTTTATTTGCACAATCGGATAACTATGCAAAGGAGTATCAGGGATTCTATCTCCGTCTTTTTTCAACACGGAAATAAGCACCTTCCCCAAATCGCTATCCCTATCTTTTAAAAACAATCTTGGGAAATATAAAGCTCCGATATTTTCCGCTGTAATTGCAGGAGGATAATCGTAATATGCCAATCCTTTAACGGTTTGCCAATAATCGTTTAAAGTTGGCAACATTACATTCTTATAATAATTTGCCTGTTCTTCCTTTGCTGATACTTTTTCCATATGTAATTTAGTCTTCAAATTGATCTCTATGTTTCTTTTGATTAAATCCGTAGTAATCATCTTCAGATCCTACGTCCGTCTTCTTCATGTTTACAAAATCCAATTCTAAATCAATAGGAATCTTTGCCAAGATATCATCTTCTAACACTAAAAACAACTGTTGCTCTTGATCTGATATATAAATAACTTTATTATGCACAGATAAAATTCTGTCGCCTACTTCAATGCCTAAGCTTTGTTTATTTACATTGTCAGGAATATACACTATAACCCCTGTGACAGGGGTATCATTTTTAATCGAAAGATTACCGAAAGAATTAAATAAATCTGTTATTATGTCTCCGCTTTCAGTAACTTTATCTTTTAAAACCATTACCCTACCATTGGATTTAAAAGTAGGTTTAAAATCTTTTAAAAGCTGTTTTTTAACAACAATTTTTTCTGACATTATGCGGTAAAAGTTTCAACAGTAGGCAAAAATCCTATGTTGGTTTGTGTTTGGTTGTTTTCAAAAATTGTTTCTAAAGACCTTAAATTTAAATATTTAGGTCTTAAAGTTTTTACTTTTCTTCTTTTTATCCAACGTAATTCTTCAGGAATAAACCCTATAGACTGGAAAAACTCATCAGGTACAATTTTGTTTACATGTTTATGATACTTCCAAAAAACTAACTTTTGATGAATTGGAAAAATTCTATCTCCCCCATGACGATTATAATCACCTTTTACATCGACATAAAATTCATCATCTATCAATCGTATTTTTGAACTATTAAGAATTACTGAATTATAAAACTTTTCAGGGTTTACTTTAACCCAAAAATCCGCAGTATAGCTATGCTCTCGATAAACAACTTTTGTTTTAACTTTTTGCTTACCTGACTTTAAATTAACTATTATATCCTCTGTAGCTTTAGGAACTAACAAGAAAGACTCGGGTTGATATTGAAAATCTACAATTAACCCAAGTCTTTTTGCATCACGTAGAAAAATGTAAAACTGAATTTCTTCTTCAGAATCAAATGTGATCCCTTCAAAAATTAGTTTGTCCTTTTTTCTCATCACCCTGCAGATTAATTATCCAAAAATCTGCAGATTTGAGTAAAGGTTGTCAAGCCGTTATCAAAAGGATAATCAAAAATTTTATCAAGTTTGTCTTCCTGCTTTAACTTTTCAGCTGCTTCTTTGCGGAATGGTGCAAAAGCGTGCGCCCTGCTTAACAAATTATTAACAGCACAAATAACAGACATATCAGATCTTGCAAAATCATTATCCACTTCCTCAGATATTAAAGAAGCTAATTTATTTTGCAGTGGATATGCATGTAATACCTGTATACCTGCTGCAGGAATAATTGTTTCCTTTAGCATTGGATCTTTAGCAATTGCTGTAAAAGCCAACTGAATTTTCAGAGGTTCTGCAGAAGCAAACTTAGTCAAAGCACATTTGTCTGCAATGTCAAAAAGTTCTTCGATAGTATTAGCTTGTTTTAGTAAATGTCTATGTCCGTTAGCTACACTATGTACAATATTTTGTATTCCAAGATTGTCTGCACATTCATTTTCTGAGTAGTAAGCTAATTTTAGAATATTCTCATTTACTTCATCAGCTAGTAAATCTTTAACAGTAGAAGCTAACTTTAAAGAAGCTCCCTCATTGTCTTCCGAAGTTTCTTCAACCAAATTTCGTAAAAGTTCTTTTTTATCAAGTTCATTCTGTTCCCTTAACTTACGATCATCTGCAAATTCTAATGCAGGCTGTGGGACAATTTTTAAAGCCTCATCGTATGCGTTAGAAGTATTTAATAATGGATATTTATCCTTTAAAATTTGGCGTGTCATAATTGCCGAAGCCAACCCCCCTAAGAGTAAAATACCACCTAGACCTCCTAAAGCGCCTGCAAAAGAGCCGTATTTTCTCGTACGTCCAGTTACAATATTTTGATCTTGTAACTTCTTCAAAAGAAATAACTGGTCATAATAATCTTTTGTAATGTCAGCCCCTTCATCCTGTAATAGTTTCTTTTTTACGGAATTATATAGCTTATTTGCACCATAATAAGAAGCTCCCAATGCAAGAATACTTCCCAACACGTTTGCCATTACAGTATAGGCATCTCCATGGCGATCTTCTTCCGCAGCGTGTTTGACATTATCATCCTCTAAAGCATCTTTTATTAAAAGATTTTTTAAATCTTCATCTGTGGTATCTGCTGTTGTTCCTGTTACTCGCTTTGTTATACGTTTTTCTAAATTACGTTTTCGTTGTAAATCACGTAGTTCAGAAATGGTATTAAGTAAAAGACTAGTTCCTCCGCCTGCAGCTGCAGCCGTGAGAATTGTGGACAAAATGTTATAATCTGAGATATTCATGTTTATAAAGGCCTTTTAAATTTAAATGTGTCAAAGATTACTAAAGCAATAAAATTACCGGTTTGTTCAGAAAATTTTATGATACTGTTGCGTAGCTTTATGCAAGCAGATTCTCCTTGCGCTTGGTTTAAAAGTGATTGATATTGTTCTACATCTTCCGAATTTTTAAAGTCTAAAACTGATACACAAGTTTTAACTCTCTCACATAAATTTGGATACTGTTCCAATTGGTTTTTAATTACCGGCATTTTATTCCATTCAGGATAAACTGGCACAGTGTCTGAAGTAGCTTTTGCAGATATGTTGTTCTCATCATTATTAATTAAATCTTTTGTATAATCAATTAATTCTACAGATTTTGCCTGACTGGATAAATTCTCATCAGATACAGTCCGTGATGCATCTATTATCACATCTGAAGCAGCTAAGGCATTAGATACTTGGGCAAGTTCTCCTATCCCTTCGCCTGGAGATTCTAAATCTTCAAGTTTGGATAGATCTTCTTTAGACATTCCATTAAGACTCATAGTTATCTTCAGGACCTATAGACAGCCCTTCATCTCGTAATCTACGAACAACGTCTGCAGCTAAAGTTCTATAGGCTATATTCTTGGCTTTTTGTTTTTCTACATCTGCAGAGTCTTCATTGACACTTTTTTCTGCAAAGTACGCGGATCCGGATAATAATGCTCCGATAATTGGAATTGCTGCTAATGCCAGACCTGGCAAACCTCCCACAACGCCAGGTAATGCTTTTGCTGCAGCTCCAAGAGCAGGATTGCTTGCATGTTTGTACATACCACTAACGGAATCAATAGAAGCATTAATGCAAGTGTTTACCACATTATGATAATAACTATTCCATTGGTTACTGTTTGCAGATGCAACCTTAGTAAGCACCAAAATTTCCGGAGCATACTCATAATTATCTGTAACCCTAAGTAGATCAGCAAACGAAGCAGCGAGTTTGGTATATACATGATCTACCAAATCAGGCTCAGCAGCTTTATCTGCATTATTATATTGTTCAATTACTTCAGAAGAAATATTTTTCGGAGTTACTCCGTAAGAAAATAATTCCAAAGTAGTACCAAATTTTTTAAAAGTATTATTAGACATTTCTATAAATATTTTAAAGCAGCCTTCCAAAAGTATCTCTAAATCCAGAATTTTGTAAAGGATTAAATGCCGGGGGTGTCAAAGAATTATTTATGCCCATTGTTCTTCCCATAAGTCCACCTAATATAGACATAATAATAGAACCCTTTAACCCCATGTTAAACAACAATTTGGCTACCACTGCACCTAAACCTGCACCCATTGCTGTAGATGTGGCTGCATTTAATTGAGATTGAATGCTGTAAGGTAATGTTTGTACATAACCAATTAAAGCCATACGTTGATTATAAGGTAATGTATAATCCTGTAGTAACCTTTGCTCTAAGCCTCCCATGTAGATTTCTCCCCTTTTTGTTCAGAACCTAACAACGCACCTAATAAGGCGCCAGCACCGCCTACTGCTAAAGCCCCTTTTAACAGAGACCGTGATAGTGTATCTTCAGGATCTCGATATTCAGGAGGTAATCCTCTATTTCTCCACCAACGATATCCAGCATTTGCTAATGCTCCTAATGCCCCAAAACTTAAAGCACCTCCCAATGCACCTTGTATTGCACCGCCCTTTGCAGATTGTCCTGTAATATATAAAGGATTAATGGGTTTCGTAATATCAAGTGCAGCGTCTCTAAACTCTTCAAATTTCGATGGATTATACACAAATTGTGTACCAGGCTTAACCTCGGGAACATTTTTCCAATCAACAGCAGAAGATTTGACCATAGAACGTGGAAATATTTCTTGCCCTGCACCTGTACCAGTGCTGACATTAGAGTATTCGTATGTGTAAAAATTCGGCGGAAATTGAATGCTTGAACCTGAGTCCATGGTATTTTGTGGAAAGCGATTGCCTAAATCGAATTTTAACTTAAAATCACTAACTTTTGGCAGACTATTAATTTGACGCGAATTATCATTCACCCCAAATTCTACATCTGTATCTCCATCTTTTACTTTAACACTATCTGCAGTGTCAGTTCTTAGCTTTGTAGTTTTACCTAAGCTAAGGTCTTTAAATAAAGAAGAAAAAATATCAAATGCTGCTTGTGTATTTGAATTAGCCATTTAAGTTATATCCATTCTGTTCTTTCATTAGGGCATAGCCTTGATTCCTCATTTGATCTCGTTCTTTATTCATATAAGACCTCACCAATGAATACAAGGTAAAGTCAGATTGTTCAAGCTGTTGTAGTTGCTGTCTCGATTGGCCTACTGGCATCGCTAACAGCTGTTGTGCTATGCCCATGGCCCTTTGTTCCATTGTCAGCACGGAAGTGCTTGGAGCAGCACCACCTGCAGCCATAGAGTTATCTTGAAGTTCAGCTTCAAGATTCTGGCGTGCTTCTTGCTCCTTTTGAATTTCTTCTTGAACTTTCTGTTGCTCAACTTGTATCTGGGCGTCTTCACGCTGTCTTTGAGTGATGGAACTGATTGGATCGGTAATACCCAACGATTCCATAAAGGTTTTATACGGAAGCAACCCTTGCATACCAAGATTCATCTTGGCAGCTTGTGTTTCAACGTCGTCAATAATCCTCGGTTGTGGCAACTCAACTTCAACAGGTTTTTCATTAAAAATCTTCTGCGTCTTTTTTAATACCCATTTGCCCAATTTATTAAATTGGTTATAGATATACCAAAAGTTATTTTGTAACACCTTTAAAGATGTAGGTAAAACCTGCAAGTCTAAAGACAAATCATACAAACGCGACGGAAAGCCTGCACCATTAAGCAATTCTTCTTTTTCCGCATTTATTATGTCTTTACTAATATACTGTTTGCCCGTGCCTCCCAACTCTTGATAATTCAATGCAAAAGGCGCTACTTGCCAAGTTGTTGGATCAGCCCTATAATTGGCAACCATACGAGTCATTTGATCCCTGAACATTACTGCGTCAAAAGATTGAGCAATACTGTCATTACCTCCTTGTAATGCATGTGGATCCAAAGATATAACTCGAAGCGGTGTTACGTAATCCAAAGCCAACATTTCGTCAGCCTTTGAATAAAGTAGCAATTTATAGATTACACGAAAGTTTAACAAGAACTCTGATATACCCCAGCCGTCACGTGACAACCCAGAAATTACAGGACCTCTAAAATGAAATAATTCACCTTTATTAAATTTAAAATCCTGATTTTTATTCAAAGCTTCCAGCATAGAACGCGGAATCGTGTTAATTACGTCAAGTACTCCTCGTTCCACTTGCTCTCTTATGTCTTGATCAAACTTCCAAATATAAGTATTTTCCCCGTTAATTCTACTATGAATGATCCTAATATAACGAGGGTCAATAAGCATTAAGCGAAAGTTTTCTTTACGCTTATCGATCTTATCTATAAACTGACAAGTAATTGTACCTTGAAAATTATTTTGAGGATCGGGAACTGTAAAAGTTAAATCTTTTGAATTATACTTAACTAAACTAATATTATCACGAAAATCTGTAAAAGTATAAAATTTGCCGCTAAATTGCGGACGGGGATCAATTAAAATTCGACGAAATGGTACGTATAACCTTATAAAGGCATTCCCATAACACCCCCATTCATCCCCAATATTCTGCATAATCTGCTTTATATCAAGAATATCGTTAAAAAATGCTCTTAAAGATTTTTGCGTAGCTTCATCGCAATTCTTAAATTCAAAATCCGATATAAAAAATGACGTAAGTCTACGAACTACTTGACGAAAAATCGGAACATTGGCATACAGCCATTGACATAGTTCAAACCCTTCGCTTAGAGTTCTAGGAAACCATGCCGATGAAGGCATGAAAACAGGATCCCTAAACTTTGAAGCATAGGGAGAGAAAAAATCGGATATAATAGGCCTATCAGACATCTTAATTTTCAGGCTTGGAAAGAGGCAACTCAGCTACCATACTCGCAAAATCTGGACAATTATCAGAAATATTCTCTTTCTTGTCTTTTATAAGTTCTTCTTCTGATACCTCTTGCTGAGAAGATTCATCTTTGACTACTACGCCTTTTTTTATCATATTAAGTACAATTTTGCTCAAAAGTATAACTACGTCAAGCTTTTGTTGTATGCTGTGGAATATAGAAAAGAAATATATTATATTCTACATTACCTAAATCGACTAAAATTTTTGAAGACAAAACCCGTAAATTAAATTCCGTATAAATATCGGGTTTACCCTCCTGAGGTAATTTAATTACTGCCTCTGTTCCAGGATTTACCTCTAAAGTAAAATCTTTTGGATCAACAATTAAACTGCATAAATTGCCATCCAGTTGAAACTTAATAAACTTAAAGTTATAATTTATAACATTCGGAATAACAAAAATGCCCTCTGATTTATCTAAAGGTTCTGTGGAAGTTATGGCTGGATAATTATTAACTTCAGGAGTTAAAGAGACTTTTGTTAATAAATTTTTTACTTCAAAAATATCCCTATGAATGGCATTTAACCTTTCTACAATTGTTGCATCCTCTGCAGGCAATTCCTTTTTAAATGCTTCAGATTTTTTTATTTCTTCAATTGCTGTATCAACAGGGACTGGGTTAACATTGACTTTATCTTCCAATGAAGTGTTTGACACAACAGGAAAATTTTTAATAGTTACTCTGCTTTTTACATCTACAGGTTGAATGCTTTTAGAAATATTAGCAAACATGTCTACTGAAGATTTTGGATCCTTTATACTACTCATGGTTTTTAAGTTGTTTTAATCAAAGTTGTATTTAAGTCTACTATTCTTAAATATTTTAAAATAATTGTAGCTGTCAAGGAATCATACGCAACCTTGTTTAAGTTCTCTGCAGGAATTGTGCTATCTGCTAAGCAGCTATAAATTTTATTATGCCACAATCTAAAATAAATGTATAAAATTTTGTCGTCAGATAAATTTATAGTTAAACACGCATGTTTTTTATCCCCATAAATAAGCAAATCCATACGAATATCCGGAAATTCATTAGATAAAAATTTATGGATAAAACTTAAACTCATTAGATAATCACCATAATTGTAAATCAATGATTTAAAAAATAACTTTAAATTATCTCGGGTGACTATTTTTTCCGGACATAACAGATCAGACACAGGGTTAAACGGCACGGTTTTGGAAGAAGGTGTAAATATAAAACTTGTAGGATTCAATCCTGCAGCATTAAAAACTTTCTCCAAGGTATACAAAGATGGAGTATCACATACCTTTTTGAGATAATAAATAATACCACGCTGAAGACCTTTTCCTGTTAAAAACCCTTTTAAGGTTAAATTATTAGCACGTGCAACAAATTTTAAAGCTTCATCTAACTTCTTTAAATCTACCAACATGTCCAAGATAGGAACACAAAAATACACACACTGCAAGACATTTCAAGCAGTGTGTGCTTAAAAAGAACCTATGCAACAAAAGCAAAAACTACTTTAAAGAAGCTAGGGCTTCTCTAATAGCATCCTTGCAGCTAGCAACCTTTTGAGTATAACGACTGCCAACATCGTCAAAATGTGCCGATGCAATTTTTGTTAACTCAGGCACTTGTTCTTTTGAAGCGCCGAGAATCTTGCACTGATTTTTAAATCCAAGCACATAAGCTTGCTTTATTTGTTGCTGCATCTTTTGAAATTTCTTATCCATAGAATTATTATAGAATAATTAAGCAAAATTATTTCTTAAACGTCAATAAAAAAGTTTATTGTTTTGATAATACCTTTTTGTGCATCCATTACAAAACAAATCTGACGAGCACGGCTACTTAAGTTTAAGTTATCCGCATAATCATCCGATGGCACTAAAGTAGGCAATTGAATAAATTCAAAAGACGACATCTCTTTTTGATTATAATGGTGCCTGTCTCCCATAAAGAAATAGCGATTTAAAACTGGAGATTTAAATTGCGCTACCTTTTCTAAGAGTAATTTTTGTACATAATTTTCTTTGGATTTATCATCACTTGGCACCTTACTATGATATTTTGCAGATGCACCATGTTCCAATACACAAGCATTCGCTCCATATTGGAAAATCAACCAGCGAGATGAGCCGATTTCAAAATCCATAACATCCTTAAACATTTGTTCAAGGCAAGTAAACAATACCCAATCTCCAAATGAATCATGATTCCCACTCACAGCTTTAACCTTTATCCGTGAAATACCCTTCCAAATTGCCGCAAGTTGCTGTAGGAAATAAGAAATTGATTCCAAGGCATATTTAAATTGAGTCACACCTCTAGGATTTACAATTAATTGAGTGCCTTTGTCTGTAAATCCTGTAATTGAATGTAAAATATCCCCAAGGGAAATAATAATACATTCCTTCGGTATAACGCGCATATTTGAAAGTTCATCGACAATTTGTTTAATATAATTATCGACGGCACGTTTAGTACTTTCTATAGTCCAATCCTTATCAGAATAAAACACATTATTCTTATCTGTAAATACTCCGAAATGAAGATCAGATAAAGTAACAACAAACGCTTTATCCTTTGCAAATTTACAAGAATTTTTTCCTATATTTATTGATTTAGGCAAACAATCCTGAGTAACTCTGGGAAGTTTAAACGTCGAAAGCACATCCTTTATAGGATTATAGATACATTGTTCAAACTGAATCCACTTATTCGCATTTAACTGTATCTCTTTCCACTGTAGATGATTATATTTTTCAGCTACACGAAATTTACGAATTGCTGCCAAATCTTCAACAACCTTTTCATCATCATTTACTTCAGTCAGATAAGACGATGTAACAGGCAAGGAATTATGCCTAAATCTGAGCTTGTGTAAAATCTTCTCTAATATGAATGTAGGAATCTTATGTTTTAAAGCAATTTCCGAAACCGTGAGAGGATTGTTATCAAAATTGGAATAATCCTGTAAAATTGCAAACAGTTGTGTCTTTTTAAGCGTTATTACATTAGCTATATTTGCAACATTAGTGAAATCAAACACATAATCTTCAGTATTTGGATTATATAAAACCCCGTCAGCTTCTACTATATATTCCGAATTATCTGTGCTATGTTTAATACCAGAATCGGAAATATCCGCTGTAAGTCTCCCTTGCAATGTAGCTAAAAGTTGGAATTTAAATTCTTTAAAACTGCCAAAGACTTTTGCTATGATTTTATCAGAAGGAAATGACGAAGAATCACCCTTTCTAGCTTCCCTATAGGCATCCCTTGTGAAAACTTTTGCAACCTCAATAACCTCCTCTTCCGAATTTAAGTTAGCTCTTAAAAGATCTATAACCTTTTCTATTATTTCTTTTTGGTTCATATTTTAATGTTAGTATTCTTAAATTAAACCGGAAAACTTACAATATTGTCCTCTATTTCATCAGGTGTCATCCAAACCTTTTTACCGGTTTTTCGATCCCTTAATAAAGTATATAATTTTCCGTTTTTACCAATTCTTGTCATAGAAGCTAGCCTAACGTCAACTCCTATTTTCTCTGAGTTACCAGTCCAATAAGGTATTCCCTCTGAACCATAACGTATAACAAACATACCACCGGAAATTTTCAAGCACCAAATTTGACCATGAAAATATTTTACATAACAATTGTCAGGCACAATTTTTAAAGATTGTTTACATAAATCCTGCTGTACAGAAAATAAATAAATATCTTTTAAAGGATTTTCTATAAGATCTTTTGCTTCAACAATCTCATATTGTAAATCCTTTGCCAAATCCGGATTCGTTATTAAAACACGGTGATCAGGCGTTGTTTCCTGAAAAATTACTCCATTGTCAATGCCAACAATATTCCCTTCGTATTCTTGCAATATGATTTTATCCGGTTCTGTGAAACCTATGATTCTATCGTCATGCTTCCAATAACCAATTTTATCTTTTAAAGTTATATCCTTTATAGATTTAAATCCAGTCTCAGTTAAAATCTCATATCTAGGATTAAACACCAAACATTCAGGGCCCACCACGGCATCAATCACTCCAAACTGACTTGGGTGCACATTTTGCGCCTCTTCAGATACTAAATCGGATGATGAAACTCCCCCAGGACCAAAAACCGTCACTCGTGATTGTTGATCAAGATTATAAACCGGATTAATTTCTTCTGATGGCAAAGACAAAGGATTACCTATAATATGCCCAGTGGCATAAGAATCAAAAGCTCCGGACGGGAAGAATTTTAAACTGCGATTCTTGCTTAGCTTAAACATTAAAGCATTGCGCAATTTTCCAGCATCCAATCTGACCCGTTCAGCAATTAAATCATCAGGCCCTAAAATCTTTTTAAATCTTAAAGAATCTCTTTCGTCAGAATCCGTATCTCCGCGATTTATTGCTAAAAGTTTTTTTGTAGCTTTGATAACCGAATCCAATCCTACTGAAGCTCTTGGGGTATTCTTGTCCATTTCCGCCACTTGAATTTTCGGAAATGGTGAAGTAGATGCTTTTTTATGGGTGCTAAACTTAAACATAATATTAACCAGTCTGCTTACTACCTATTGGCATTTAAAAGAGCGTTGCGCGACTCATTATATTCTGAGGCATACTCCTTTATATTTGGAATCCCTCCTTTATAATTTGCACGTAACTCATTAAGTAGCTTCACTCGATCCTGTTCAGGAGTATTTTCAATACGTTTTAACAATTCTGGATTATTGCGTATATAGTTTTCAAATCCAAAGTCTTGCAAATATTGATATAATCGCCCCTGATCATCATCAGATAAATTCGCAAATTCAGGATTATTTTTTAAGAAAGTTTTAAAATTAAAGTCCGTCTTATACGCGTTATCTATAGAATTATTTCCCCATGGCAATATGGAAGCCCCTAAAGCACCCTCTACTGCTCGACTTGATAAAGAACGTGCGCCTCCTGGAACTAATAATTTAGCCACACCTCCCACAGCCGCCACAGGGTTAACTGAATATTGAATGCCAGGTTCTAAAAGATTTCTAGAAACCCAATCTACAGTTTTCCCTAAGCCCTTACTTCCTGTTCGAGCGGCAATTCTGGAAGCGGCTAAACTACCACCTCGTGCAACTAAACCGCCCGCACCACCTACAGGTAAGGTAGCTGCAGTTGCTGCAGCAGTAAGGCCTGCACTAAGAGCATTGTTATCAATTTCATTTTTAAGGTTATTTGCATCTTGCGCTGCATTGCGAGCCATAGTATTGGGATCGTAATAACCTTTATATGCATTAAGACCTGATGAAAAATAACGCAACTCCGGATGTTCCTTCATCATTTGCTGCACTTTTGCATGTAGATCAGGTTTATTCCCTTGCATAACTTTAGAGGCAATAGCGCCAAATGGAGACACATATTTCAAAGCTTTAGGAGCATTATAATACAAGTCTGTAGCAAAATTTGCAGAGGAATTAATAACATTTTTCCCCATTCGCACCAGGCCATTATCCTTTTTATTAACTTTTACAAGCTCATTATCTTTGACAGCATTTGAAACATAATTTTCTTTTGCCAAATCATTTACGTTTTGCTTAAATTCTCGTACAATTTTAGCATTATTTGGATCTTGAGCCCAAACATTTGCTTCATCTTTGGTGACGGTGTTCTTTGGAATGTAGATTGGAGCGTAATCCGCAAATTTTTTAAAATTACTAATGTTAAACGACATATATAAATTATCCTAAATTTCTTAATTTAATTTCTTCATCAATTTGCTGATTATCAAATGCCTCTTTTAATTCAGCAATCATTTCATCCCTGTTTGTCGCTTTTGAAATGCGTTTCGGTACCAATTTACTATGAACTTTGGCTAAAGCTCTTGGATCGTATCTACGTTTATTACGTGCTAAAATATCCGGACCCCAGGCTGATTCCAATTCTTCATCGGATATACCAAGATCATGTAGTATCGAGTAAAGATTTGAACTGGATTGTCCGACATTTAATTTATAAATACCAGATGAGGGGTCTAAAGATACCCTGAATCCGTTGCCTGTACCCCTCTCCACATTAAACTGTGATTCTAATTCGCCATTGGATTTTCTTCGAGAATAAACTCCAGGACGCAGCCTCATTTGTCTTAAAGTGTTGTACTCGTTACCATTATGAATAAATGTGCCACGTTCAGTATAATACGGAACTCTCATTAAAGTTCTTTCTGGAGCTACATCTAAGAGTTCGCCAGTTTTTGCATCATAAAGATACAAATCTCCTCTAACACTATTTGCTAAATATTTATTTTGCAATAAAGCCTTTTTTTGTTCACCTAAAGTATATCTTTTAAGCTTTGGAATATTTATATTCTTTACTTCTAAACGCACACCACCGTATTCCAATGGAAAGCTTTCCTTTAATGTGGCCTGAACCTTATTTTCCAAAGATGATCTTACATAATCACTATCATCAACAGTGTATGTCTCTTTATTTAACGTATCTTTGTCCTCATCAGGAATCATAATAATTATTATACTGCAAAAATTAAGGCAAATTTTCTACTGAAATGCAAACATAATTTAAGGGCGTCTTAATTGGCGCCCTTAAATTATTAACTAAAGCATTTTAAACTTTTTAAAGCTTTTTCACATAATACATTCCCTTACGAATATCGGACACAATAGCTTTAAGATCTTTTATATAATCCATCGTTTTGATTGGTGTCTTTTTAGAGAGTGACGACAATTTAGCCCTAATAGCTTCAGCATCGTAAACACTTACCGAAGAATCACGGAACTCAATCGAAAAATCTTTTTTGTCACCATCAAAGGAAAGAATCACAAGATCTCTTGTTGCTGAATCCTTCACGTTTCCGATATCTGCAGTAAGTGAAGAATCTTTGTGCACATATTCCATCAGTGTCTTATAGGATCCAAAATCTTTTGACAAAACACGTTGAGTACGCAGAATATCTGGATCTTCTTGATCTTCTGGCCATTTAATATTGGCATAACCACGATATTCAGGACTATCCATATTGTGCACAACTTTATCCACAACAATATCATAAGCAATGCCATTAACATCAAACTTAACCCTCATAGGATTAGTAGCCATAAATAACTGAGTCTCTACAATCGCATCCCAAAGTTCATCTGTAGCAGGCACTGTGACTTCCAGGGTACTATTGTCATTTGTTCTAACAACAATGGGAATACCGATTCGACGAAGTACCTTTGGAATATAAACAGCTCCTCCAAAGACAGAACCATTCTTATTCTCCAACATCTCTGTTATCCCTATGGGATGTCCTAAGCGAACAATTGTTACCTCCTTGCTTTTAAAATTCGTATAACAAGGCATTGTATCTATACCACTTAAACGCTTATCTATTTGACTATTATATTCTTGATTTATTTCGTTCATTTAGACTCCTTCAGTGTTTTACTCTACTTCTATCGTATTAAAGTTAAATTGGCGAAAAGGATTAAGTGTCAATTCGCAAACATTCGCATATAATATCTGACGTTCCCTAACGTCCTCAATTAGTTCAGTTAACAACTCTTTCCAATGTTTAGGATCCAAAACAATTTCAATTAAATTTTCAGAATTAACAGATACGCTAAAATCCGATACAGAAAATAACATATCACTGATAAACTCGTTAAAAATTTTCAGATCTACAATATCTTCCTCTAGTACTTCTGGCGTAACTGTGAAGAAGTAAAACTTTTCGTCTGGAGATTCCTCTTCTGTGTACTCTTCCATGTAAACTGGAACAGTCAAACTTCCTGCACGAAGAATGCATTGTTCTCCGCTATTTATAATCGTATCTACGAACTTTCTCTTATCGCTGTTGTACATTTTATATATGTCGTGAAGTGTTATGTCTTTTTTAGATTCTTTAGTTTCTTTTTTCATTTTCTTTTTTCATTCTAATTATTTTTCGGGAGTGAACAACCGTCAAGCTAAAAATTTAGCGGCTTCGGAGTAAGATTACTCCTCGTTTTTCCTGCTTCTACCTGCCGTTGCTTTTTAGGGCGCGGACGCCGTTCATCCACAATGGGACAGTCCACAGGCTTTACTTCCCCGCGTTCCACGGGTAGAGCTTTCAAGCCAAAGTTTTTAATGTTACAAGCGGCGTTTAGATCTCGATCGTGGAGACTCCCACATTGCGGACACCGCCAACTTCTATCATTTAACCTCAATCCTTCATATACATATCCGCACTTGCTACAAGCTTTTGAACTTGGAGCGAAGCGATCTATACTTATGAGGTTGATCCCATACCACCTGCACTTATACTCAAGAATACTGCGAAACATCCCAAACGAAGCGTCAGATATGCTTCTTGCCAGCTTTTTGTTTTGTTGCATACCTCTCACATTCAGGTCTTCAATACATATCGTGCGCACTTGGCTATCGTGCGTAAGTATGCTTGTCACCTTGTGAATATGGTCTTTGCGCTGGTTGCTTATTCTTTCCTGTATACGAGCTAATTTTATCCGTGCTTTATCGCGATTTGCGGAACCTTTCTGTTTTCTGCTTAATTGCCGCTGTCTTCTTCGTAATAGTTCCAGCGAGCGAGCCAAATTCTTGGGATTATCAAAAATCCTGCCGTCGGAACATACGGCAAGCTTCTTAATCCCAAGATCTATTCCCACGGTATTTTCCTCCTTTATCTCCGAAACCGAACGTTCGGTAATATTAGTCTCAACGAGAACCGAGGCAAAATATCTTCCGGACGGATTCATGGATATGGTCACCGTTTTGATTTTTCCCGCAAATTTTCTGTGCAAAATCGCGGGAATACTCTTTGACTTAGGGATACTTATTGTTGACGAACTAAAATCTACGCTGCAATGTTGGGGACATTGAAAGCTTTGTCTGTTCTTTCGAGATTTAAATTTCGGAAAACCTACCGCTTTCGGATTTTAATTCGCTTCGCATCTTTTTCATCAGATCAAATTTGCTCAATTTCTTTTTCTTGCTTTCATATTCAGATTTTTGGATGCTAAGCCCCCAATTATACACAAAACGACAACACCCAAAAGTCTTGGCAAACAAGACCTTTTGCTCGTCAGTCGGGTATAATCTGTATTTGTAAGCTCTTAACATTTATGACTCGAAAAGAATACATAAGCAAAAATCATTCCAAATTCCCTTTAAAGGGTTTAGCAAATCTTTCTTTTAGCTTTTGATCGTATAATATCTCTTCAATTAAAGGCAGTGCAATTACCTCACCTTGCTTTTTATTGGTCAAGTCAAAATGTTCAGGGTGACAAGATGGACATTGCAACAAATGATAACATTTTCCAGGTTTAAATTCAAAACCGTTCTTAGGGTTAATTCCAGGCTCCATGGCCTGTTTAAATTCTTTACACCCTACACAAACTAACTTCCATAATTTATTTTCATTTACAAGTTTCCAACAATCAGGACAAATATAAGCTGTGACTCCTTTGACTACTGGAGTATCAAAAATAATTAATTTTGAATAACTTACCAATTTTCCGCAAACTTTGCACTGATATGAGCCTTCTTGAACGTTCTCAGCACCAAATAACTTAACCGCTTCGTCTTGCGTCTTAACGCTTGAAATTAGATTTTGTAAACCTTCAGAAGCCTTATTTAAGGCTCCCAAAAGTTTATCTTGTTCGATATTTTCCATTTTTAGCTATGTGTTTCAAAGTATTTATCTAAATACTCTGCCTTATATGGATCAGGAATATCAACAAAATTTTTTACCTCTTCAAGCTTTAATTTCTTTTTTTCACGCTCTTGCTTAATTTTTTCTTCACTAAATAGGGACATATCTCCAATAATCTTAATTGGTTGACTACGAGAAGGCATTTTTACATCTATCCAACCTAAATTTTGAAATTTAGTTAAATTAGATTTAATCGTATTTACATTAGATGCACCAACTTCTTCTGCAAGATATTCTAAATCAACTTCAAAACAAGAAAGATCAGTATTATCAATACCTATTAAATCAATCTTCTCTTTATACAATGCAAATTTTTTACCTACACCCGAAGACGTATCATCAGGACAGTCAAGAAATCTAATTCGAGTCTCTGTAGTAGGTTCAGCGCGATCAATTATCTTAAACCCTTTCAACGCTTCACTAATGCCCCCAATACACATAGGATGAATACCAATCTTGTCTGCCAACTCTTTTAATGTAGCAGTAACCATATGCGTACTGGGATTCTGAAATTGTTTTAAAGCGTCAAAAAATTTATAGTAATAACGAATGTCAGGAAATGCTGTTTCGATAAAAAAGTTTTGTGTATTTAATGTACGATAATCCGCCAACAAGACACAATCACAGTCACAACCGTTGCGACCTCCTCTGCCGAACTCCTGAATTAATTCCTCCAGACTTCCTGGAAACGAACGTAAAATAATTCTGCCAATATCAGCTTTGTTGATGCCCATTCCAAAAGCATTGGTAGCAAAAGCCACACGAATATTACCGTTGAGAAAATTTGTTTGATTGGCTTTACGTTGGGATGGAGACATTTGTCCTGTGTACATCATGGAACCCCCAACAATTGCAGGACCATAAATCCTGTAAAGATCGGATACCATATTAACTGTAGAACAATAAACAATACTAGGAACCAATGGAGCTTTATTAAGTTCCCGAAATACCCAATCATCAGCCTTGTCCGATTCAATTTTTATCGAACGAAAATGTAAATTCGGTCTTGGGTAAGACTTAACTAACTTAGGCGTATCCTTTAGATTATAAATTTCTCTAACGGCCTTTTCCACATCATCCGACATCGTAGCTGTTTGACCAAGAAAAAGTTTAGGACAAACACGTTCCACGAATGGCGCTATCTTTTTATATGAAGATCGAAACGAGGTAGCCTGTTCATAAGCGCAATGAATTTCATCCACCACAACAAAATCAGGAGGGACTCTATCCATTAGCTCTAAAAATTTTTTATTTTGCAATCTTTCCGGAGCCACAAACAAAAAGTCCAAAGCACCCTGCTCCCATTCGGCCATGGCTTTATTCGCTTCTGTTAATGATACTCCCGAAGATACTACGCCTACACGCACTCCTCTCTGCATCAACTCTTTCCATTGGTCTTGAATTAACGCTACCAAAGGAAAAAACACTATGGTTTTATGCCCCATCGCTAAGGATGGGGCAATATAGCAAAAAGATTTGCCAGAAGATGTACTAGATACAAGCAGCAAATCTTGACCTTTTAACAAATGGATTACAGGTTCAACTTGATTAGGCCTTAACGAAGGATACTCAAACACCTCCAATACCTTCTGCAGATTACGCATATAGGTATTAAAATCGCGATGCGTTTTATCTAGAGATGCCAAGATTCGTCTCTTCTCAAAAATCGAAGTTTTACCATTTGTCGAAGGTAGTGGATTCGATAAGGTTTTATGTGTTTCAGTTATAGTTTCATTCATGTATTTTTGCTGTATATAAACCTTTCGTTATTAGTGGCGTGGCCTCCCGATGTCCAAGAATGTCAAGTTCTGGTTTTTTAGTGAGGGCACCTACCTGAAGAGATAGGTGGTATTTGTCTTGTGCCGATTATGATGTACGTTATTAGTGGCGTGGCCTCCCGATGTCCAAGAATGTCAAGTTCTGGTTTTTTAGTGAGGGCACCTACCTGAAGAGATAGGTGGTATTTGTCTTGTGCCGATTATGATGTACGCTTTGAAGATTTATTTTGATCACAAGGTTTGCGCGTTCGTCGTCGAAATTCTACAGTTTGATATAACCGTGACAGCTTTCGTCGAGCAAATTTTGATTTTAAATTGTCAAATCTCGATTCTCGAGCACAGTCTGATTGGCTATCTTCATCTGTTGATAGAGGATATACCTCGTACCAATAGACATATTTCCTATATTTTTCGTCCGTCAATGCCTTATGATAAGTAAGCTTTTTTTGTTTCACTAACTCTAATAAAGCCTTATCCATTATGATTATGCCATCACATGGACAAATACGAAGCATATAGTTTATTAAAAGTTAGTGATTATAAACTAAACTTTACTTGTAAATTTCAGTAAGTTAAGCAACATTCTTTAAAGTTGTATTAAAAATGATTTCAAAGAAATCAGCTGTCTGCATTCAGGAATAAATTCCAGATCTTCTTTGGAATTATATTTTTCCAAAGTATAATCTGCAGAAGTCATTGTGAATACAGCAGCGTCCGTATTAGACGTAACATGTTTCCTAAGCTTTGTACTAGGAGAATACGCAAAAAGATTATTTGGTGGCATAAAGCTTGTATCCGCCAAAACCATAATCATGTTTGGATCTGTTGAAATAGAGTCCAATAAATTAAACATTTTAGTATTTAACTTGCCCGTAACTGCAGAATTAACAAATGCCAAAACAGGATTAATACTCTCATAAACAACAATTAAATTATCTTCATCTAAAGGCAAATTTAGGTCACCTACCTGACTTACGTGATAAAATAAAGCTTCCTCCATTGTTTGAATATCAGGAGGAAGCCTAACGCCAGTTAATTTTTTTAATGATTGAAGATAATTATGATCGGAATACAATAAAAAATTAGAGATCCCTTTCGTCATCCTTATCTTTTTTTACTTTAGGTTTTCGACCTCGTTTTTTCGGAGTAACTTCCGCATTTAATGTAATCTCTTCCGCAGGTTCTTCATCAAAAGAAGGTCCTATTGCATCTGAAATATCATCAAATGTTTCTTCAGTTTCTTGAGAACCCTCAGGAGTATTTACTTCAGATTCATCGCCCTCCAACACCTGATCTTCCTCGATATCCACATCTTGTATGTCTTGTATATGATCGTGCCCGCGTATATTTAACTCATCTAAAACATCAGATATTAAAGGTTTAAGTACTGATATTACATCCTGCCGAGGAGCGCTATCTATATTCAAAGCTTTAGACGTAAATGTATCTTTTTGAACTGAAGCTACTTTTAGTCCATACAAGCGTTCTTTAATAAACATTTCCGGCAATCCGTAATCAAACTTTAACGGCTGATCCCATTCTTCCTGCGTATCAAAACTATGATCTATATTTAATACATACAGACAATCGCGATGCGGAATCGAGAGAGAATTTTTTACCACCTTTAACTTCACAATTTGACCTATAGGAGTTTTGCTTGTCGAAGTTTCCCTCGTTAAAATTTTTCCCTTAGTTAGAGTAAATTGTAAAGTTACACTTTGATTTAAAGCATTACCTCCAATTTTTGTTCGGTTGTCTTCTTTCAAGGCAGCCTGAGATAAAAATCTTGCAGCAAAAGTATTCATCTCAATTTTAGTATTTTGATGGGACACCAAAATTAAACAAATACCGTACTCCTCAAGGCTATAAGCCATAGCCCTTGACCAGCGTTGCAATGTTCTGGCAAATTCCAGGTTTGAGGTATCTTCCAAAGAATTAATTGCAGGATTACTGGATTTGTCCCCTAAACCAAGCAACGCCGCTTCGTTTTTCGGCATCAATTTAGACAAGGTATCCAAAACCACAAAAATTGGAGAATCGTTTCTGCTAATTCCTCGTTTATCTAGATTTTCTCGTACTACACGCCCAAAATTCAGAATGGATTCCAATGCATGATTTAACGTCGCAACTTCACTCCAGCGCACGCGATTAGCAATCATATCTTTTGCTTCCTGCTTATTAAGACTTAAACAAGAAGCAATACGATCTTCGCTAAATAATTTATTTTTACCCTCTGAATTTAAATATAAAGCAACTGCATACGGATGATTTCTCAATCCCATACCAACTAAAGACAAAGCCATAGTGGTTTTACCAATACCATCTTCTCCAATAATTTCCAATGCAGTACCCGTATTGATACCTGTACTTGCAAACGTATATTGTAACAAAGGCGATTCAAACGGCAAAGCAGGCACAGCTTCTTCTTCTAAAAACTGGCTCAAACTTAAACCGGCTAAACTGGCTTTCTTGGTTGTGCCCATGGCCCTTAAAGAAATACCAGAGTCGTCTAAAACATCTCTTACAACAGCGGAGGGTTTAACCTCCGCTGTTGATTGATCCTTTTTAATTCTAGGCATTTAAAATTAATGTATTTTAGCGTTAAGTTGAAAATACTCCATCATTGTCTGAGGAGTCATTTTTTGAGGATTCGTTATCATTGCCATATGCAATGTACGAAACTTTTCATAATCTTCTGCAGATAGTGAAGCTTTAGCGCGACTTAATGTCGCATTATCCTCCGGAATATCTGTATTTGATGTTGGAGTATAAGGCTCCCCCTGAACTGAGCGTTTGACAGTTTCCGCAGGTTTAACCTCTTCAACAACCGGCGCACTATTTTGTGCATCCTCATGATAATCTTCTACAATTAAATCTGGTTCCACAGCCGTTTTAGCAGATATAGAAGCTGTATGTAAAGCTTCAACATTCACTGGAGGAAGATTTGCTGCAGCTTTATCCGTTGCTGGCATCGGAATCACAGGTTTTTGTATTGTTGGAATTGGGCGATTTCCTATAGCAGCTTTGGCAACGCCAGGTTGCGGCGTATAAATGCCTTCAGCAGCATTTCGCTTAAACGATTCACGCCTTGCCAGCATTTCCAAACCTTCTTCGCGCAATTCCAGATGCAGTTCTGCATCTTTAAAGACTCCATTATCCTTAGCCTTTTTCAACAAGTCGATCGGGAACATCGGATCCTTACACAGCAAATCGAGCTGCTGCTGATAGGTCCAGATCTCCAAAACATTTTCAGGATCACATAATATATACCTTTTCTTCAGAATATCATCCGAAACTGGATATTGTGAATAGCCCAAACGTGTTTCATTATTTGGATCTTTCGAAGGGGTAAGAGTGAGTATTCTATTGTTTGTTAACGTATTATGACAATACCTTACTTCAAGCAAACATCCTGTTTCCTGATCAGTTACATCTCCAAACAGTAATTCAGGATAATTTGCCGACACTGCAGACAAACCGGAATTGGCAGCAATCTGCTGTTTAACAATTTGTACAAGCGTCTGGAACATTTGTTCACTATATACGCCTATCTTCTGCTCCATTTGCTCCGTTTGAGGATTGCGATACAGGACATTAGACAAAACAAATGTACGAGGTTTGCTCGGTAGCTTAACTGATTCAAAATTTGCAGCAGTATTATTAGGCGAATATGGCCTATACTTAATTAGTTCTTCCTCTTCAGGCGTAATTGTAGGCTGTACAGTAAGAGGATTTGTTGTTGCATATTTTCCTGTGTTAAAGAAGATAAAACTCCTTAAATCGCAAAATGCATCTGCGCCTCTTCTTGGATACGTATGTGAAGTCATATCCAAAGTATCAGGCGATAACAAATGCATCTTAAAACTGCCAAAAAACATATAACCTTTTACAAACTGCGCCCAAGATGTATATTGTCCGGATGCTGTTTTAAAAGGTTCTGTAGAACTTAGTAGAGCTTCTGTGTTATTCTGAAATGAAAAATCCATGCCCGGAAGTATTCGGACAACCATATTCGGTTCGTTTTCACGAGGAGGAGCTAGCCTAACCCACGGAATATTATTCCGAAAAAACGAAGATAAAACTGAATTTTGTTTTGTATTATTCATAGATGATTGTGATAGATTCAAATAAGCCATATTTCTGTGTATATTCTTGTGTTTTTGTACCTGCCAACGCTACGCAAGCTTGAACGTCTGGCAAGCGTTTTTTAATCCTTCAGTTAGTTCTTTATGTTCTTCTTCAGAAGGTTCTGTACCCCACCGTTTTGTAACTTCGACATCAATGCTGTAACGCAAGCGTCCACCTTTTAGATCCCAATAATTATTCTCAGACATAAAAAACTTCAACATACTTACAGCCAAATCGACTTCGTTGTAAGGAGATAAAATATAAATAGCGTCATATAAAGGAATTACTACTCTGCTCTTCATATTCATCTTTCTAAAACTGGAATTTAGTGGAGGTATGGCCCTTGCTAAAGAGTCAGCAACCAAAGATTGCAATCCGATATTGCAAGCTTCTCTACGAAGTTTACTTATGATACTTTCTCTAAGCTCATCCGACATTTGAGCATCCAAAGGTGGTATTTTAAAATGTCTTTTAAATCCCGAAGGCGATTGGTAATACCCTTGTCCATCAGGCAGAGACTTACACCATTCCAAAAATTCTGCAACTTGTGGTTTGGTGTTCATATAAGCATCAATAAGTTTTTGTCCCGTACCAGGTTCAGGTTTTTCACCTGAAGCTATTTCAATGTTGCGTTCCAGCAAAGAAGGACTTGCGCCATAAGGAATCGAATTATGGCTATTCATTGAAGTGTCTATATATTCATGGGATTCGCATTCAATTGCCACAATATCTTCTTTCACATGTTCCAAAGAAACAACTTCACTAAAATAAATATTTTGCAAAGGCCTATTAGGTTCAATAACAGCCGAAGCCACTAAAACATCCTCGCCTTGTTCCAACGAAAGCTTGGTTTGAAAGCCTATAAAATTCAACAATAAAGCAATATCGGAAATAAATTCTAAATTATTTTTCCAAGACTTTAACGGAAAATGATAACATACCGCATCAGTGACTCGGGGGTTTAATTCTAAAAAGCGTTGCAATATACTCCAAATCTCAGCACGGCTTAAAGCGAATATCCACTCAGGCAACCGATAGGTATTATCCCCTTCACGAAGTTTCAATTCTGTATAAAAATTCGTATAAGAATCTTTTGGAACATTAAAATTGCCTATAAATTCAGTAAAACTCGGATTTAAGGTAACTACTTTATGCCTTTTTGGATCGATATCTTTAACTCTTACCCAAACCATTTCTGTACCATTAAAGCATCTAAGCTTATGATGCTTATGATAAGTAGCCACTAAGCCGGAACTTAATCTGATCTTAATGCAGTCTCGTTCACTCAAAGCAGTTACCGATAAAGTTTTTGTAAAACCGGATATTGATTTTAAAATATCTCCTTGTTTTATTAACTTTGCTTTTTTATAACCCTCTAAAGTATAAACATAATTTTCTTTGCCAGAACAAAAATTAGCTACTTTTCCCGCAGCATCTCTCGTCTTCTTCTTGTTTAACTTTTCTCGGGGCGTGTTAAGCATAAATTTATTTTCCACTGCAACCCAGTGAACATCTTGTTTCGGATGCTTTAGAGACCCGTCATTATTTCTCACCAAATCCGGATCATTAGGATCTACAAGTAATGCAGGATCTTTTGCATCTTCAGTAAATTCAACAATGTCATCACAATATGCTATACGCACTTGTTTTTCCGAACCATCAGGCATCTTTTTAAATGCAAATTGCGGATCCGGATCATTCAAAGTAGAAATTAACTTTTTATCATTTGCCAAATATGCAATCGACCATACTTCGGCTGTGGCATAGTCTGCATCGACAAAACAATACCCTTCAGGTGCTTTAAAGCACCAGCGCAACGGCGCAGGCACCATGTCTTTTATCGTTATATTTTCAACAATGCCGTAAGTTTCACGTAAAGAATTTACAATTTCATTAAAATTCTCTTCGTTAAATTCTGACAAATCAGATTTGTCCGTAATATTAAAATATTTTAATACTTTCGTAAATCCCTTATCTATGTAGTCTGTCACATATCTGGGTATATTTAAAATATTAGGTTTAAACGATCGTGGCCGCGAACTTTCGGTCATAACGAAGTTGGAATGTAGCCTTCCATCAGAAGTTAAAAACTTTTGCAACCCGCCTTCTTCACCTTTTAGAAAATTCTTGGTTATCTGATTAATTGCATTCATCTGCAATAAATGCAGACATAAATCATCTCCTTTATCCGCAAATATTTTAAGCGTGTCTTTATCTACAGCAGGCTTATAATTTTTCTGCTTAGCAGGAGACATCTTTAATACTCTTTCCCAAGGTATTGCATTACCCTCTTCCGGCTTAGTTGTTTTAATAGGCGTGTATTTCTTTACGTCAAACAACCATTTCTTTTTATGCTCTGCAGAATTGGGATTAAAGGCATCCACATAATAATAATGTTCGGCAAACGGCAATAAAGGCAAAGCTTTACGCCCATAAAGTTTTTTTAACAGGTTGAAAATATCTTCAAAAGATCTTCCATCATCAAAAAACTTTTGAATTTCAGCTATATTCGCTACAGGCGTTTCCTGCGGAATTTTTGACACTTCCGTATAAAACAAATCATATGCCTCTTTTTTAAGCATTTGCATAAACAACTTTTGCATAACTACGCCTGCGGCCAGATAAGCTATCCGCGCTTTATTGGCATCCTCGGTACAAAAAGGCACGCCTGCAATAGACATGGAGGTAAATCCATCCATAACAAACGGCAACTTAATATTCATAAAATAATCATAAGTGCCGTCTTTAATCAACATATCCTTAATAATAGGATATAGCCTTAAAGTTACATCAGCATCCGAACAACCATATGGGTAAAGAATTTCCAAAGGAACTTGTCCATATCCTTCATCTTCATCAAAGGATACGCCTTTATTATTTTTCTTCCATAGAATCAGATCAATATCATATCTGCCTTTGTCTGTGTATTTGGCGGCTAATTTTTCCAACTTTTGATCAGCATATTCATCAGCTGTCTGAATACCGAACATGGTGTCAAAAATAAACTTGCCGTCATACACATTTAGTCCCAAATGCGTTGACATCCATTGAGCATCAGCCGCTCCATTATGCCCTACAAAATGCACTTCGGGGTCATTAAAAAAATCTTGCAATAATTTACATACCGCTTCTTTTGGAGCATCAAAAACCCACTCAGCTTGTTCATTATTAAAGTTTATGTAAGCTGCCTGACCTGGAGCCCAAGCAAATTGTATTGATCTAAGATATCCGTCTACAAAACATTGTTTACCCCACTCGCAGTCAACTCCAAATAATTTATAACCTTCAGACTTAAGAGTATTTAACAAATTGGATAGCTGTGAATAAGTTGAAATACATTGATAGTCGCACTTTATCTGTTCGATTGGCTTGCCTTGTAGAAAATGATCATAAAAGTCAGCCAACATGCCTATCTCTTTATCTAATTTATCGTACAATTCAGGCTTATAATAGGCATTATAAATACTGCTAATTACAAAAACATGAGCGTTGTGTTCTTGACTAAAAAACCACGCCTCTTCCAATTTTGATACGCTTATTTTATAATTTAAAATAAAGTCACACGCTTCCGTACCGACGCAAACTATAATTTTTGGGTGACAATACTGAAATTCTTCCAGAAGCAAAGGCAAACAATAATCTATATCCTTTTTACAACCTTTTAAATTCTTTTGTTTTATTCCATATTTTATTAATGACGTAAAATAACAGTCATCAATATCAATTCCATTTTGCAAACATATTGCGCGAAACATTTCACCGGCACCCGATTTTAAATGCATAGGCGTAGAATATCTCGCATCAACATCCTCTTTTAATGGCGCTGCAGTTAAAAACATTATATCTGCATTTAATCTGCCTACACCATTTAAAAATACTACGTTATCGTTTTCAGGCGTTAAATCATCCTTGCAACGTTTATACGACAAATCTCCGCAAAAATCTGCCAATTTAGGGCATGGCAAATCCATATTTACAGTATAGTGTGTAAGAAAGCCAAGGTCTTTAGACCTTGGATGAATTGCACATAAATTCTGAAGTTCTTTTTTGATGTTCAACATATTTTTTAATTGTTTCTTCTCTCAGACATCCAACAGTATCTACATAGTAAGATCTGGTCCAAAGAGTGGGAAGTTTTTGTTTTAATATGGGATAAGTCTCACGTATAATTCGTGACGTATAACCTTTAATTTGTCCTATAATGAACTGAGGAGCACAATTAGGACCTGTAGAAATAAATAAATGTATATGTTCTTCACAAACTTCTAATGCTTTTATTTCCCAACCCATAGCGTCACATTTTTCGGTTATAAGGTTTTTTAAGGTTTCTTGCATTTCAACGTTAAGGATTTTGCGTCGAAATTTAGTAGTCCAAATAAAATGGTAACTGCAGTTATAAACGCATGTGTCAGAGGTTTTCCATCTAGGTTTAGATATTTTATTGACTTTCATATAATTTTAATTTTATATAAAATTATATAAATGATTAAAACTTTTAAAGTCAAACACAATACGGATTTTTCTAAAGAAATAGAAAAAGCAAAAGCTATTGCTGAGTTTGCTTTAAAAAATCATTGTACAAGTTCCACTCAAGTTAAACATTTTGGTTTAAAATCTATCATTGCAAACCAGATTATCAGAAAAATAACGCAGAATAAAAAGATTAAAAGAATCCGTAGGGTAAATCTTATTATCCCAAATCAAGGACTATCCTATCAAAAAGATTTTATTTGGATACCTTCCTTAAAATTAAGGTTACCTTTTCCGATCAAAGGATTCACTAAAATAAATCAAATTGAAATAAATTCAAAATATTGTTTTGTAGCCTGTAGCTTCAGTGAAGTATCAATGCTGAAACCCAGTGGATATTTAGGCGTAGATTTAAATACCACAGGACACATGGCTGTTTTAGCGGATCCTCAAACAGGTAAGGTCTGGAAGCTAAATAAAAAATCTAATCATATTCGCAAGAAATATCGAGCTATACGACGCCAATTTCAAAAGAAAAAACTTTTTAAGCAAGTTAAAAAACTTAAAGATAGAGAACATCGAATTTGCAAAGATTTAGACCACAAAGTAACAACATTTATTGTACGTAAAGCAAAAGAATTAAACAAAGGCATACGACTTGAAAACTTAAAAAATATAAGAAATACTGCAAAAACAAATCATACCTTTAAACCTTCACTGCACAGTTGGTCTTTTTACCAATTTAGACAAATGATTGATTATAAAGCCAAGCTGCTTGGGGTTAAAGTTGAATATATTGATCCCAGATACACTTCACAAGCCGACAGTAAAACGGGACTTTTAGGTCAACGTAAAGGTAAGATTTTTAAGACTGCAAATAATGCAGTTGAACATGCTGATGTTAACGCTGCCTTTAATATAGCGTTAAATCACTTAAACATAGTTCAATTGCGCACAGAAAGAGATGTGCGCAAGAGGTGTGGGAGATCTACCAAAACTGACTCACCTCAAAAAGCAATTTCTATTAAAGGCTAGAAAACTTTAGAACCCAACTGCTTCAGCGGTTGGAGTATGTCAGGGGTGGTAAATTAATTTCGCTTTCCTTCATGTTTTTTTAAAAACGACGGACAAGAATCACCTGTCCGTCGTTTGTTAAGTTTAGATTAGCCGCATGCAGACCATCCACATGCATAGCATTTTTTACATCCCTCTTCACGTAACACTTTACCTCCGCAAACAGGGCATGTTTCTCCAAGATCAACTTTACCAGCACACTGAGACAATACTTTGTTAATTGCTTTCACGATCGAAGTAAAATCCCCTTCGGTTTTAGATAGCTGATGTATTATCTCTTTCACTGATACACCGGACTGCAAATTCAAAGCCACCAAGCGAGCAAGGGCTGTTAATGTGGCTTTATCTGAAGACTCATTGGCTTTTACAATTTTATATATAAATTTCTCATCTTTAGATACAAACTCGAACGTAGCCTTGCCCAACTTCTTTAAGGTTCCTTCCTTTACAGTCTTAGGTATAATGCGACGGCGCTCAACCCATTCTCCATCCTCGTCAAAAATGTTATCTTCATTTATGTCAATAAACATCTCAAACGGACTATTTTCCAAGAAACTTACAATAAAGTAATAAGATATTCCTTTTACCGTTCTAAAAAATACTCTACACGGCAATATATCAGGACGTTTCTCAGCAGTAATAGTGGGATGAATAATTGATGTAGATGTGGGATTTACGTCATCTTTAGAATCCGCAGTTTGCAATACTGCACTCATCGAACCCTCACGATAAGTCGTAACCCCTTTTATTACGCCGCTATTATACGCATCTAAATAAACATTCTTAAACTGTTCATAAGGGTAATCCTTACCAACATTTATCGTTTTGCTTACAGCGGAATCCAAGTGTGCAGATACTAATTTCAGAATTTCCAAATGAGATTCAACAGGTAGTTGCATAGCTGTTGTAAAAACTTCCTGTGGATATTCTAAATTATGATCCAAGATCCATTGATAAGCATAATCTCGAATTTTTACTTTTTCACACAAACCTCGATCTTTATGTATCTGATATTCTTGGCCAGTTTCAGTTACATAAGACAAGTAAGTAAAATCTGCGTATTTAACTTCTTTGAAATAATTGTTCGGAGTAAAATCCCCCTCCCAGAACCTAGGACATTTATCTTTTATGCTTTCAGGAACAATCGGCACTCCAACAATTCTGTAGTATTCTAACTGAAACACAGGTTCCACACCGCCTGAAATATTATTGGCTAGACATCCTGTATTGCCTGTGGGTTGGACTGAGAACAAAGCTGAATTGCGAATGCCGTTAGTTTCTAACAATTCTTTTTGCAAAGCATCCAATATATACTTCGGCAAATGTCTAAACGTGTATTTTATATTATCAGCATGTTTTGCAGGATTGCATCCTTTAAAAGCGCCCTTACATTTAGCTAAAGCGATACTTGCCCTTATCCCTAAGAAATTATAAACATCAAAAACTTTAGTTAAAAAGTCTTTAGCTTCCTTAGAATCGTATTTTAGACCCAACATCATTAAAGCAGAGCCTATACCTGTAATACCAAGCCCGATTCTTCGATAATTTTCAGCCATATATTTATATTCTTCCAAAGGCAGATTGGCAATGTCTATGACATTATCCAAGAATCTTACACAATAAGGAATAATATCGTAAAACTTCTGAAAATTAAAAACAGCAGCGTGTTTGGTTTCATCATATTCTATAAATGCTGTAAGATTGATGGATCCTAAATTGCAACATCCTCCACTGTATAAAACCTGCTCTCCGCATTGCTGATTATTAAGCATATAAAATTTTGGATGCCCCTGCTCATTCACAGTTTCAAACATCCCAACGCAATAATTATGCACATCATCAACTGTACCGGTATAGACATCTTGTTTGCCTATATGTTCAATAGACGAAACAAACCTTACAGGCCAATCCTCAGCAGATATTATATTTGAATCAGTATTAGTGGTTTTGGCAGCGATTTTTTCTTTATTCAAATGGGTATTTAAACATTCCAGAGAACAAAACGCAATTTCGCGATGAGTAAATGGAACAAAATGTTCTTTTCCACATTCCTCACAAACCCTCTTAACCAAAACTATGTCATTATCTATTTTTACCTCATAACCCTGAGACTTTGCTTCTTCACACAGTTGTTGTACGGAATCACGCTGAAGATTAGGGGTAATTTCCGTATTTAAAACTTCCTGTACTAAATAACGTTTATACTCTTCTACACTTAACGTATTTGTGTGCAAAGCTACACCTATTGATAGATCTTTTACCTCTTTATATGTACCATCGGATAGTCTAAACTTATGATTAGACGTACAATCAATATGATTTCCGTCATCTAAAGTCACTCGATAAATGTCTTTATTATATCCCGTAATACGAGGATTGCGCATTAACTTTGTAACAATACTGCCAGAATTATCACAAGCTAAAACCGGAACATCTCTTCCAGCTTCGGCCAGCTCTTTGATAGTAACATTTGTACGCCCGTCAGCAACAGCAACTTTGGTATCTCCTGTAAGACAAGGATTTGTCCCAACTAATTGCAACTCAGGTATATAATTTGCACAATGGGTCTCATTTGCCCTATCTAGGAATAAAACTCCAGGCTCCGAACGATTGCTGGTAGATTGCATTAAGGCTTCCCACAAATCCGTAGCCCTAACTGTGCGATAAACTTTAACGGGGTAACCTTTTTTCTCCCATTTATCCAAGTCTCCATCCCATTCGGATTTATATTTTTCAAAAGCCGTATCGGGAAATCTCAATTGCCAAAAATCTACAGCATCAATTTCTTCCTGCGAAGCATTGTTTTTAACAAGCTCGTTAACTCTATTTAAAATATCCATAAAAGCATTGGTAACATTTACGGACATATTCATTTTAGTTAGATGAAACGGCTTTTGCTTGGCAGTAATAAATTCGTATATATCAGGATGCCAGCAGCTTAAGCAGAGCATCATTGCGCCCTTACGAATTTTCTTCTTTTCGTTCTTAGGCGTTTTTTCTTTACTCTCTATATAATACTCTCCCGGACCTTCCGTAATAATCTCGGAACTTTTATCAAACAGCTCCAAATACTTTACAGCACCGGGAGTTCTGGCACCTATGCCTTCTATATAAGAACCTCTGGGACGAATAAAACTGCAATTTAAACCCCAGCCTCCTTCAGATTTTAAAGTCAAAACCTGGTTCTTTAATACCTCCATAATTCCTTCAATGGAATCCATGTCGTATTTGGGAGCAGGGGACAAGTAACAATTATGAGTAACAATATTATTTACTATGTAACTCTCATCATCTTGTACAGATAAATTATAAACTTCTCCCTCGTAAGCTATAATCTTAGTAGATATAGGCATACAATTACAAGAAGTTTTACTACTGCAAGCTTTCTCACAAAAAGAACTATTTAACCTATTATCCGCATAGATTTTTTTCAAATAAGGCAATAAAATTTGTGAAAACTTTTTATTAATGTATAACCCAACATACTGATCTGTTTGGTATTTCGACATTTTTCCATAAAGCTTTTTAGGGCTAAGTCTAGAAAATATGCCTACCATTGAACATAAACTCTGAAGTTCTTGAACTAATGTTTTATTTTTTAAAGTTACACAAATAGTACCTTTTTGGGTTACACATCCATCTGCACCTACAAATCCGCATAAAAAAGCAAATTGTACAGATTTCGGGGACTTCCATATGCAAGTTGGGATTCTTTTATTATAAGATTTATCTCCGATTATCTTATGCAAAAATGTAGCTACTATAAAATTAAATTTTCTTAAATATTGAAAATTTCTTGTTGGTTGCCCATTTATATGAACTTTAAACTTAAAAGTCTCCTCCAAAATTTTTTTACAATATGTAAGAGATGTAACTTCTTTTTTCGAAAAACAAATATTAAAGGCATGCTTTGAAAAATAATTATTCTTATTTTGTGGTGCTGTAAATGAACTTCCATCTCCAGCAAATCTGCCCAAAATGTAAGCAAATTCTTCAGTAACCTTAATATGTCTATCTATTGTCTCGCTTTCCTTAACCCCTTGAGCACCATTACCTCCTACAAAACTTGATTTAGTCCAAATTTTTGTAGTGTCATAAAGAATAATACCCTTAGGCAAATTCTTAAAATAGTCATATAAATCAATGGTAATATACTCTTTTAGGTTACTATTCTTTGGAAATACAACTTCTTTCACTTGACTTGCAGGAACCCAAGCTCCAGAGGAATCTAAAAAAGGATGCTCAACAGTAGCATGTAATTCATCACTTAGCATACTGTCATTAAAAACAACTAGGTCCCCTTTATAATTTCGTTTAAGTGTGTTTACTACTGGTTTCCAATTTCCTTTATGAGTTAAAACCAAGTCGCCCTTTACGACATTTTCAATAGGAACATATCCGTGATCCGTAAGAACACGAGCGCCTTTACAAAAACAGTTGACGAGAGAGACATTCTTACAACTTCCCCCTGCATTGGCCAGTATGCGGCCTCCAGGTATAAACTTAAAATCTTTTAAAATCTCATAAAAAGCCTCCGCATAAAATCTTTTGGATTCATCATCCTTTTCTACATTGGCTACAGCACTTGCCACACGTTTCCACGTATCTGTAATACTATTTTCATTTTGCGTTTTATAGGTTACTTCCCAAATCTGTCGGGAAAACTCATTCGTAAACGGATCCGGATTATCCGTGGTTTTTGTTTTTACTTGTTCGTCCATAGTGTTAGTTTAGATTCTCTATATTTAATTAACTTTCAAGTTAAATCGTATTGTTTTTTTAAGTCTAAAATCAGGTTATTGTCGGTTATTTCTCCTAAATCTTTAAACTTCAAAGGATAGTCTAATTCATCTATATCAATTCCTCCCATCATAGAAATGCTACGCCTCAACTTAGCTGCCGTACTGCTTCCGACTTTATCATGGTCTACGGCAAGAATTATTTTATCAAACATACCATTGCTAATTAATTTTAGCTGTCCTACGGACAAAGCGCCTCCCAAATAAGCGCAAAACGGCGGCCCCATTCTGGCAGCATCTAAAACGCCTTCACAAAGCCCTATAACTTTCTTCCCTGACGGACGGGATAAATTAAATTCTCTCGCGGCATCATAACCCATTAAAACATTCCCGGCCTTGGAACCTGGAGATAAATAATATTTTCTTTTTACAATGGAATCAGACACGCCCTGCATAGGTATGTATTTGCCTGTGGCGTCTTTTTCGGCTACTTTATAATACCCGCTTACTCTTTTAAAAGGGTCATCGACAAAATGCATATAATGCAATTTATCATTGCCTAATTTTTTATCTAAAATTCTTGCTTGCCATAGTTTAGGCTGACCTAATTGAAAAGCAGTAAAAATAATACACCCTTGAGGGGTAAAGAATTTAAAAGGGTCAATTATATATCCTTCAGTATCCTTACCGAATTTTAGATGTTTAAGTTGCGGGTTTTCCTCAGTGCAAAACGAAGCGTTAAACTGGTGGACAAGAGCATCCATATCTGTATAACCCCTGTCATTTAAATAAGCGACTGCAGGATGGGATGCAGGCAATTTATTTAACGGAATGCATGTGCCGGGAGAAATCCATTTATTTTCTAAAGTATCATCAGAGCTAAATACTAAAGAAGATGTCAATAAATCTTTATTTTTATAATTCTTTAAAAATTTATCCGGATCCCAAGTTATATACCATTTATAAGACTTATCTTTATGTCTTAATCCTATGGGACGCATTTCCATCAAATCCTTTATATTATAAAACCGATTGGTTTTAACGCAGCGTGCAGCGCAATTATGACCCTCTGCTGCAAATTTCGATAAATTTACATAAAGATGTTTGGACATTAATTCTTTAGGACCATCCTCCTGCAATAACTCTGGATCAGGCAATGATAGTTCCAAATGGTTATGGTCTATAACATGCAACTTGCCTGTAAAATGTACTGTAAGCAATCGCGTAACTAATCTTTGTATTTGTTGACTTAACTTAAAATTCAATGCTGTGCATGTTTTTTCCAAAGCGGACAGATCTATTTTTAATAATCTGTCATCGAGGATGTAGGTTTTAGCTGTGCTCATTGTGATGGATAGATTGAAGCATAGGATTGATTTATTTATCAAGAAATTTCTATTGACACTTAACTATGATTTATTTTTTAATCTAAAAAATTTTACTTAATGGATATGCAATAATCGCTTTTTAACTTTAGGATTATTGTATGGTTTTTTGTTGTCATTTTATATTTCGGTTATTTTTTCTCTAATTCTTTCAAGATTATTCTCTTTAAATTTTAATACCTTAAAAAGAAATTAAATAGTATTACCGCAGGAACGCAGTTCCGAAGGTAATACTATTTTGCTATTCAGAAATAGTAATAGGTAGAAAAAATTATGTTAATAATTTTTCTTTTTATATCCTAGATGCATTTATGCAGATAGAATATAAAAAGCTTTTTATCGAGAATGTTAATTCGAAGATAAAAATATATTCATTTAAGGGTAAGGGTGCAGGGGAAGGGAAATTAGTGCTTATTTTCACAGTATAATAGACTTAGCGTTTTTATAATAGCTATCATGGCGACTTTTGATATAACGCAATCTCCCTTAATACAGCTTTCAGGAATTTAGTTCTGAGCCAGTGTGAAAATTAAAAAACGAGAGTAAATGCCCTTAAAATCCATTTTAAGCTTTCAGTCTATACGCCTATATCCTTTTTACATTAAAAAAGCTTCTAAGCCCATTTTTTCCTTCATCTGACCGTTGCTTCAGATTTCCGTTTTGATCATTTGGCTATTTTTAGTCTATTTACAGTGGGCAAATTCCTTGCAATTTTTAACAATGACCCAGTTTTTCGTATGGAATTTTGGAGAATTTAAACAGTTTTTCGTGCCATTTTTCGTAAAAACTGCGGAATTACAGAGGTTCCGCTAGCGCCCCGTAGGGGCGCAAGATCTTAGTAACGGAAAAAGTGACATCGGGCGTTGCCCGATGTCATGAACATGAGAGGTTCGTAAAGGCCAACTTTTTATCTTTTATGTTTGACTTTTAGTTTGTAACATTAAATTATCTTTAACATTTAACATGCAGAGTGTAGGCGAGGAGCTACGCTCTCGCCATGTTAACCAAAAAGTTGGCCGATTAGCTATTCAGAAATAGTAATAGTTTCTTCCAATAATGCACACTAATCTTAAAATTCAACATAAACAACCATGAATCAGAAAAATTTTAACTTTAACCCATTAATTTTTATATACTTATTAAAAATTTTACAGGTTTTAAGAAAATTTTTCTTGATTGACTAATAAAAATTTGAAAAGATAACGAAAAATTTAAAACAACGATTATGGCAACAACTATTGGTAACACAGAAGAATACTGCGACATGTCTCAGAGCATCTTGAACGAGAAGGTGCACAGAGCTCGCGGAGGTGGAACTGGACGTTTGGATCAGGATAAGCTTAAAGCAAATCAAAAAACTTTAGTACAATGTTGCATGAATTTAGTGGCTTCAGATAGAACCACGAAAACCGGCAAGAGAAAATATACGGTTTCAGAAAAAGTTTTAGAATTGGCTAAAGCCAAGTTGGACAAATATCGTTTTCGACGCCCCAAGGGTTACAAAGTCACTAAGCCTTTAAATATCTCCGAAGAAGACAGAGAGCGTAGAAGACAAGCTATTGCAAAAGGCAGAGCAGTCTATCAACAGATGCTTGCAGAAAGAAGAAAGGCCAAGGAAGAGGCTTTAAAAAAGGAAAAGCTGGAAAAAGAAGCAGCCTTAAAAAAGGAACAACAGGCAAAGGAACGTGCTCAGAAAAGAGCACAGCTTGAGAAGGAATGGGCTGAAAAAAACCCTAAAGCCACCAACGGTTACGGTTGGACTTTATCTGATCGCCGTTGCAATGTTCCAGAAAGGGGGCTTAAGTCTGTTAAGTTTTTTGCAGGTTATAATCCTCAATTAAAGCGCATACAATATGCCAATTATAATCATTGCTCCTTGGCAGATACACATGCGCTTCATCTCTTAGATATGTCTTTGGATTATTGCCCGTCAAATCCGAATATGGCGGTAATGCTGAATTTCAAGTTCATATCCAATAAGCTTCACGGAACCAAGTTTTATCATTCGCTTTATCTTGATTTAGAACGTAAGCGAGAAGGCGATATACAGCATCATCTTCCCAATATTCTTTATATTAAGAATCTTATCAATTCTATGGGTGGCAGATTCTGCAAAAAAAGCTATTGGAAGATGTTGAATGAACTTAGAGTTGCTTGCAGCACACATACAGGAAATGATTCCAATAAAACCATAATAGACTATATGGAGGTGGACAGAAAAGCCCTCAGATGGTTCCCTCCAGCCAAGCCCCAGGGCACAGAATCTTTAGAGGATACAATTCAAGCGGATAAATGCCGCAAATGGGAAAGATTTCAAAAGGATCTTAAGTCCATAAGCAAGCGTTATCTTGGAAAATATATTCGTCCTGAAAAACAATTCTCTTCAGTGATGAGCTATAGATTTTTAAGCGAATCTTTGCATGCGGTTTATTTGGCTCCGTTTAGGTTTTTTAAATCGCTGGAACGTCGCAGCAACCATATTAAAGACATTCAGGAAGCGATTGATTATAGTATAACCATTTTCGAACAAAGGCAGAAGGCAATTGCAGAAAAGGCCACAAGGTTAAATCAAGAACCTGAAAAGGTATTTCCTATTCAGCCAGGAAATGCTTGGACTGGAATAAATAAAAGCGAATATGAAATAGATTTAAATGAGGCCATTGAAGAACTTAAAGAACTTCGGAAAAATGTTCGCAGCATAGGTAAAGTACAGCGTTTCCGTCCTACGCTTGAAGTTATTATGGCAGAGGACGCTTTGTTCCCTGGATCTATTCCTGAACCTAAGTCTTTGTTGGATGAATTTATAAATGATTATCAAAAGATTTTACATGCGGATCAGTTAAATAAAAATCCGAATGTAAAGGCGGATGTTATGCCTAACTGGTGGCATAGGAGCATGTGCTCTTATCTTTGCAGACATGAAAAATATAACAGCATTCCTATGGAAGAGAAACTTAGGATTTGCGACTTATTCGGCCATGAAAGCAGGGCGTTGTTCCCCAAGCGCTTAATTCACAGCATGCAGTCACTGCGTCTTCTGCGAAATTTAGATCAGCTGCCTTCAAAGGTTGTAGATTACATTAACAATATGCCTGTAGAGAATGATCTGCCGGATTATCAAGGTCATCCGCTTTATCAAGGACCTATCAATACTCGTTTCTTAGGTTTCCGTTGCAAAGATAAGGCTGCGATTTATGACCATTTGTCAAATATTCTGCAAATATTGTTTACTGAAATGGCTGAAGGTCATTGTGACAAAACGCCCTATATTCAACAAATCTTTGAAGCTGTAGCTTTGGCTGTGCATAAAACCTTCGGCACTGGAAAAGGCAGCTTATATGCCGATTGCTTTAAGGATTTCAAGAATGCAATTGACCACGTATCTTTTATAGGATACTTTACTTCTTGGATGAAAAATGTTGTATCAAAGGGTACATCCAATATTAAGTGGTATCCCGCTTATCTTCAGGTATGCGCAAATACCATTAGGGAAAACCATAATAACTTGATGGATGAAATAAGGAAAGCCTTTGTATTCTGATATTTTTAAATTAAAACCGCTCACCAGTTTGCATGGTGAGCGGTTAATAATCCTTAAAATATTGTATACTTAAATAGGTTTAATATTTAATGTATCCATACTGCCAAGTTCAACCTTGGTCGCCACATTTGTCATAGGACTTGCTTGTTCTTTTTCCGCAAATCTTTGATAAGCAAAATCACGAAGCACGGGATAATGATACGGCGGAGACAATCGGTTTTTCCAAAAGTTAAACGTTTGTTGCGTTTTATACGAAGCTTGGATTTGATTTGATACACGAGTTTTAGGATTTTCTAAACGCGATATACCCAACGCCCAAGAAGCATCTTGGTCTAGTGTTTTACAATCGGCCAGTTCGTTAATGGTAATCATTGCGACATTTTCCGCTTGTTTAGGATTAACCTGTGCCATAACCACTCCTGCAAGATGTTTTTGTTTCATAACCTTGCAAATGTACTTCATGGTATAGTCATAATACTCGTGCTTTTTGGCACGATCTTCCGGAGGTTTTTCAATGCCGCCGCCTATCCAGTCAATAATAACAACATCCAAACTGCCATTAACTTCTATAAATTTTTCAATGGCATGTTCTAAACTGCTTGTTATCTTATTACCCTTTAATCCCCAATTTTCAAAATAAAGATAAGGTTGCACTAACTGTGTAAACTCCTTTATTTCGGTTATTTGTTGGTCATTTAATTTGCTATTTTTAACAGCATGTTTAATGCCGTCATTTATTAAACTAAAAGGTATATTTGTGCTAAGACTAACACATCTCGGCACGAGATTAACAGCATGTTGCTCCGTTGAAATAAATAATACCTTAAAAGCATTTAAGGCCAACCCAACGGCAAGCTGACATGCAAAAACTGTTTTTCCTCCTGAAGGCAGTGACGCAACAATGCCAGTTTCGCCTTTCTTTAATCCTCCGGCTAATACCCTTGTAAAAATAGGCAATGTAGCCACGGGCATACGATAACCGCCATTATCTACGTCTTCAAAGTCTACGGCGTCATTAAACGACATAAACGTAGAATCATCTACATCTAATCCATCTGTAGCTGATTTAAGTTTATTAATTAATTCATCAGCCGTTATTTTTGTATTAAACGACTTTTCAGTTATCTGAGATACTCGTCTTAATTCCAGCCAAAATGCAAAACCGGATTTGGCAAAATTAAAAATAACATCGTTATTTCCTGCGGAATTGTTAATTAACTGGACAATCTCATTTAAACTCTCTTCGGCAAATTTCGTATCTTCAATACTTATTTGTCCCAGATACATCTGGTCTTTTAAAAGACTATTAACAAAGCTTACATCAACTTGGGTAATTGAAGAACTATTTGGGTCGTTTTTGTCGGATAAAGTGTTATAAAACGTGCAAATTCCGTCATAAATATTGTTATATACGCTTTTACTAAAATCTTCGTATGATCTGTGGGAGCTTATTCTAGCGTTAATTCTGTCCTTACAATAAACTCTCCAAAAATCATAACTTAAAATCATTGCAGCCATTAAATACTGCTCAAACATTCTGGTATTGCTACGCACCAAACTTTTAATTGCCGGATTTTCTGTCACGGCAATTGCAGCATTTGTTTCAGTTGGCTGTGGTTTTGGGGAGTTTAAATCCATGAGGTGTTTAATAATCCTTTTGTAGCTTCGATAGCTTCTTTTAGACCTTTGATATTTGCAAGCTCTTTTCTCGCTTCCGCTATATAATGCGTGTATACTTTAGGGTCTGTAGGAGCCAAGGATAGTCTTAGCCATGCAGGAATTTGAAATCCTGCCATGCGTAAGACCGTTAAATGTGATGATCCTGGATGCGTTTGGAGAAAATTTTTAATAGCCGAAAAAGCTTTTTGAAATTCTTGATCAACATATTCTTTTGCGGTTAGTTGTATTTGTTTTCCGATGGTTTCTTGATAAATTTTAATTTTTCCAATGATTTTTGAATTTAAAAGTGTTTTTGGAAAAATCGTTTGTCTTGCATTAGCAAGTTCATCAAAAACAAAATCTATATAAAACTTTTCCGTTACATCCAATTTTTTGCAATTATCGGCAAGTTTTTGCCAAACTTCTATTTGATCAAACTTAGGCAATAATTTGTAAAATTTATTGCGATCACGTTGACGTTTAATAAAATATTGTCTGATATCTTCTAAACTTGCCGACATTTCAAAATAATGTTTTAAATTTTAAGATTTATCCTTCCCAAGTGTAAACGTCTCCATCGATTGTCGATTTATTCCAATTTGGCAAATGTAGAACCTTGGAACACCCTACCCAACTCTCGTCATCCTCAACTCTCTCCACAATGAAGCGGTTTTTGTATCGCTTTGGCAAGATTGCGAGGAGCTTCCTTTTTTCCCATCTATTTCCCACATGCGCTTCGCACAGCTCGCCGACTTTCAGCTTTCCCGATCGCATAGCAAACTGTTCTTTGCTTATCCAGTGTACAACTTTCTTAAGATATGCGTCGCGTTCTTCATTGTTATTAAATCTCATCGTAGAAACATGTTTATCAAAATCAGCTTGTTTGCCGATTAAAAAAATATACTGCGATTCGAACCAAGGATTAGAGTAGGATAGTCTAACATGTGTTGAAGCCTTAAATTCTCCCTCTTGCTCCAAAATCTGCATTGCAAGGACTTTCTCGAATTTCACAAATCGGATTTTTAGTTTTTTAGACATAATTTTCTCTTTTTGGTTTTTATTAATTTCCACCAGAAAACTTACCAGCTTGTCTGGTAAGATGAATGGTGGGGTTTTGTTTAAGTTATTATATATATTCTTATTTTTTTGTTGCTATTTGATTCTAAGTAGTTTTTAGTTTAACTTAAATAATGAATAAAACAATATACAAATCCTATAAATATAGGCTTTACCCCTCACCCGAAGATAAAGAACTATTATCTTTGCATTTTGGGCATTGCCGATTTGTATATAATTACTTTCTTAAAGAGAAACAGGAATTTTACCTTAAAAATAAAAAGACTTTAAATTACAATAATTGCTCACAAGCTCTAACTACACTTAAAAAGCAAAAGGAATATGCGTGGTTAAAAGATGTTAATTCCCAAAGTCTTCAACAATCATTAAAAAATTTAGAAACGGCTTTTGGAAAATTCTTTAGTAAAAAGTCTAAATTTCCCAAGTTTAAACGTAAAGACGGAAACAATTCTTTTAATGTTCCACAGAATGTAGCTATTAAAAGTGATAAAATATATATTCCCAAATTTAGGAACGGTATAAAGTTTGTTAATCATAGACCTTTAAAAGGTAAAATTTGTAGTGCGACAATTTCTAAAAAACCGTCAGGCAAATATTATGTTTCTATTTTAACAGAACAAAACGTATGTATTCCTGATGCTGCAGATTTAACAAAAGCAGTGGGTATAGATTTGGGAATTAAAGATTTTGCTATAACATCTGATGGCAAACGATATCCCAACTTAAAATTTCAAAAGAAATATCAATCAAAACTATCCAAACTTCAAAAACACTTTGCTAGAAAACAAAAAGGTTCTAATAGAAAAGAAAAACTTAGAATTAAAATAGCAAAACTTCATGAAAAGATAACCAATTCTCGTGAAGATATGCAACATAAATTAAGTTCTTCATTATTAAACAAATATGATGTAATTTGTTTAGAGACATTAGCTGTTAAAAATATGATGCAAAATCATAAATTGGCTTATGCTATTGTAGATGTCTCTTGGAATAGTATGATACAAAAATTAGAATATAAGGCAGCATGGAAAGGTAAGAAGATAATTAAAATAGACCATTTTTACCCTTCGTCAAAAACTTGTCATAACTGCGGATATATCAACCAAAATCTGTCTTTAAAAGATAGAACCTGGGAATGTTCCAAATGTGGAACAGTTTTAGACAGAGATGTTAATGCTGCTAAAAATATTTTAACAAGAGGATTAACAATTCTATCATCTGCAACGGATGATTACAGACATGGAGCTGAAATAAGACTTGATAAGCCTACTAAGGATTTAACAAGCATAAGCAATGAAGTGTCTAAAATTGATTTAAACATATAAATCAAGCTCACCAGTTCATCTGGTGAGTAGTTGACTCGTATACACTCTCCAATATTTGCTTCTTTGGAAAATGACGGATCAATTAGTGTGGCTTGAATATTTAAGAGAAGCGATGAAGTTTTTTGCATGATTTTAAAAATTTTAGTGTTATATCTAAAAAAATAAGAATAAATAATAAAGTAAAAACAAGGCGATTCAAGGAGTCCTTAATGAAAAGGACTTTTAAACCTTGAATCTTAACTTGTTTTTGGACAAAAAATAGCGCATAGACATTCTATGCGCTATGGGAATCAGAACTCTCAACTCTAAAAAGGGCTCGGACGCCTATTCTCAACCGCAAAACGAAGCCAAGGCGCTATCGATAAGCCATGACTCGCCGGTATCGGGCATCAGCTTCATATTTCAAGGGAACATTCATACGTCCCTCCTACGATAGCTACTCGCGTTTTCACTGATAGTTATTATCATTCCCCTATAGGCAGGGGTAGGGTGGCTATCCCTAAAACGCCCATTGTCCGAGAAATTGCAAAAGAACAAAATCTACTCCCAGAGATGGGATTGAACCATCGACCAAACGATTAACAGTCGTCCGCTCTACCGCTGAGCTACCTGGGATTATTAAGTGTCGATCAATACAGCATCCCCGATTGGGGTTGTCAACACATTAATACCTTTTTTGTCCAAAAATTCGGAATTGATTCCGAAGTAAATGATTGTTCGACCATTTTTGACTTTAAAGATATCAATGTCTATGATTTGGTCATCTGTATCAAGTCCAAGTGTATCTTGATAATACGCCTTCAACAAAGGGGTATTTTTAATTTCTTCTACAGTTACGGTCTTGGATTTAATTTGAGATGGATTAAATCGGATTTGCGTATGTAAGTTATCGACTACACCTTGCTTTTGTATATTAGCATTAGATGTTTGTTGTTTAATTTTTTTTAAAATATCAATCTTTTTCACTTTTAAGCTATTTTTAAAATTTAAATATTTCTTTAGAAATAGCTTAGACTTGTCAATTTTTAAAATTAAGATTTTTTAAATAACTTTAAAACTTCTACAGTAATACTTTTACATAAATAGTTATTACAAATTCTTAGCAAGAAATTATAATGTTTATCGTTTGTTTCAATTAAGTAAAAATCTTTGCCAAAAATTAGATCTTCAAATTCTAAAATCTGTCTTGGCATAAATCTTTTCACTTCATAATCACCTTTATAGAATAAACAATTTCTTACAACATATTCAATACTTTCTGCAAATACTTGCTCCATTTTCTCAGGATCAAGATCTACATAATCTTTCAAACTATTTAAATATTCATAGCTACTATAGTTAAATGTATACCTATGAAAATATTCTTCTAAAGAATAATCTGTTGTAAATAGTTTACACTTATTTACGTCAATATCTGTATTTTCACGTGTTATATATCTCCATATAGAGGAGTCTTGAAATTTAAATTTAGTTTTTGCATTTAAATCTTCAAGCTCTTGATCTGTAAATGGTTTATATATACGCGCACAAATTTCCTTAAACAACTTTCTTACAAGCTCGCGTGCATTAGCCCTGAAAGGTTCTATCCTTTTATACAGGTTGCCTAAAAATTGTATTATCATGTAAGCATTGCTGTTAATTTTCCAAAGGGTATAGAATTTAGGCCATGCATTACTGGTGCTCGCTATTAACATAGATTGTATGATATCAAGACCAGGCTGCGCATATTCATCAGGATTACCTAATTCCGGAATAATGTATTTCTTGTTACGTAATAATTTCCTTTCAAATGTTTTTTGTGCAAGATCTAAGGTTGAATATTTTCCCGCAGCGATTTGAAACATGGGTAAGCTTTTACCCCAAGTGTCTTTTAAATTTGCAGATTCAGCATTTAACATTGTCAATCCTGCCAAATTCATAAGATTGACTTCTTCTGCAGCTTTATTGATTGCTGAGGAATAGTTTCCAAAACATACGCTTCCTGACCCTTCCGGATAACTGTGAGGTACAGCTTTTTCTCCGTAAATTGTTAAATTCGTTGTTGGTGTATTCCTTGACAATACATTCTTTGCTTCTTTAATGTGCACAGGTTCAAATAACTGATCCACTAAGTTAACAATTTCCGTATTATCTAAAGAAGTAATTTGACTACAAAGACTTCCAAATTCCTCCAGATTAATATTTTTAGAGTAAACTTTAAGTTGATTGTGTACATTCAATATAGGACGAATACAACCATTAAAATTTATATCTAAAGGCCAAGATACAGCAATTGTACCTATATCATATTCAATGTCCGAACGTGGATCTACAATGTTTTTCGGTTTAAAAACCACTTCTAAACGCTTATTAACCAGATCAAAATTAATGCTTATAATACGTTTATTTTGCTGCAACAAATTGATTTGTTTCATCCAAGAAGCTTTCAGCGTTTCGTCGCAGGATTTAAACAAATCAATTCCATTATTTTGATTAATTTTATTAAGAATATCTGTTTGATATTTAGCTACTTTAAGCAATAAGTTATTTTTGTTCTCAATTAAATCATCTAAATCTTGGCAATTTTTTTGAATATTTTTGCGATATAATTCAAAATATTGTTCTAAATTTTTAGATTCGATAAAATTCAAGATCTCATCATTTGATGTTACAGAGTTTCCATTAATGCTGACAATCGTATTAATCTTTACAATATTTGGAGGACTGGGTTTTTTATTGCGGAGTTTTTTTGCAAAAAACTCATTCCATGGTCTTTGAACCAACGGATGGGTCAACGCTTGTTCGATTACGCAATCTTCAAAAGAGGATGTAAGCACACTCTCCTCTCGATTCACAGCCAAATAGAATAATTGATCTATGATATTTGATCCATCACACAAATATTTAATAACCAAATTTCTAACATTTGTAAAAAATGTTGATCCAATACCAT